CTAGCAAGGTTGAATTGTGACAAACTAGGCATAGTCATGGAGGATCAAGACCTCTTGGAAATTGCTAAAAGAAGTAAAGGGACTCCACGAATTTTAAATGCTAGACTACAATGGTATAAAAACTATAAATTCTGTCATAATGATTCGTCTACAATTGATGATATTTTTAATGTACAGGGAATAGATGAAAATGGATTGGATGTGTATGATAGAACGTATCTATCAACACTTCAAAAAAGTAAAGGTACTCCTCTTGGTTTAAAGTCCATATCATCTATGACAGGTATTGCTATTGATACTATTGAAAATAGTATTGAGCCATATCTTGTTAGAAAAGGATATATTATCAGAACTCAAAAGGGGCGAATTATAGGCGACATATGATGAAGATTTTGGGAATTGATTTTGGTATTAAATCTAGATTTTTAAGATTTGCTACCAGATCGCCCAAATGGTCATCTGTTAGAAAACAACATTTAAAGGATAATCCTTGTTGTGCTGCTTGTGGCAGATGTGATAAATTAGAAGTTCATCATATAGAACCTGTTCACGTTAATCCCAACAGAGAATTGGATCCGTCTAATTTAATAACATTGTGTGACAGTCCATGTCATATGGTATTTGGTCACTTAATGAACTATAAAAGTTGGAATTCAAACGTAGCATCCGATTGTCAAGAATATCTGCTTAAAATTAAAGATAGACCATAATAACTAAGGGGGCCTTTTGGCCCCTTTTTTTATTGACTCTTGGTGTAAAAAGACTATAAGAGGAATCATAATGGTATCTGAAATATACTATCTTATTATATTAAATATATTGGTCTTTTTTTGTGGATATTTTTACGGAAGAACTCAGTGTGTGGCAACTAACACTATTGGACTTGTAAATAGTAAAAATAAAAATAAATCAACTTTTCAGAACAACGATGCTCAACAGTCTGTATCAATAGACGAGAGGAAAGTTGTTACCAAAATTAGTACAGATAATTTAGAAAAAAAATACGATAATATTGGGGAAACAAAAAAAACAGATGATAATATATCTTCTGCGATTAATAAATTAAAAAACATGAAAGGATAAATTATGGCAAAAGGCTTAGATGTTGGTACAAGTTATATTATATTATCTCAAGAAACTAAAGATGGTATTGAATATAAAGATTTTAGGGATGCATTTTATATCATAAAGCCAACAACCCCAGTTGCCACAAAAATGATAGAAAAAGGATTAGCTGGAAAAGTATTCATTAAAGATGAAGATGGCTCATTCATCATATTAGGAAAAGATGCTTTAGAAAAAGCAGTAGAAAGAAATGATACAGCAAAAAGGCCCATGTTTAGGGGCGTCGTATCGGCTAAAGAAAAAGATGCAAAGCGAATCCTTGCTTTTATTTTAAAAGAAGTTGCTGGCCAATCATCTGAACCCAATGAAAAGATAGTATTCTGTGTTCCTGCACAACCAGTAGATCAAGAAGATGATGATTTTGATGTAGGATATCATGAAGATATTATTACCAATATTTTAGCTGAATGTGGTTATGAGGCCAGAGCAATTAATGAAGCAGAAGCATTGTGCTATGCCGAATTAGAGAATGATGAATATACTGGTATTGGTATTAGTTGTGGGGCTGGAATGACGAACGTTTGTATCATGTTAAATGGTGAGCCTACAGTGGTATTTAGTACAACCAAGTCTGGCGATTGGATAGATAGAATGAGTGCTGTTGCAACTGGTGAACCAGATAGTGTTGTTCAAGCAGAAAAAGAGGGCGGCTCTTTTAAAATTGGTGAACCCAATGATAATGCTATCTTGTCTGCTGTTTCTTCTTACTATGAAAGACTAATAGATTATACCACTAAACAACTTAGCGTCTCATTGCAAAATCATAAAGCTCTGCCTAAATTTAAAAATCCATTAACAATAGTCATTGCTGGAGGAACATCTCTTGCAAATGGATATATAGAAGAATTTTCTAAAAAGATTGCCGAAAATAATTTTCCGATTAAAATAAAAGAAGTAAGACACGCAAAAGATCCATTACACGCAGTAAGTAAGGGATGCCTAATAGCATCTCAAATATTATAATGAGTACTTATATTAATAAAGACTGTTCATGTATTTGTCCTGACGAAATCAAATACAGTTGTGATGCAAATGGACTTTGTTACCAAGACGATGGTGGCCAATATTCATCGGTTGCTGAATGTATAGCGTCAGTTAAAAATGGATCTTGTGGTAAATTTATTAGACTATCAAGTAATTATCTCCCTTGGGACGCAGACCCCATTTTTTTGATTGGCGCATTATCTGTAACAAATACTATTAATAGTACTATAGTTTATTCTTTAGAAAATAGTACAACATTTATTGATAATAATGAATTTATTATTACTGATAATCAATTAAAATTTATTTCTACTCCTAATTATAGTATACAAAAAAGTTATAATATATATATTAGAGCAATTATTGATGATACTATTGTTCTTTTTGATATGTTAACTATACAAGTCACGCCAGATCCTAGTGTTTATGAAACCTTTATAGAAGCAGGAAATAATATTACTATAAATACCAATCATGGTATCTCTGTAACTTTTGATTCTATTAGCACATCAGGCTTTTTATTCATACAGAACGATATTAGTAATAGTCTTCCAATATTTGATATCTCCACAACTGCGCAATATACTGGAAATATAAAAATATGCGCCACCGTTCCTAGCGGTTCTGATCTTTATAATACTAATTTAGTGCATTTTAATAGCGGAATATTTGTTGACGTTCCAACTATTTCTGTCAATGAAGCGACAAGAGAAATATGCGGTATTGTTACTTCGTTAAGCCCATTTGTTCTACAAACACAACCTACTGATTCTGAAAATGCGCCCACTCTATCACTAGGAGATATGGAATCACAAGTAAATAATATATTTACAACAATTACTAGTGGTGGAAATTCTGTACAGACCATTTATAATCCAGATGGCTCATTTAATCGTTTTGAAACACAATATATTGAGTGCGAAGGCAATCAAACATATACTGTGCAAAATATATATAGTCCATTAACTGGACAGTGCGGATGTTGGGAAACAGCATTAAGTTTAGGCGCAGTAATTTCTGCAATAGAACTTTTATCTACTGCTTTTTTTGCCTTTAAAGCAATAATGAGTGGAATTAAAGCAAGTGCTGCTGCTATTGCCGCACTAGCAAAACAATTAGCGGATGTAAATGCGGCTAAAAATTTACTTGAAGCATCTAGTAATCTTAGTTTAACAATTATCAATCAACTATATGATGAATTAGCTAGTATCTTGCCTCAAATTCAAAATATAAGCGATGATATACTTCGACAAGATGAAATTTTACAGGCATTATATAAAAAATTAGATGAAGCAACTCCAAGGGCTCCTGATGGAACAATTATTTTAGATGACTTTCCAGTTAATAGAGACCAAATAGAGAAAGCAATTATTCAAGTACAATCAGAAATCGCTGAAAAACAAACAACCAAAGCCGCTCTACAAACAAAAGGACAAGAAATATTAAGTAATATAGCAAGTGAAGAAAATGAATTACTAGATTTACAGAATCAAATACAAGGTAAATATATTGATATAGAAAATATTAATGCGGGCATGAATAATGAACAAATGAACTATAAATCATTGTTAGCTCAAAGTGCTGCTCTTTTAGCATCAGCATATGCTGCATATGAAGCGTTCAATAATATACCAGTATTGGTTGCTCCCAAAACTTGCCCAGAGGGAGAAACCCTAAATAATAATACTTGTGAATGTGACATAGATTACTCCGATTATACTGTGAGCCCATAATATGGATAATATAAATAGATGTGGAATAGATAAAATATTTGAAGATTTTCCAAATATAGCATATGCTAGTAGGTATTTACCGTTACGTACATTAAATGAATCGTCTAGAATATGGGATCCTAATTCAAATACTACTGTAACAATACCGGTTGTATTCAATATTTTGATTAATCCTAGTCTGGCATATACAGAGATTACTGATGCTCAAGTACAAGAACAAATGTTTGAACTAAACAGTAATTTTAATGCTACTACTACTAGCGTTACACAATTACCATCAGCATTTTGTAGATACATGTCTAGGGGTGCTGGAATCAATTTTACTTTAGCTGGAATTAACCGCAGAATCAGTGCTGAGTGGGAATCATACTTTGGAGTTGATGCTATAAAATATGCTTCACCGCAAGGAGGAATAGATCCAACTTTACAACTAGATAATGGTATAAAACCATTAAATATTTGGGTTGGTAATATATTAGATGCTGGTTTATTAGGAATAGCATATTTCCCTTGGTTTCAATATTATAATGACGATCAAACTCCACCAGGATGGAAAAGTTTATCAGATTTTAATGCTATGGAATTAAGTTATTGGGCTAGAAATGATGGAGTTATAGTTGATTCAACTACTATTGGTAGTTTAAGAAGACCAAATATCAATCCTAGGAACACTAGATATAGTAGAGGAAGAACATTAACTCATGAAATAGGTCACTGGTTAGGATTAAGTCATAGTTGGTGTTGTGGAGCAGGGCCAAATTTTTATGAGCAATGTGCAGCAAATAATTATGCAACGTGTTGTGGTGCGCCCGGAAGATGCTGCTCTAGTCCAGCGGATTTGCCAGATCAAACCGGCCCTACTCGTGGAGATGTGACGTATCCATATACAACAAATTCTTGTGATAAAGTTAATGGTACATTATTTATGAATTTTATGGATTATACAGACGATATCGATCTGTATATGTTTTCTAATAGTCAAGTTCAAATTATGAGAGATAGTATAAGTTTATATAGAACGGATTGGATTGAAAATGTTATAAATAATATCGCTCAGTCCACAATAGTACCATGCACTAATATTGCAACTCCACTTCCTCCTCTACCAACTCATACAAGAACCCAGACTCCAACAAGAACACCAACTCGCACAATAACTGCAACTCCAACAATAACAAAAAGTTTAACTCCAACAAAAAGTAAAACTCCAACATCTACCCCAACACCGGCCAAAATAACTGTATCCGCCCCTATATCTATTAGATATGGATATGATTATTGGGGAGACTATGGTGGATTTCCATGGAATACAAATTTAACTCCACCAGCGCCTAATGCAAACGCTTATATAGGTACGTATTGGTTGTTCACAACTGTTATTTCTACAAGTTATCCAATATTTCAAACATCAGATATACTTGATGCACAAATAATAACATATAATTCATTGGGACAACAAAATTCAACAATATATACATGCTCTCCAGAATTCTCGTCTCCTAATGCAAAAAATATGCAAGCAATAACATGGAGAACAGACGATAATGATAGGCTTATTGAAGATAAACGAATTTTGCCATTTAGTTATCAAGTATCTGGTCCAGTATGGCAATTTATTTATAAAACAAGATTTAGAATTAATGACGGGCGAACATATGACAGCGTCTATAAGAAAGTAGAATATAATCCATACACTGGACAGATATTATCTATTACAAGATTAACAACTTTAGACATTACTCCAACTCCAACTCAAACACCCACAATAACTAAAACTCCAACAGTTACTCCAACTCGTACTCCTACTCAGACTGTAACAAAATCAAGTAATTTAACTCCGACTCCAACGGTTACCAAAACTAACACCACCACCCCAACTGTCACACCAACTAAAACTAAGAATATTACTTCAACACCAACACAAACTAAAACTCCTACTCCAACAAAAACTCGTGATAATGGCGTAGTAGGATCATATAACTCCGCCAATTTCGGTTGCTTTGATGAAATCTGCCGTCGTATAACTTGGTATTATAAAGATCAATATGGCAATTGGCAAACAACCAATATAACAACTGTTGGAACAAATGGTGGGCCAAGTTATTATGGAACTTATGATCAATGCGGATTATTAGAAGAATGGACCCATAATGGTGAAAATCTTAATCCGTTCAACCCAATAGTAAAATTATATGGAGGTAGTTATCTTTCATCACGCGAACAATTGACTCCTATTATAGCAACAATACCTAGTCCTGGATATACTGAAGGTTCTTATCGAGTGGGTGCGCTACACAGAGGATTTAGAATATGCTCCTTGAATAATCCATTAAATTTAAATAATTTTGTATGGGTTGCAAATCCAAATAATCCACCAGCAATTCCCTTTACTAATAGATCTATAGGATCAGTATCATATGAGTATTATATCAGTAAATTTTTAGTGACACAATGCGAATATGTAGAATTTTTAAATAGTATTGCTAAAACCGATATTAGTCAGGATAATTTAATTGATGATGTTATATGGTCAGGTCATCAAAGTGGATTTGATACTATAGTTAGAACAGGCAATAGAGGAAGTTATACTTATAGTGTTGTCGATCCTGTATTTAATAATAAGCCAATGAATAATATAGATATGGTAAATGCTGCAAGATATTGCAATTGGTTACATAATGGAAAGCCAGTGGGATCTATATCGAACCAAACCACAGAAGATGGAGTCTATCAAATTACATATCCCGATGTGCTGTGGAATGTGGCGTGGATATCTAAACGATTTAATATTTCTACATATTATATTCCATCTGAGAATGAATGGATCAAAGCTGGTTTTTATAATCCAATAAATACAACATACTGGACATATGCTACTCAAAGTAATGCTATTATTAATCCCATAGCCCAAACATTTAGTGGAGATGGTGGTATAAATCCACCGCCAATACTTAGTTGCATATCAATTATAACTCCGACCCCAACTAAAACGCAAACAATAACACCAACAAGAACTGTCACCCCATCTCAAACAAATAAACTGTCTGCTCATTATGCTAATTGGGCAACATGCGCTAATTGGAATAATTCAACAGAAGGAAATTTAACAAGCGTTGGTAGTAATGGTGGCAGAAGCGCATATGGCACTTATGATCAGGCTGGCCAAGTATGGGAGTGGTCAAATACAATGGGATTTAGTTTTGGATGGCCCAGAGTTTTTGGTGGCGCCTATAATACCCCAATAGATGATAGAATATATTTATCGATAAAAAATCTAATTGTAATTAACGATCTGGGTACTATGCCTAATAGAAAAAATAATAATATAGGTTTTAGAATAGTATCTAAAGAAAATATAACACTCGGACCAGAATTTGTATCAGTTGGAGATCCAAATAATATTGGATTTAAAACTAATCCCAATTTATCTTCAACAGAAACAGTCGGATCTGTATCATATGTTTATAAAATAGGAAAATATCCTATTACAAATTGTCAATATGCTGATTTTTTGAATAGTGTTGCCAGATATTCTGACTCAGACGCTTTTGAAGTATATGATTCAAAAATGGATACTGATATTGCTGGCGGGATTGGTAGATTATATAACCCATCTTCAAATATTCCATATACTTATTATGTTAAGTCTAATATGGGTAGTAAGCCTGTTGTATTTTTAAGTTGGTTCTCTGCTGCTAGATACTGTAATTGGCTGCATAATAATCAACCAAATGGAACAATGAATAATCTTACCACAGAAGATGGAGCATATTCTTTATATGGTACAACTAGTGGTCCATTTATTAATAAAAATGATAACGCTAAATACTATTTACCTAATATTCATGAATGGTATAAAGCCGGTTATTATAAAGGAGGATCAACCAATGCCGGGTATTGGGATTATCCAACACAAGTTTCATTACCAGCAGGATCGTCTATATATGATATTAATGGTATTCCACGATGTAATGTCGCAACAATAATTGGAGATGGACAGTTTATTACTTCTTATGTATGCAATCCTCCACTACCACCAATAACTCCGACAGTTACTCCAACAAGATTACCGCCGTGGCAACAAAGTCCGACCCCAACTAAAACCAAAACACAAACTCCTACTCCAACTAAAACAAAAACACCAACTAAGACAGCAACTCCAACACGAACTAGATCAACTCCAACCCCAACTAAAACCAAAACAGTTACTCCAACAAAAACAGTTACTCCTACTAGAACAGTAGCATTTAGTCCTACTCCAACTAAGAGTATTGCATTAACAAGAACTCCTACTCCAACAAAAACTGTCACCGTAACTCCAACGGTTACTGCAACAAGAATATTTCCTTGGGAACAAACTCCAACACCAACAATATCTGTAACTAAAACAGTTACTCCAACAGTCTCATTAACTAAAACACTAACAAGAACTCCAACATTAACCTCATCAATAACACCAACAATATCTGTAACTAAAACAGTTACTCCCACAGTTTCATTAACTCCATCACCAACCCCATCAGGATTAAATGCTTTAGAATGTCAATCTTGTTGTCCTCATACGTCATTAACTTTTTGGGATGATCCTAATTTAGTATGTTCTGATAGCAGAATTACGCACCCAATATCTTTGTTATCCCCATACTATGGAATCATACAAGAAAATAATCCACCATCAAATGCTTATGTCGTATTAAGTGGAACCCCACCACAAACTAATTTATCGTCAAGAATAGAGATCAAGATACCTTATGATCCAATATTTAGTGGAGTATATGTATTCGACTGGAAGAACTCAACAGACACTTGGCAACTAAATACAACGATGACACAAACATCATTAGCATCATATAACGATGTTTCATCTAGTAGACATAATCAAAAAATTATTAGCTTAGCCGAAACACATAATGAGCCTACATACAATGGATATGTAGAAGTAGCCAGATTGGGCAATTCTGGATCAAATCTTAGTGGAGTATTTGCATTTCCTACTAGATTCGTATTCTCTGCTATACAGCCACCTACTGACGCTAGTAATCAGAATCCATTACCCACAGGGTCAGGACATAGAAGCGTATTAGGATTTAATTTACCAATCAGATGGAGACATGAATATAATGATTGGGTAGTTACCGATGCTGGTGGACATAGAGTTAGTGGATCAAAATACTCTAAAGGATGGGAAACATTGGGTCCATTTAGTTGGAATCCATCAAGTAATCTTTCTGTCAGTGGATATGCCACATCCATGTCTGGGTCAAATTCTATTAGACTAAGTGGCATAACAAATAATCCTCCTATATATAATTTATATGATACGACCACGAAAATTACCGGAGTATCAACAAAGTTAGACTACATGGGATTCTGCTACAGAACTTCTGCTAGTGGTTTACCATTTGACAATAGTACTTATGGAATAAATATAGGAAATTTTACTGGCATAAGACAACAATACAACAAGTATTCGATTTCTGGTGGATATACTCTGGATGAAACTCAACTATTGAGAAATAAGACAGATATGGAAGCATGGATAACATTTAGTTTTTCATGTAGAACATCAGGTACAACATGTAATGAATTTGATTTCTTAAGTCCAGTCACAACAGGATTTACTACTATTAGTGGTTCTTGTGCTGGGTCTTATATTAATGCTGATTTTGCATGTGGAGATAGCGTTGCTAGACCAGATAATACATATTTTACAACTGAAAACATTACAGGTATCCAAGTACTATATTCTGGATTATCAAATAATGTATATCCATTTATTAAATTAGATAATGTATCTTCTGGGAATGTATACACAGCATCAAGAAATCAAGTGATATATATCAATTATACAGGTGTTTCCAATCCTGATAATTTTAGATCGTGGGTAAATTCTAAATTTAACTTTGTTGAATTAGATAATAATATTATTACTAGAAAATGGCCAGGAGTTGATCTATATTGGTCAAAGAATCCTAACAATCAAAATATAGCATGGGCTAGACTTATACCATGTGATTCAGCAGCGTTTGAAAGTTCTTTAGCTGGTATTTATATATTTGCTGTAAACAATATCAGAATATGGGAGGCTAATGGACAATCTGGAACCGAATTCTTAGGCCAATATGCTCATGACTCAAATAATAATAGATATATTAACGTTAATGATGATTCTATTCAAATAAGATTTATAGAAGATAAATGGCATTTAGGAAAAATAGTATCTAATGCTTTACAAACATATTATATATTAGAGCTTACTACAGGTGGGGTTCCTCAATTATTGGATCCAGAATTTGTAGATTACAGTGATTACAGTTCATCTCCTCTAAGTACATGGAATGAAACCGCCCTACCAACAACTTGCACCACTTTACCGATAGGTTCTTGGACTAGCGTTGGCTATCTTGGTACTGGAAATGCAATATCAATTAAGGATCCTATGCCATTGGCCTATAATGAAAATAATCCATGTAATTAATGGTGTAATTATAATTAGGAGCATAATGGACATAAGACTGTAATATTCTATCAATTAGGAGAAAAAGATTTGTTAAATAATATAGCACTGTTCAATAGTCTGGCCGGCTCGCCTACCCCTTCAAAAGTTAAGGTTTCATTATTTGATGAAGATATTGCTTTAATCACTGGGCCGACTCCTTTTGTTGATATAAGTAAAAGCTATAATGCTGAAGATAATATTCCAATGTCTATTAGCACTACTATTAATTTAACTGGTAAAATTGTAACAACAGGATTATCTAGTATTACGGACAAAATTAAGAGTTTAGAAGCATTAGTTAGAAAATGCTCATTAGGAAATTTTTATATAGAATGTGATAATGTTAAACTATACCAATCTTCCGGAGTATCTGTAAGACAATTTCAAGTAGATAAGAGCGATAATAACTGGGTTAGGTTTGCTGATTATACTATTACCCTAGACTCTAGAGAAGTATTCCAAAGCGGCTCAGATCCTGTTGAAAATAAATCAGAATCATGGACAATAGAACAAATAGAAGATGCTCAATACGTTGAAAGAAATGTAAATGTAGCATCAGGTCCTGAATATTTAGCCCCTAATATGCTTCCGACTGAACCAAATATAACCAGATCAGTTCCAGGACAAGCATTTATTAATGGAACATCTACAGATGGAACAGTACCACATCCTCTCCAAATGAAACAAACTCCACAATATAGAATAACCAGAAGATTATCAGCAAAAGGATTGCCTATTCCACCATCTAATACAAATTCAACATGTGTTAATAATATAGAAGGTATTAATGCTATTAAATTATTAAATGCAAAAAATTGGGTAGAAAATCAATCAGCAAAATCTTTTGGAACTAATCCTAATGGAACAATAAATGTATTAGCAACAAATGGCGCGTCAGGAAACACTTTTCTATATAATCATATTCGTTCGGTATCAGCAGATGCTTACAATGGAACTTATGAAATTACAGATAATTGGATAGCAATGCCAACAGGTATTGGACATACTGAAAAATATACTATAGAATGTGGAACAACTGACAATTTTACTAAAACAGTACGAGTTGTTGGTAATATTAATGGATTAGCACTACATAAACCTTCTCACATGGCAACTTCTGGAAATCATTATCTGCAACCTAATTCTAATAATAATGGAAGTGGATTAATATTAAGCTTAACTAGTGGACAAAGTAATCCTAATGATACTCAGCCAGGATCACAGCGAGAATTGGCTAGTGTTGACGGAACAAATTCTACGAATACTAATATTGAAAACGATAAATATACAAATGCTTATAATGCCTGGGAAAAAGAGATCAAACCATATTTGTACAGAAGAGCTTGTTTAGGGATTAATACTGGAACAAGAGCGAACAGGCCGAATTTAGTTCAAGATCCACAAAAAGGAATAAGTCCAACATATTATGATGAAAGAGCATTATCAAATATTCCTGTTAGCACATCAGAAGGACACGATCCATTAAATGGTACAATATCATATACTTATGAATTTAATAATAAATATAAAGTATTTCCTGGAGTAATTAGTGAAAATATTAATATAACACATGATGCTCCAGCAGATAATATATCAGAAACACAAATTATTGGCCGTTATCTTGGCCCATTATTACAAGCAATTGGTCGAACAAATGCTAGAAAAACAATTACAGTAGATGTTGTAATACAACCACCTGTTGATGATGCTGGAATGCTAGAAAATTATAGTACTTGTCCAGTAGGTATTAATACAATACTAAGAAGACAAATAAGCGAATTAATAGAAGGAAACAAGCCTTTTAGTTATCGTAATGCTATTATATTTGGTACGAATGCCGCCAGAACAAATATACCAGGAACAGTATTTGTACAAAGCGACCAAGAAACATGGAATCCTACAGAGGGAAGATTTTCAAGGACAGTAACATGGGTTTATCAACAATGCTTAACAAATATAAATTATATGGATCATTAATATGGCATTAACTTGCACCACAGAGTTCGGATCGTCTACTGTAGCACAACATTTATTTTTAGGATCAAGTATAGTAGACTTTAATTCTAATACTGGATGGGGAGGAACAGCCTCTAGTTTAACAGTTACGGTTGCTGACGATTTTGGATGCTTTGCATGGGGAGAAAGTAATGCAAGACCGGATGTTCAAGTTATACAAATAGTGGACCCAGCATCATTGAATTTCAGATTAACAGCTGGTCAATATGATCCTCTTAATCCTAATAGTCAATGCAGGCAACCAAGTGAAACACATGCAGATTATGATGTAGTAAATCACTATTATAATTGCATAAATAATAATTGTTATATAGATGAATTTGGATTACCATATAATCCTAATAGAAGTCTTGATAGTTGTAGTGGTCCTAGTAAAATTAAAGTTGTTCCTGGAAAAGTCTATCATAGATGCTCAAATGATAGTATTGATCAACATTATTGGAGACGGACTGATCCTGGATTTTTTGGTAATAGAACAAGAATAGCACCAAATGGATTATTAAGCACCGGAGAATGGAGATATAATCTAATAGGTATACCAGTTTATTTTAGATTTGGATATTTTACATTTGGAGGAATTATAGAAAGTTGGGATTGTAATAATAGAGTTGGCACTCCAACATATACCATAAGAATTAGTTCAGCAGATAATTTATTGAAAAATTGTAAGGTTATTTTATCCAAATTTGCAGGATCCGTATTTACCTCTTTTGGATCAGATAGTTTTGGTAGTCCAACAAATTATTCTGGTAAGGCTAATCATTTTAATCAAACAAAATATGGAAATATTCCTAATGTTTTTAATATATATGGTTTTTTAGAAAGTTATGGTTTTGGTACATCTAATCATAATGACAATGGCGGTATTCCATTAGCCCATATTATTGATAGTCTATGCGTATTAACATCATCTTCTGGAAGAAATACTGATAAGAGCGAAAAAGAATTTGACAAAATATTTCCAGGATATACTGCTCCTACACAGAAGAATAAATTAGGATATCATAATGCATTTTCTCCTTTTGGTAGAATTATAGCACCATCTTTAATGACTGACGATAAACTTAATCCAATCAATGCTTATTTTGCATATTCTGGCACAGACTATGGTTTTGGCATAATTCCTCCAACTAAAGATCAAAAAGGTATTCCCAGAGTAGAATTTTTGTTAGACTTATCAGAGGTTCCAAGACCTCCGTTAGACGTTAGATATAATGGAGGAGAGGGTCACGCGGACATATTAGATATTATCAGAGAAGCCTGTCAAAGAACTGGTAGAGATTTTTATACTACCGTTATTAGAAAAGATGGAAAAAACTATATTAAAGTTAAGACTGTAGATAGAACGGTCACAGTTCCATCAAATAGCGTAGAATATGCTGTTAGAGCATTAGAGCAAAGTGGATTGCCAGTTTCACAATCTTCTTTTGGTAAAGAAGTTAATCAAGATGCTAAACCAAGAATATTATATATTGGCGCTAATCAGCAACGACTATTTCAAACAAAATCTTTATTGTTAGGATATTCTAATACCCATTTAGTATATCATCCAATGTTGAAAAAATTTGTTGATTATTATAGATTTGGCAAATCTACTCCTGATGACGAAGGGGTTAAAACAAACAAAGGAATAGTATGGAAAATAGACATAAAAGATAAATGGGTTGATTCATATAAATTACCATTGGCTTATTCTATTAGAAATTTAACATTATCTAATGCCGTTAATAGTCCTATTATAACTAGACTATTTGCTAATGAACAAGAACTTGTAGATGCTAATAGCGGTGTTGTATTTAGTGCTGAAGGAGCCGCTATCAATGATCAAAATGGATTTGATCAAGAAAACATGGAGGCTAATGCGGAAGGGGCAGAAGGTGATGCTGGCGTCACAGCCCCTAGTGCAGCAGAAGGCTCGCTAATAGATCCTTTGGAAGCAGATCAAGGGTTTGTCGATAAACCAGTTGGTGGATATGCTGAACCACTTATAGGAAACTATTGGCCAGCGCAAACTGTAAAAATGGATAATGCAAATGCTTCAGACATATTGGTGGATGATCCAAATAGCGAAATATATTGTGGAGAAAATTTAGAAACAGAATCTGATGAATTTAGATATATTCCATTGTGGCATCATGCTATTAGTCCATTTTTTGGATATGCTTATGATCAACAAATAAACTTAGGAGATACTGGACGAGGATCTAATCTTTATAGATTTACTAGACCAGTATACTTAGACACATGGGCTGGTATTTTAGTGATAGGCTTTAGACCAAATGAATTACCACCATTAAGTTTGGGATTATTGCCACCACTTTATAAAACTAGATTCGTAAACCCTAATAGTACAACAGGTTCTAATACTGGTATACAAGGAAATCAAGCGCCGGGTGGAACGGATGAAAATAAAACAGATCCTAACAATACTCCAAAGGCGGCCGATCCTGAAATAGTAGAACTAGATGGAAGTCCTCCGTCAGCATCAGATGGTATAGATCCTACAGAATCAATTAATAATCCATATAGAAATCCAGAAAATACACTATCCGAAATAGGTTTTGTTGTAACAGAAACAGAGTTGAGAGCAGCAGCAAATGGATGGGAAAGTTATCTTGCTTATTGTTTAATGAAACTACCTATGAATAAACCAGATTTATTTATTCAATTAGTTTCAATATATAGATCTCAAGGAAAATTATTCTTAACAGCAGCAGCCGCAAAGGCAAACTTATTTGGTGTTGGAGGTATGGGTAGTCATAATGCTCCTGGTAAAGCAGACAATCAAGCAGGAAAGGACGATCCAGCAAAAATCGCCAATACTCCAGATCCAGCTTATCTTCAATTGAATTATAACTTTAATTGGGTATTAAATCATGAATTCATTAAAGATTTACAAATTATTGTAGAATATTTAAAAGGTATCCATGATGAGTTTTATGGCAAAAAATATATTGTTAGATTACCAGAAATTTTAAAGTATAGAGATCAACAATATGCCGATATACAAATACCAATTATTTCAATCAATGATCCTGATTTTGGAACACAACTTTTAACAGAGAGAATAACTAGTATATTAGGCACGGTTGCATCATCTATATCTGGTTCGGCCAACGATCCTAGCCTTTTATTAAAAGCATTATTAAAAGCATTACGACAGCAAGGCATAAATGTATCTGAACCAGAAATATTATCTTTAATAGCATTAGCAGGAATATCTTTGCCAGATTATGTTGCTGCAACTCCCACTTTTGGCTCAAACTGTACACAAGGAAATGTTGATTCTTCATATGACGAAAAAGATGTAGGACCAGTTCCACCAAAAGAAAAGAAACAGCCAATTAATCCGGAAACAACAATAGCAGTTTATCAAGGTAGTGGTAAAATATTTTTAAACAAAGAATTAGTAGACGGTGCTTGGGAAGAACCAGGAAACTATATAGACGATAGTATTCTTATAGGAACGCCAAACTTTTTTAAACTTTGTAATGAAAATGGAACTATTCCACCTATACTTGGATATAATGCTAACTTAAACAAAGATTATGTTACAGAAGCATGGTGCAATCTTGATGGGCCTCGTAGACAAAAGGCTTTGGCTCAAATTAATCAAGAATTAGCAGATTTAGCTGAAGAAATAGCAGATGCTGATGATGGCTTAGGTATTGGTAAAAATGATATACAAAAAGAAAAAATTGAACAATTAAAAAAACAAGCTGCATATCGTCGTAAACAATTAGATCAACTAAGTAGATATTTACCAAACTGTGGTGATTTAATGGTTCCTTCGTTAGACTTAGGACCAGTTGCAGATCCTTATGTTATGGTGCAAGTCCCGGATGCTGGTAGACAAGATCCTTTTGGAAATAGGGTCATTGGACGCAATACAACAGTTACATTTGGTAAGAAACAACCAAATAGTTCAGAACCCACTTTTTATCAACCACCAACTAATGAAATAATTCCTATACCTACTAATAAAGTATATTTTCCAACAACGGTCGATGGAGATATTATCTTTTTAGATCCTATTAATTTATTATGTCCTAGGGCTATAATGAATGCTCCTGGAGTAGATTTATACTTCACTAGTATGTCTTATCAAGAAGATCCAAACTTAACTGTTATTAATAATGCGGTTACTGAAGATTATGCTATTCTAAAAAAGATGCAACTACAAGCTGTTACAGATCAACAAAAAGAACAATTGGATTCTTTTGTTAGAATTTTAGCTAAAGATATGCTATGGATAACAGATCAAGATCCAGCTGGTCATAAAACAAGAGATAAAGACGAGGAAGTAACCTGCGCAAAGATTTTAGAACATATATATAATATATTATTATCTAGAATAATTGGTCTTAAACCAAATCCAGAGGCTAACCCCAATGATGCTTCAACTTACTTTATTCCAACTGGCAATGTTGATGACTTTTTCTTACAAGATAAAAAGATTAACGTAACACAAAGACACAGAGTTATTGCTCCAAGAAAAGCACACCCATTCTACGCTGCTGTTCCATTAAAAGATAATCAAAATTGTTATGGACCATGGACAAATTATCCTTGGTTATTAAGCTTATCAAATTATAAAGTATATCCTGGTGTTGTAAATAAAAATCTGCTAATTGAACAATTAATTAATGATGTAGATTTAAAAATAAATGATGATTGGGCTCCGTGGAATTACGGCGGAATGTCTATTCTAGATAGAGAAATAATAAATCAAATAGAATCAGGGGCTTCATATCAATTGATTTTAGAGAATGGAACAATTGGTATGCCAGGAATGCCATTAATGTCTTTAAGCGGAGGATTGCAATACAAATTAACAGACTCTGATGTTCATCAAATTAAAACAAATAAATTTATGGGATATCAGTATCATGCTTTAGTACAATGCAATGCTAATCCTTATAATGGTTTAATATTATCTACTATTTCTACCTCTGTTTCTGATAGAAATATTTCAACAATCTATAGATTTGCTACATATAATCCTACTCTTGGTATGTATAGTAAAGAAATGTCTGATAGAAATAAACTTATACTTACTAATAAAATAGAATTAGCAAGCAAACTATCTAAAACACAAAGAGATTTGGATAAAAAAATTGCGCAACAAATAGATAAAATTATAAAGAGTCGTGGTAAAAATACAAGTCAAAAATCAGACTGGAAAAGCGATCTATTCGGCAATAGTCCAATGCAATGCTTAGTAGGTACTGCTCAATATTATATACCTAATGTTGGATTACCTATCTGTGGTGATCCTGGATTAAAATCAACAGAATATAAAAAATTAAGAGAGTCTATTGGAAATAGTTTAAAAGATGAATCTTTATATAATATGAATGTTTCTAGAACAAAATCTTGGATCGGCGGATTCATGGAAAGAGAAGCATTGGCTGAACTATCATATGGTTTTAGCACCAAAGCAGCAATGAGTTTAGACGGTATTTTCTCTCCTGTGTCATTTTTCCCAACAACAGACTTAGGAACCTTTCCAGTATCTTCTAGATATATAACTCCAGAATTACAAGAGGATAACGTAACGTGTCCTAAATGCAATAATACTAAAATAGTAAAATATTCTCGATATTTTAATGGACAGGAAAAAGAAATTGATTATCCATGTCCAGTTTGTAATAAGCCAAGACTAATTTTTCCAACTGGTAGTCCAGAAAATTCTGGATCTCCTCCTGATATTAATTTCTTATCATTGAATCCTATTGTTGTTCCATATGGCGATTTTATTAATCCTCGTTCTCAATTGTATATCAATCCATTAGAAAGAGCAAGACATAATATTAGAATAGTTGGGCGTCAAGATTCTCATCAAATAGGAGATATTGGTTTAGATACTACAAATAATTTACCATTAATACAACATTCTGGTAATAAGAATACAAATACAGAATTAACAGAAGCTGGAGAGGAATATAATAGTTTAGAATTTGTTAATCCAGATTTTTATAAGTATGATTTATCTTTTACTAGTAAAGAAGATAAAAAAATCTTACTAAATAACAGATTTTTTGCATTTCGTGGACCAATGATGTTACATGGTTGGGGATTTGATACTGATGGATATCCAGTGCCAAATCAAGCTGATGAACCAGCAACGTTTGATAATGAAGGCAGACCATTAAGATTCAGATTAACATCGTCTGGAACCAATGACTATGATAATGACGGAGCATATCTTCCAACATCAGACTATGGACTAGGAGATATAATAGGATCAGGATACAAAAAAGAAGATGGAATTTGGAAAAGAAATCCAACGAACTTATTTCATTTAAATTGGGCAGAAAGGTCGGACTTGTGGCCAATAGGTCCGATAGATTTAAGATGGGATAGAGATAGAAAAGTTTGGGTTGGCGGAGAAGGAGGTTGTGGAGAAGTAGATCCTCCATTTATAATAACGGCAAGTAATGATACCAAAACTCTATCAGCTTATTTGTCTACTGCTAGTAAAGATAGTGGTAAAAAATGTCCATATAAATTAGTTTATGTTGTATTAGAAGAAGATATGACTAAAATTGATGGTATTGATGAAACATATCCAACAAGAGGTTTCTTGGATGATTCTGAATATAGTTTAAATGTATTGCCTGAAAATACTAGAAAATTAATATATATTAAAGATAGATGTGGATATACTGCTCCTAGAGGAGCTAAAATATTATGTAGATTTGATAGGGAAACTGGATATTATGAACCTATTACAAAACAACAATATATTGTGTTTGGATCTATGCTCGGAGGAAATAATGCTATTGCAGATTTAACTTATATTCAAGGTGTTAAATCAGCAGATAATATTCCTAAAATAAATATTGTTTTTGATAATACAAGATTTAATTTTACATTAACTGATAAAAAACGTGGTATGTTTATGTACGAAAATGGATCATGGATCTTAATAGGAACTAGTTGATGCTAAAAAAGGATGCTCAAAATAAGTGTATCTTATATGATAAATATTTTTTAGATGACCTATATCCATATAAATATAATAATAAAACAGATACAATAGACTATTATAAAGATGGCGCCTTTTTAGATTCATATAATGTATATATGGACGAATTGATCAAATTTATAGTGTCGTCTATAGAAGCGACAGATAAAAAATGGAATAATGTTGAATTAAAGGACGTATGGGTTCCATGTTTCGTGTCTGTAAAAGATAGTAAGATTGAAACAAAAATGCTATTTAAAGGATCTAGTTCTATACCAGATTCTATAGGATTAGAAAAAGCTTTTTGGTTTGATCCAAAATTTCAAAATTGGGACTCTGGAAGTTCCTATATGTCTGTTAATTGGATTTTAACCCCAGAAATGATGCCATTCATACCTAAATATGGATTAATGTTCTGGTATAAAAAATCTAGTTCTGTCATTCAAAAACAGTCTATGGCAGATATTAATACATATGATATTGTTAAGCCTATTAAAGAATATCATGACGGTATTAATAGTATCAATCCAACAACAAAATTAATTAAAAAAACAGACGATCTACTATTAATAATAGAAGATAAAATCGCATATGATCAAAATAATATAAAACCAGTACATAATAAACATTTTTCCATTAGTAGATATTTAAAATTCAACAATATAAATATAGACGATGTAAAATTTTCTATATACAAATCTTCAAGCAATAACAATATATTTTCAGATGGAACATTATCAATATGGATCCCAGATGGAGACACATATAGTTATATAGAATCAGAAGAATTAGCATCAGAACAATATAAAAATGATATAATTTCAAAATCATATTTATCACCAGTATTACATCCAGTATATAGAGAAATATATCATCTATTAACATTGGGTCTTCCTGATGGGCCAGATATTTTTAAGTATAAAAAACGCATAGATAAAGTAAAAATTGTCACAGAAAATGGCGAAACCGTAGAAAGAATACCAAAACCATTATTGCCTCTAAAAGAATCTAGAATAATTAAAAAGATAGCTCATATACTATCAACAATGCCCTATATGGATCGTACTACTGTGGGTTTATTAGAAAAGATATTATATAATGATCGTAGTACAATATTAGAATTGCAAAATTTATTAACATTTAGCGTATATGATGCTGAAGGAGGTAAACGACTTCCTCGAAAAATTGCGTCACCAGAAGCAGAACAACAAGCAATCTTTATGTTTGTTTTAGAGATTAGTCAGAGATTAACTTCAATGATTAGTATTGACAAACACAATAATGGATCTAGTGGTCAAAATGGATTAGTTACGAGCAAAAAAGATTTATTCTATAGGTTATTATTTAAATATGGTTCTAAACTAGTATTATTCGGGGATTCAGCATATATAACATATAAAAATAAACTAAAGTACGGCCCTCATGTTAAAATAAACCATGATGCAATAAGTAGGTGTACGCTAGAAGCCAATAATAAATTAGTCTATAACAATGTAAAATTTCAAGTAGGTAAATTCCAAGTAGAATCAAAAATTGGCGATAAAAATACAGAATTAGTATTAAGCAATCAAACTATTCCCGGACAACAAGTAACAATTCCTCTTTGGGATATACAAAAAAAGAATTTAACAGATCAGAGAATTTCATTTACCGCCGGAAAAGATGTAGAGATTGACTTTTTAGATCCTAAAATTAAAAACAGAACAGTCAATATTTTAGACGAAAACAATCAAGTTATAGGTATTAAATATAGAGAAATAGAGTATGAGCTATCTGATGCTAATGTAACTCTTGGAGATAATTTTAACGTAGAAGTAATTATAGAAGATCAACCAGAAATTGAATGGACAAGAATATCTGGACCAGACTGCTTAAGATTTAGTAATAGAAAACTATCTCCTACAGATACTACATCAAGATATCCAACATCGTATGATTATAGTCCTACATTGTATATTAAAAGACCAGGTAAGTATGTATTACAAATGATGGCTAAAACATCATTTAGTTTAAAATATGATATAGTTACTATACATGTTACCGAGAATAATGTATATAAAAGGACCGAACCGTTATTAGTAGCAGAAACAAAATTTCTAAGTCCGCAGGATAATCTAATTATTATGATACCAAGTATACGAGAATGTGTATTTGGTAAACAAGGAGTTTTCTGGCCGTGCTATAGTGATTGTAGTGTCAAAATACCACAGGCTAAAGAAATAGCAGAAAATATAAATAATTTACCACAACCCGGAGGTAGTAAAATACCTATAGTTGTGTCGTTGGGACAGTCATATCATAAATTTGCTATACCTATGCCGGTAGACGATAAAGGCAATAAGGTTGTTGAAGAAACAGACGCTGATTTATCTATCAGATACAAATGTCAGGATACTATAGTAGAAATTTCTAGATTAATTTTATCATATATAATGGATAATAATGATGATTGCTCACAATGTGAAAGTATATATAGAAGTATTCCAGATAATAATGGCTTTATATTAGACGCTGGATATAGTTTTTCTTTTTATGATATACCAACAGATACCATCAAGGATGTATCCGCACCAGTTTCATTATCAACAAAAGCTGCTAGAATCAAAGCCTATGGTGGATTTAGTAAAAATGAAATAGCTAATCTTAAATTGGATATACCATTTCACCCAGAACCAGAAAAACTACTTGATAAATTGGAATTAACTGAAGAACTATTAAACACGCCAACTATAGATAGTGAAAACGCTGCATTAGGCAAAGCCATAGCTCATATCTGCCATGATACTCATCACTCGTATGACGCCAGTATAGAATTTAGTAAGGGTTATTTTCATCCTTTTTCTGGTTGGTTGAGTACATATGAGAATCCTGATTTTCATAATAAAACATCTGTTACTAATTTTAAACAAAATACTAATATACAATCTTTTAAAGGTTTGGGTATTTATGATTTAAAAAATAATTTTTTGGACTCTAAACCAGTAATATATAAGAGTACTATTACTTTGCAGACTGATCCTGAGTTTTTAAAAGTTAGAAAGCTACCAAAAGGAATAACATTTGGAGTAGACGATCAGATTGCACATTATGGATATAGAGCAGCAAGCACAGATACTTCTATAAAAATGTTACAATATAATGACACATATATATCTGATTTTGCTATTGAATCGGACAGTCCTGTATCATCTGAAGAATACTGTAATGATGGATTATCTTTAATAGAATATAATGCCACTTATTCAATGGGTCAAGGAGGTATTGGTGGATCGGCCTATAATATTGAGATTAAATTAAATCATCTTAATTATACAAATCCTAAAGAATTAATAGTATGGATAGAGATTGATGCTTGTGATAAAATAGCTAGTTCTTTAAGTCCACCTAGCGGACCTAAAGAAGAGGGAGGAGTCACTATAAATTTAAGCGATCCATGGTATTTTAATACAGAAACATATACCGAACAATATAAAAAAATAATACAAATTAAAAATACCGATGTTCAGAATTTTATGTATAGATTATGGGATATGAATGACAATGATTTTGTAGATAATTATATTCCTGATTTGACAAAACAACCAGGTTCTAATGAAGACAGAAATACTATATTACAAAAAAGAAAAAATAAATATTATCTATATTTATTAAATCAAGACCATATACATAATTTTCATATTAATAATAATATTTTATTTACAGATTATTGTGACAAATACTATGTGGCTCATAACCATAACATTATAAATACATCAAGTTTATTTATTCCCTATGGAATACATAGATTTAGAAATAATAATGTATCTCCATCTGTTAATGGTCAAATACTATTATCTCCAACATTATCTGCTAGTAATTTTTCGGATACAGAAATTTATAGATACAAAAATATTATTTTAAATAATAATTTATATAATTCTAGCCATAGATTTTCTAAATTTAAGAGTATGCCTCTTTATGATCCCACACCTGGTCCAGAGTCTATTTCTAATAGTAGTTCAACCTCTTTTACTTTGTGTATAGCGGTAGTTGGTGAAACAGAGTCGCTGGAGCCTTTTGATCGACTACGAACAACTGATGCGTCATTAGGATTTATTGGATCAAAAATTAAAAATAAATCTAATTTAATAGATAATAGTTTATGTAGCTGGGAGTTACTATTACATAAAGCAGATGGCTTAGAAACATACGGTAAAAATAGTTTAAATAATATAGATTATTATAATGATAAGCCAGTAATGAGTGGTTATAATTTCATAGCTAATTTAGAAAATAAAACACATCTATTACCTCCAATTAATTTAAATGCTCCTAATATGTATACTGTTGATGGCAGATTATGCTCATATTCGAAAGAATCTCTTAACATACCATCGTTTGCTCCACCCCAAACATTAAATATATCTCCTATTATTCCATTAATGCCATTTACTTTAATTGGAGCATTAGTATCTTTATCTTTAGTAGACTCTCAGTTAAATCAACAAGCTAAAGATATAGCAAACTATTTGGGATCTTTTAGAAGAGGAGAACAAAAAGAATTATTCAATAGGTCTTGGTTTGTACCTAAATATGACAGATATCCATTTGGATATTCAGACAAATCTCTCATCAGCGTAAGCAAAGATCAAGGACAAACTTGGTATAAATTAGAGGCATCGATATTCAAATATAACAACTCACTAACTGTAAAAAATAATGAATATAAATTTTTTAAATTACATTACAAGAGCTTATTAAGATCCTTATCAATATTTAAGTCATTAATACCATCAGACACAGACAATTTTATTAGAAGCTGTTTTCAGAATCATATAAGAAAAATAAGTATAGACATTGGCAAGGAATTCGAAAATATACCAACGAAACAACATCTTATTGATGATGCTAAAAAAATAAAACAAGAAATAAAACAAATAGAAGATCAATTAAAAGAAAACCCATCAGAAGAATTATCAAAGGAATTATCAGATAAAAATAAACAATTAACAAATATATTAAATACTTTAAACAATATTGGTTACGAATTGGAAGATGGCGATATAATTGAACTGTCTGAGCAATCAGATGAAAACCTTAATGGTATGTATGTGTTATCGCTCGACACTACAAAAAGAAATACTGATAATAGTTTTGTAAAATCCTTAACTAAGATATACTATATAAAAGATCTATGTTTAAGCAAAAATATTTTACAATACAATGATTTGTTTAGTTTGACCTCATCATTAAATACAAACGATAATATAAACTTAGATGTGGATTTAGAGACGCTAATTAATACCAAAAAAATTGCAATAATTAATGATATAAGAGCTTATCATTTTTTTAATAATTCAGAACATAAGAACATAGTATCATTTAGTAAAAAAGATCAAAACGATATAGATCAAGAGAAACTAGAAGAATTACAATCTAATTTAGCACAAGCGACAGATATATATGAAATTACTAGAATACAAAATGAAATATGGGATCTAACATACAATAAGTACACTAACAGAATCATAGGCCAAGGATATGTAGCGATTAATAATGATCATAAGACAATTTTAATTTTTGATAAGGAATTGTTGGGCACAGACATTTCTATAGAACCAGAAGTATCAAAACGCATTCTTATCACTAGAAATAATTTTACAGGATTTCATAAGGATGACTCTATACCATTTGATTTATGGTCAAATGCAGACCATACAAAATATAATTTATCAACACCAGTAGATAAAACTGTTTCATGGGGTGTTGGTAATTATGGATACGGATCAAATTTAGTTAGGCCATATAAAATAAGTAGTCAAGAAATCAATAATCAGTTGAGAGATATATCGGATATTATTAATACAAATAAAAATTCGTATTTTGTGTCACAGTCTTTTAAGTATAAATCATCAGATGATAATAGTTTGATTGAAGGATCAACAAAATCTTTAGGATTTCAATATAGTATAGAAAATATAATATCTTCACAGTATAATATTAATAATATTATAAATATGATACCAAATGGAAATGGAGATATAAGTGAAAATTATAGAACTCAAATCCTAGAAGCATTTGATAGATTATACAATAGCGTTGTTACGCGTCATAATGAACATGGAAATTTAATAGAAGTTGATACTGATATTTCTAATGGCCTTGATGGAACGCTTATATTTAAAAAAGATATTAGTACAAATTTAATTTATAAGATAGATACTCCATCTACAATTGATGATTTAAAAAACAGAATAAAAACTATTGACAAAGAAATAGAGTCAGAGAAAGATCTTAAGAAGCTAGCAATTCTATATAAAGAAAAAGAAGAAATAATATTTTATAGAGATAGAGTATCTAGTGTATCAGACTACCCGCATATTTCTGTTAGAGTAATTGTTGATCCAGAAACTAAACAAATGAGATTTGAAGAAAATCATCATAATGATTATTATTGGATTAATATAGATCCCGATCAATCGTGCTCAATAGATAAAGATAAAACAACTAAAATATTAAAAAGCGTAACTTTTGTATGCATACCATTCAATGATAAAGTAACAGATTTGGCAGATCAAATATGCGTTCCAAATGCCGCATATGGAGGAACGAACGAAATTGATGGAATTGATGAAAAGGTTCAAGCTCGTATGTGGAATACTACATATACTTTAAGTGATAAAAATATTAATGAGGCGAAAGCTAAGTATCCTAAACTAAAGTGGCCAGATAATGATGCGATTGGAGAATTTGTGCAGAGAGAGTTCTTTTTAAATTTTGCAGGAATCGAGAAAGCCCAGCTAGTTAAAGCGACATATGAGTATATATTACCAGTTATTGATATTAATGTTGAAAGACCATTCACAACAACTGTACAAAATAAAGTTTATAATATATTTAATTTAGATGATATTAATAGATTAAAAGTAGATTTTAAAAGAATACCACGAATGATCAAGAATAAAGATACCCAATATGATATATATGAACCTAACGACAGAGGACAACTATCTAAGAGTATTATACCTTCTCCTGGTGGTCCTATTGACAGTACATTTAAGGTTTGGAAGTGCTTAGACATTGAATCTGGTGCATATGTTGAGCCGCCATTATATTATAAATGGTTGAATGAAATGTTATTCAGGGCTCATTTTGGTAGTGTTGATGCAATAGAACATAAGGGGGTTATGAACTCGGAGTCAAAAGATGAAACATACTGGATCCCGTACGATTACAATTGATAGTTTTGATGATATATTTTGTAGTTTCATATCTATAGGAGATTGGTTTGAATGTTCTAAATGTGGAAATAAAATAAAGATAACAGATAATATAAACGAAATACCTAAACTACCCTGTCGAAGTCCGTTGATAGGAAATAATATTCCGATAAATATACACGCGTTCGCAAACGCTGCAATAGAAGATAATAATCTATGTTCTTTATCTACAATAGAAAAAAGACATAATATTTGTAATAGTTGTGAATACTATCAGAATAATAGCTGCAGCCAATGTGGCTGCGCTATCATTCGAGATAGAAACTATTTAAATAAAATAGCTATAAAGACAGAGAGTTGTCCGATGGGATTATGGACAGAATCAGACAATTAGTCTTTCTTCTGATATTTATGCCAGCCCTTATTTGGGAGATAGTTTCCATCGTCATCTTTGCGCTTTGGAAACAAAGTACCACCCTTTTTGTGCTGACCAAATGCTAAAACTGCTCCACATTCTGAGCATCTTAGTTCATAGTAGTCATTACCATCAACATTTCTAACAACAAACTTAATGTTGGTGCTGCCGCAAAGACCGCACTTTTCTTCAGAAAAAATTTCTTGAATTAGTGCCAATTCTTTAAAGACCTCTTTTTGTCCAGCACCCTCTAGTTCAAAAGTCAGTTTGTCATTAGCTCTGTATAAAACTTTCATAATTATTTCCATTCATTTGAATAGCCTAAAATATCAGAAGGTATGTCTGAGATATTTTGTTGATATCTAGACAACAACCTTATAATATCAACAGCATTTTCATGTTGCAAGCTATAGACATTATCACTTTCTAAACCATTAGCCTTTAATAGTTTCTTGATATCTATATTCAATCTTTGTCCAATCACATCAATAAAGTTAATTTGATTATTGGTGATTTTATTGACCGAATTAGCATCTGGATGGTCATCAATTTCTTCTGCCATTTCTTCAGCAGCAACAACCTTCCTAAGTTTTAATGCTCTTCGTAATGCTCGACCTTCTGCTCTGGTTTCTGCTACGGCAACTGGATGATTCCTAAAGATTTTATCGCAATTACCCCAATAAACGTCGGCGGCGCCATCCACAGACACAGTATTTAAACCAAGAGTATCCTCCTCGTGTGGATTTAAACGGTATGTTATGCTGTGAATAGCCGATGCTCTTTTTTCGTTATTAATATCTGGAGTTTGGGCCAATTTTGTTTGAGAGGCTATCACTCTACAATTTAAGGCCTTTTCAAATATTCTTCTTAATCCGTCTGTTGTAGGATTACCCTTAATTTTTTCATCATCTGACAATAGACTTAGCACATAGTCTGTCCAACCCAAATCATTTGGTGTTACATTAACAGTTTCTACAACAGATTCTGGCGTGGCATTAACTTCAACAGTGTCCTTAGTTTCCTTCTTCTTGCTCATTATTTGTCCTCTATTATTATTTTTTGTGAAGAATTTTTCCCATTTATTTGACCAATTGCTTGTAATAATTCAGTATATAATCTATCTGCTCGTGATTTAGAAAAGTCCTTTGTTTGTTTTATTCTAATCAGATGCCATCCTTTACCAATAATAAGTCCTTCTTTTTTTGAATCGTATTTTTTGTTTCGCTTGAGAGAATCATCTCCCCACACTGGTTCAAAATGACTAGGACCATCAACTTCTATTGCTATGTTCATGGTAGGCAAAAACAGGTCTATCTGCAACTTCGTATTTGATAATGTTTGTTCTTTGTGAAAATCAACTTTATAGGAATCTTTCATCAATTTATTTAATAAATATTTCTCAAGTTTTGATCCTGTTTTACTTGCTAGTCTAACAGCTTCATTTGCCATCTTTAATATATTTTCTTTGGTATAATCATCAAGATTTTCCCAATTTTGTCTGCTCTGTTCTTTTCTTGCTTCAAGTTCACTTTCTGATAAGTTATCCCATGCATTCATAACAGAAGCGCCTATTTGCTGCTTGGTTTTTTCTGATCTTTCTTTGCCTTTTGTTGGATGACAATGAGATCCTGTTTCCAAGGCATTCTTTTGCGCTTCTGATTTATCTCTAATCTCTATACCAAGCTTAACAGCGTCTCTACGAATTCTATTCGCATACGTATTATATTTTTTAGCAATAGAAGCAAAACTTAGCTTATCTCCTATATAAAGTTTATGTAATAAGCTCTTTTTTTCTGAATCTGTTAAATCAGAGTATACATTTATAGATTGTGTCATATGTCATATTCTCCGCTATTCCGATACTATTATTCCATGCAATAGTATAAATATCATGAATGTGTTTGGTGTTTGATATTATTTTTACATTAGATTTGTTAAATATATTTTTCCATTCTATATAGTTATTATATGATGCTGTCCAAGGTGTTGAATTTGTAAAGAAATATATATTGTTAGTTTTTGGAAAATTAACACTTAACAACAATGATGATATATCAAAAACAAATAAATCTCCTTCAAAATATCTAGCATGGCTTATTGGTAATAATGGAACATTATAAGTATCATGCATTTCGCAATATTGATTAAATATGCAAAAATCTAACTTTTTGTTATTAACAATAAATGATTTAACGATTGAGCAGAGATGGGTGCAGAAATTATTATTCTCTAGCACCGGGATCATGAATCCTATATTATTTTTTAGCATACTAATACCTTAAGAATGTCGCCGTATGTTGTATATTCTGTTGTAATATCTGATGTTTTGTTGAGATCTACAGACTGTCCGCTAATGTCTATAAGATTACAGCCACATAACTTTGCTTCCATTAGATAGTCATTATTACTATAAAGATAATCAGATGATTCTAAAAGAAGATCTTTTCTAACTTCCTCTGTTATGTGTCCTAAGTGCTGATAGTGTTTTATATTATTACCATTGAACATTTTGATTGGCTCGACAGTATTAGGATATAAAATTTGTTCAAGTTGAATGGGTATGGACGATATATTGTCTAGAAAATAGATATATTGCTTCTGTTTGTGTTTAATGTCTAGACTATGAAAAATCTTATCATTAATAATATGCTTTGGTAAAATAATTTCATTTGATAGCCCCAATGACTCATGAACTAAGAATTTATATATGAAATTACTATATTTATCAGAAAAGATTTTTGTGTCATTATCGTTATAGACAATAAATTTGATTTTTTGATGAAATTCTTGAATAAATGATTCTATTTCTGGACTTAAGATAGAGGCATTAATAATCATCAGGTCTATATTAGTATTCATACCAAAGTAATATTTATAAATACCATACCCTGACACATACTCAATCATATTATAATTACTGTTTTTATAGTAAAATATATTTCTATTAAATTTACTATTTTGTCTTGTGATACAAATATTTGTCATAATGTTTCTTTGCTATGGATAAATCTTTTATAGTATTTATTTTGATAGGTAGATTTTTGTTGATAACGGTTGCTTTTAGATCTACTCCGTGATCCATTAGTATATTAAGAAGTTCAAACAGAAATAGCTTATTATATTTTTTATCTTTATATAATTCAATAATCTTTTCAATTGTTTGTTTATTTAAATATGCAAATTCCAACCATCTATTAGGCAGATCATAGAATAGGTATTTAATTTGATTGGTATCATTACATCCTATGTCAAATTGCGTCTTTGGGTCTTTTGAAGTAATAGGAATAGATGAATATAGTATATCTATCGTTAATTTATCCAGTGGTAAAATTCCGTTATTTATTACTATAGCATTATTAATTGAATATTCCTGAAGACATTTTATCAATGATCCTGATTGATTATCATCATCATAATCTGCATTGTATACATAAGTTATATTTTTATATTTGCTAGTTTTTTTAACAATCTTATCATGCTCAAACCCTGTACAAATATAAATGTTAACTGGATAATAGAATCTTTTTAGATATTGTATTTGATAGTCTATTACGGTTAAATTTTTAGATACTTCCAATAATGATTTAGACCCAATCGATTTCATACCCTTAGTAATGTCTGATACTAATAAGATAGCATTATATTGATTTTTCAATTTCATAGTTTTTAATAATGATATTGGGTATCATGGATAAGGCTTTAATTAAATCACCACCAATAGCATTAATCATAGACTTGTATATAGTAACAGGAATAAAAATTCCATTCAGATCATCGGGAGATTTCATTATTATATGAACATTATCTTGAAGAACTTTAAACATATAATGACAATGATTTACCATATCATTTATTAAATTATTTTCTTTTCCACCATCGATTGCCATAAGGAATTGACAGTTAGAATCTGCTACATTGGTTTCTGCAGCTATGTTCAAACAGCTATTAAATGTTACATCTTCAATAAATGCATGAGCTTTCCATTTAATTTCTTTAGCAACGGTTTTATTAAATATATCAATTTTTTCTAATATATTTGTTGATGTTCTAACTATTAATGATAAAAATTTTGGTTTAATATCTAGATTATTTATGTAGTCTACGCATGTTGTAATTTGCTCATTATTTAGTGATCTCATATCGACAACAAGATAATATGAGATTTTAGCTTCTTGAATAATATGTTGCTTTAGATCTATAGAATCTAACTCATTTTTTTCATTAAGATATTTATCTTTAGAAAATCCATATGAACATTTATAATTTTTGATATAAAAATAATCATCTAGAGTGGAGATTTCTTTAATATCTTTAATATATGATATTATATTGAACTCACACGGTTCATCAGAAGTTACTTCTTTAGCATATAGACACAATTTACAGTGAGTGTTTGCCATATTAGATTCCTGTTTTATTTATTGTTATAAATGATAAAATTTCTTCTTTCTTTAGATCAGCCACAACAAGATTATTTTTTTGTTTACAATATTTGATGATATCATTATATGATATAGTATTATTGATAGATCTAATATTTTGAAAGAAGTCTTTATCTGGCATCGTACCATCAATAAAAAGTTTAGCAATCCTTTTTAGATTTGGAATAGATAATAATAAAGCTCCACCGGGCTTAATTTTATCTAAAATAGTATCTAAAGCATTATATGCATTTGTCTCGTCAAAAAGATTAAACATATAACAATATACTGCGTCTATAGAACAACTGAATAATGAGCCTAAATGCTCAACATTAAAGTTATCTATTCCCGGACCAAGCGGTTGAGAAGATTGTTGATTTCCTGTGACTAAGTTTATTTTTTTACTCATAGTTGTACTGATATATAGTAGTTATTAGAAATGATGGTATCTATAATAGTAACAAAACTATCATAGTTATAATTTGCTTCCAAATATTGTGTACTGTTGTCAATAGTATTTTGACTATAAGAAGTTAAGATTTGTTCAATCATATTAAGACAATTTTCAAAATTATCTATTCTTGACACTATTGCTTGATCATTATTGACTAGTGATGTCAATCCGTAACAGCCACAAGATACTCCAAATAAAACATTGTAATAATCTGTTGTATCTATACAGATTTTTGTATTGTTTAATTTTTCTTCAATAGAAACTATATCTTTTATATTTTTTATATCTATTAATTCTATATTAGTGAATTTAGATGATATGACACTATGAAGTATTTTAGCTTGTTTTTCTTCTGTATTATATAATATGGCTACATTATTAGATCTATCAGATGCTATCTTGGTTGATCTTATTTTTAGTCCATACTTTATATATTTCTTATTTGGTAAAACTTCTGGTTGAGAATTAGTAAATGAATATATCGTATAATTTGATAAATGACTATTCATCAAAAATACATCTTCTTTTTTAAAGAAGTTGGGAATAGGATTATGCATAAACAATATCTTGTTTGCATATAATTTCTTATACTTCTCTATATTTTGAGAATAATTAACCGGATCATTAATAAAGCTTAATCCATAGTTTATTAATTTATTATCAAATATCATATTATCAGATATAAATTGATATTTTTTAAGATCATTGATAGCTAGATCATATAGGCCACCAATTGGATTATATGCTATATTTAAAGAACCTATTCCTTTATTAAAAAGAATACCATGAATAATATTACTTATTGGATAATTTATTGACATACAATCTCGGCTATATTTGGATATTTTGTGTGTTTATGTTTGTTTTCATAAGTCAAAGAGTCGCCAATCGCTCTCGCCAAAGAAAAACAACTAAAGTCTTGTATAGTTTCTGGATAAATATATCCATTGTTATGAAATGCAAACTCATTATATGTATCAAGTTTTGTTCTATCAATAATAGTCTTATTTTTATTCCTAGCAAGGTATCGGTTAAAGCCAGAATCAGCATTATAATTACAAAGATCAATATAAATGTCACAAGAATTATGCATAGAGATTATCTCGTCAGTGTCGAAATACTTGAAAAATAAATTTATATTATCATTAACACTATTGATATTTAGCGACTTTTGTATCTCTTGAATCTTTTTATTGAAATCTTCGGGTATCGTATCTGGTGGCTGATTAATAAACAGCATTAATGATACGTTATCCGTACCTGTGGACGCTAAATAAAATGCCCGAATAATTTTCTCTATTATAGCAGAGTCATACAGACCTATGTAATAAATCTTTTTATCTGATCTACAAGTGCTAAAATCTAAGGTTTTTGTATTGTGATACAATCCATAGTAGTCAAATATCCTTACGTTTTTGAATCCGTATCCCGACGTTAAGAAGTCATGATATTCTTCTGTATCAACTAATATTAGATCAAAATTAGCTAAAGACTCAAAGTATCTATTTCTATTATAGATTTTATCCAAAAGAGGTATGGCAACATTTTTTGATGATATCGGAAGATAATCTAATAAAAGTTGAACTGGGCCATGTTGAATAACCATATCATATGATTCTAAATACTTTGTTCTTTCCAAATTAGAGATTATTAGACTTTTATGATTATTTTGATTATTGTTTACATAGATAGGTCTAATAGATAGATGTTCTATTTTAGTACTATTGTTAAGACAGTCTATAATATCTAGACTACTAATACTCAATATGTTATTATTTTTATATGGTCCTATATACAGAGTGTTCATGAACAAGACTCCTTTATCTCTGCATATTTAATAAAATCTTCATTAAATTTTATATTTTCTGTTCTTGCTCTTTCCGCCTGATTATGGTTATTGACCATAACCGAAATATTATTTGCTACATCTTGATATGCAGCGTTCTGTATATTTAATCCATTTTGTGTAAATCCATGAGTGGCGTCTTTGCACATATCTAATATGGACATGGTAGACATTTTACTAATATCTTTCAAATTATTTGAACACATATTATATATATTGAAAAAGCCATTTTTAATATCTAAATCTTGCGCGTTAATATTTGGCGCTGGTAGATAAGTTGGTGGATCATTCCATGATCGTCGTGCATGGAATAAATGTGGAGAGTCTAAGAAATTTTCCCATATTTTTGCAGTATGGTCCCAATCGTAGTACCTTTCAGCAAGACTTCTGACATTTTTCTTTTTTTCTTTTAGTTGATTTGGTCGTAATCTTATATGCTTTTTAATAATTTTAACTAAATCGTTATTGTCCGGATATGCTCTAACAGCTTTAGTTTCTAGCTCTTTGAAGAATGCTCCGATCTTTATAGGATAGGCATCTAGTTTATTTATCACATCTATCATAGCACTATAATTTACTGTTGCTATTGGAACACCACATGCGGCTGCTTCTATTTGTGGCATACCAGCACCTTCACAAATAGCATATTGTACGTACAGATCAAAAACATTGTATATGTCAGATAGGGTTGGATTATCAACACCATTTGTAACGCTAGTAAATTTGCTTGATGGCTCAAAGCATTTTTTACATATTTTTGTTGGATGTGAATATACATTAGCGGCAACATCGCCACATCTATGACATCTATAGGTAAAATAAACCCTATTTAATAGTCTATGTTCTTTGAGCAATTCTGGAAGATCCCACCCAGCATCAGGATAACTGGTGTGTAGATATAAATAGAGCTTATCTGCTTCTTTAGATCCTTCTGCATACATTTCGTCTAATAATTGGCGAAATGCTTTCATTAATTCTGGGAAAAGTTTACGTTTTTGATTACGCATAACGGTTCCAATAATATAACTATCTTCTGGCAGACCCAATCTATTTTTTATTGCTTTAATATCATCATATGGCTTAAAAATTTTTAGATCAACACCAGGTCTTGTTGTATCTATGTAATTGATTTTATTATTACTTTGTTCTAGTATTACTTTTGCTCCCCAATCAGAGTAAGTAAATATAGCATCGGCATCTAAATATGTATCGATCCATGATTCTTGCTGTGGAGCGGAGTCTACCGTTGGCATAAGAACCCAATTAAAATATGGCCTTAATGGAGATATACCTTGATATGAACTCATCCAATAGTCACGCCAATCAATAACAACATGTGGTTTGAAATCTAGAACAACTTTATCAAATCTCCATCTACCAAACTGATTGTCTCCACGCGACATATATTCTTGATGTCTAGGATCCCCATCCTTAACAGCATTTGCATAATATCTCCACTTTATATCTTTATCTCGTGGATCATTGACAAAGCCATAAGAAGCAAACTCTGCTATATGATATTTATTTGTAGCATGTAGTCTGGTTAATAATTCTCTAGTATAATTTCCAAAACCAGAGTTAACAAAACTTGCTTCTGCTGCGAATAATATTCTTAATTTTTGGTTAGATGATTGCATTGTGTAGATAATAAGAATGGGGGTGGTTAGCCCCCAATCTTATTCCTAAAGTTCCTATAGGTTAGAATCAAAAGGCAACAGGCTCTGCTTCTTCTGTTGACTTTGACTTAGGATTAGATAGTCTTGTAATCTTGGAGAAATTATTTACGCGTACCTTTAGGGTACTATGCTTAACTCCATCCTTTTCCCAACTATCATTTCTAAGAGATCCTTCAATTAGTACCAGATCGCCTTTCTTAAACGAATTAGCAATAATTTCCGCACCACTATCCCAAGCTTCGCAATTAATAAAAGATGTAATCTTATCCTTGTCGCCATTAGCCTTAGTGTACTCTCTAGAAGTAGCAACTGTAAAATTAACAACAGAAGTTTGCTTATTTCCAGTTGTTACAACTCTTACTTCTGGATCGCGAGCTAGATTACCCTTTAGCAATGTAATATTCATTCTGAATCTCCTCAAAAGTTAAAAAACAAATCACTAATCTATTATAGCATCCGGTGCCACAGTGTCAAGATCGTGGAACAAAACATTTATCTACGATTAGGCCGTCTTTGGTCTTACCCTTATCGCCAGCAAAAATCAAAATATTGCTTTGGAATAAATGATGCTTGTACTTATCATATTGGTCAGGGAAAAATATAATCGAATCTAAAATTCCACTCTGATCTTCTATACTAACGAATGCCATTTCTTGTCCTGGATTTTTACCAGTTTTAGTTTTGACTATATTAATATTAGAAATTTCTCCAGCAATTAATATTTTTTTAGCATAGTCTGTGTTTTTAAATTCTCTACAGTTTGTATTGGTCATTGTAATATCATATGTGTCTAATTTTGAACATGATATAGCGGTTCCTAGTAGAGACTCTTCATTGTCTGCCAACCATTCTATTTTGTCTATTAGAGAATAAGGAGGATTTATACTAGCTGATAAAAGATCCTGTATTACTTTTTTTCTCTTAACATTCACTTTAGGATGATTAATTAGATATTTAAAGATATCTTGTATACTACCATTATTAGCAATGATAGTTGAACAATGCTCTATTTCTTTTTTAGTTAGATTGGATGTTAACTCATATTCAAAAAGCATTTCAGTTCTATTTTTACGAAAATAATCTATAGCACCACAACAAATTAATGCTTTTGCTGCTGTAGAATTAATATTTTGTAATATAAAAAATATAGTAGAGATATAGTTTAAGTTTTTAATAGTGAATTTTTTATCTAGCTCTAAAATCTTCTCAAATACAGATGATCCAACACCTTTAATATCTGTGATGCCAAAATATATGTTCTTATTAAAGATAGAAAATAGTTTATTTAATAATCTTAGATCTGGTAAACAAACTAATATATCCATCTCATTAGCATTTTTAATTAGTTGTTTGATCTCTTGTTGTGGATCAATTTTATCTTTGGCATATCTAAGATAGGAACAAAAGAACGCTTGTGGGAAATGAGCTTTTGTATAAGCAGACAAGTATGCGTTCATAGCATAAGACATAGAATGAGAAAGATTAAATTGATATCTTTGAGCTTTTTCGATCCAGCTAAAAATTTCTTCTGCTTCTTTCTGTGTTACTTTGCCTAATTGTTGACATCCATTAAGAAATTTTGTCTTAACTTTAGCCATCAACTCTGTGTTCTTTTTTCCAATACTTTTACGCAATTCATCCGCCTCTTGCAAATTAAATCCAGCAATTACTCTGGAAATTTCCATCGCCTGTTCTTGATAAATCATTTCTCCGAAGGTATCTTGTAAAACTGTCTCTAATATAGGATGAAAATAGTCTATGCTTTCTCTACTATTTTTTCTATCTATATAATGATTAGTAATACTTTTACCATCTCTCATGGCTTCTAGCGATCCTGGCCTTAAAACAGCAATCAAAGCAGATAACTGTTCAATATTTTCTGGCTTTAATTTTTTAGCCATCATTTGTCCAAGTCTAGATTCTAATTGAAAGATTCCTTTGGTATTACCATCCGAAATCAGTTCCCAAGTTTTAGAACATTGTAAATTAATATCTGTGATCTTAGGAGAAAATATTAACTTGTTCTTATCTACTATGTCAAATGAACATCCGCAACTAAATTTGTATTTTTGCATTTGCAAAGGATCCCTTAAATTTTACCTTTTCTCCAAGTTTTCTATGTAACTTTAAAAATCTAATCATGATTTCTGCAGTATCTTTAACATCCTTTAGAGCATCATGGGCACCCTCTTTACTCAAACCCAGATAATCTCTTAGGTTATCTAGCGTATAATTTTTAAGCTCATTATTATACTCAAACCAATAAAACAGAATATTCATAACATCAATAACGTCTCTAGGATAAAACAAATCTGATTTGGCTTCTTTATTAAGATTGCCATATTTAGTACTTAATCTTTCTATAATCCTAAGATCAAACCTATTAATATTATATCCAGCAGCAATTGGTGCAGTGAAGCAGGATTTTTTACCATTAGATCTAGTATGATACATATTTAGATATGAGACAAACATTTCCCATCCAGTTTTTTGATCTTGATAAGAGCGCCATGATTTAAGAATATCTTCTTTAGAGCACCCTCTTACCTTTGAATGGAAATCTAAAACATCGCTGTCTTCATATTTATATGAAGCATTATTTTCTAAAGCTTCTGGCTTTAAATGGATATTAAATTCTGAATTTGGTATAATTTCTAATTTAATTGGATCAACTATAATAGCAGCAATTTGTACTGGACTACATTTTCCTGGATCTACTCCGTCCGTTTCCAAATCGAAAACGCACAATTTTTGAAAATTAGGCATTTACGGTCACCACATTTGTAGGTTGCACAAAAATACGTTCACCGGCATTTTCTACTGCTTGAGCATTAATAGATCTACAGCAACTAACTTTAACATCCTGTATTCTAACATATTCTTTACCGTTTATAGTGAATCTTTCGCCCACTTTAATATCTGAAAAGTTTTTATTCATAATTCTATTCCTTCATTCATTAGTAAATCTGAAATGTACATAGCCTTATCCAAAAAGGCTAAACCAAGTACATCAAATTTAATTACACCTAGAGATTCAAGGTCTTGCATCTCCATACCGGCTATTGTCTGATCATTTTTAGAGTCATATACCATAGGGCATATTTCGCTTAGTTTTTGACTAGATATAACCACTCCTGCTGCGTGTTTTGACTGATTGGACTTAGTACCCTCTAATCTAATAGCCTGCTCAAATCTTTTTGCAAGAGGACCGGCCAAAGTATCGTCATCGTTTAAAAAACACCATTCCTTTAGTCTATCTGATTGATTTTCTAAAGCCCATCTAATAATAGATGACTCTCCTGTTTCTTCTTTCATTTCTTGTAGTTCATCAGCAATTTTTGCTTCGTCTGGAATATATTTGGTAATTCTATTCATCTCTTCAAAACCTATATTACCATATACTCTAAGTACTTCTTTTAATGCTCCTCTACCTTTCATGGTATTATATGTAATCATTTGAGATACTTTATCTTCGCCATATTTTTCTTTAACGTATTCAATAACGTTTTCTCTTTTATTAATTGGTACGTCCATATCTATATCTGGTAACGATATTCTATCTTTAGTATTTCGACCAGCAGAATAAAATCTTTCAAAGATCAATTTATATTTGATAGGATCTATATCTGTGATCCCAATTAAATATGACACTAAGCATCCAGCAGCACTGCCTCTTCCCGGTCCTGCTAGCCATTGGTTATTTTTTACGTAATTTACCATATCTTGAACTATTAAGAAGTAACTGGACAAACCAGCTCCTTGTAATACTTCTAATTCGTGCTTTACTCTTTCAACATAAACTTCTTCTTTGTCGGTATCTATTTTGCCTTTGATTTTTTCTTTCCAGCCATCTCTACATAGTTGTCTTAAAAAGGTATCTGGATCGTATCCTTTAGGGCACTCGAAGTCTGGTAAAAATGGCTTATGTTTGATTTCGTAATCTTCGCATAAATCAGCAACAAGATTAGTATTGTCTAATTCTTCTTGAGTATGAATATCTTTCATTTCATCATAAGAAGGTATATGGTATTTATCAGACCTAAAGAAGCAGCCCATTGGGATATCTTCATTAGATAATAGTTTTCTATTTATATCAGAAAGAGTTACTTTGAGATTATTGCATAGTAATATTCTTTGATCTATTGCGTCTTCGCTTTCGCAATAATGAGCATCTGGCGTTGCTATTAATTTAACCTTATTATCTTTGGCTATTCTTCTAATCGTATCTGTTAATTCAATCTGACTAGGATTATGATCTTTGTCTATTAGTTGAGACTCCAATAAAAAATTATCATAACCAAACATATCTCTCATTTTGGCTACAAACTCTTTGCCAATGCTCATGGGGTTTTCAGCATTATGTAATTTATTTGCCAGAGTTGACCCTAGGTGACCACAAAATCCTATAATATTTCCATCTAATAATTCTGATAATGTGTCAAAATTAATACGAGGTTTTTTATAGAAATAATTTGGCAGATTGCATTCTGATATGATTTTTATGAGACTTTTCCATCCAGCATAATTTTTAGCCAATAATAAAAAGTGGGACAAATCTCCATTTTCTTTTGTTTGCATAGACGGATCTTGTTCGCAAACATATATCTCACAACCCAAAATTGGCTTTATGCCAGCAGATTTCATACTTGAATGGAATTGTACCGCTCCTGATATATTGCCATGATCTGTTAATGCACAGGATTTTGCTCCTATGCTTAGACATCTTGCTGCTATTTGCTTCGGCTTGCTTAGTCCATCTAACAAAGAATAGTGAGAATGGACATGAAGCGGACTATAATATGACATCAAGTTGATCCTGGAGCCTTATAAGAACCAAAAGTATGATTGGTATGCTTGTATTGTTTTACCACAGCATCCATGCCGTGCAAGTCCATATCATGCTTGATTTGTTCGCACTTAGTCATGTATGACCCCTGTTGACATAACTGATTATCCCTATATTCAATAATAGGTAAAATATTGCTATTTTCAAATGTTGTTTTTCCAAAATGACATAATTTTGAACACATCCAGCTTTTGTTAAGTCTTGGCTTTTTTGTTTGTTTAATGTATTCAAATTTTTGTCTTAACATATTCTCTGTGTCTGCTAGATCTTTTTTATCAAAGCATATTGAGAATGGGCCACCATCATTAATAAAATATATGGAAAATATAATATGATCTATGTTCGGATATAGATGACTTATTGCATAATGATATATTCTTAATTGTGGATCTTTTTCGAGTTTTTCTTGTGTTTTTTCTTGACCAGTTGCCCAATCTAACCGTCTGCCAGTTTTCCAGTCTACTATTTCAATAGTTTTTTCATTGGCCAATGTTACTAAGTCTATTGTTCCTTTAAGTGCTAGATTTCCAGTAAGTAAACCATCATCTGTTTTAAATGAATATTCAGCCCACTTTTTATTGATGGTAAAATCAAAATGCTGTTCTGGTCTTAATATATTTCTATTCCTGGGATCAAACATCCCACTATTAAATTCTATAGCCTTGTAAACCCAAGCATGACAATCTTTGTAATCTTTGGGAGTCCATTTATGATGGGGCGAGGCATCGGAATAATGCTTGTATGACTTTTCTATTAATGTGTTTAAGTTATAGTTTGAAGTATCTACCTTACCAGCAACATCGTCATCAACAATTTGAATATTGTCTTGTTGAGCTTTTTTAATAATGGCCAATATTTCTAATACCTTATGTACAATAGTTCCTTTGTCTGCTTTTTGTCCTGACGGGCCTCTCCATCCAAGAACATATTCGAGAAAATATTGTTGCTCACACATGCCATGAGTATTGTATGATGAGCTACGAAAATATGTAATTATAATAGGATCATTCCTTTTTGTTGGAGAAATTCAAGAATTTTATTATTTTGTTCTGAGATGGTCATATTTGCATTGTCTATAACACAATCAAAATTATCTTCATCATAATTTATAGGGTCTAATGCTGATTCACTGGCATGATCGGAATGATGAGGGTCTCTTGTCAATTTAATCACCCATCCGTTAGCATTCTTAACAACATCTACTTCATTTGGAAATCTACAATCTGCTATTATAGCAAAATCCAAATTATCCTGAGCAATCTTCTTAACAGTTGCAGACGCCCATATATCATTTTTCATTTTACGAAATATATCAGTCCCCACAACTTGCATAACTTGTCTAGCAGTCATCAGACCGCCATATTCACTCCAATTTTCACTATATCCTGGAACGTCTTTCCAATCAATATCAGTAAATTCATTTTTCTTATTATCATCCCCATAGCATTGATCATATGTTAATCCAAGCATATTCATGCATATATCTTGTTTAAGAGGATCTGCAAAATTATATATTTGTACAGAACCTAAAGTGCTGAGGATATTGTTAACAAATTGAGCGCATGTTGTTTTTCCTGACTGCTTGCGTCCAGCAAATGCTATAATTGTTGTCATAAATTTAATGCTTCTATTTGGGGTAAGATTTCGCTTTTAATCTGATCTACTGTCATGGATCCTATATCACTTCCTGAAATGTTGATTGTGAATATATTATATATCTTGTGACATTTTTTCTTTATCATTTCACAAGCCTTGCGTCCAGCCTCATCGTTATCCATGATTAGAACCAAAGACAACGCACCTGAGATATCTAATAGTATCTTCTGACGATCTGACAGGGAAGATCCAAAGACGGCAACAGAATTATGTATTCCAGATTCTTCTAATCTCCATACGTTACCAGGACTTTCTACTAAAATAGCAAATTGTTGTTTAACAATATATTCTTTAGCAAACCAAAAATTATATAAGGATTCCTGGGTCTTAAAATCCTTGCTGTGTCTCCACTTTGACATTAGCCATAATTCATTATCGTTTGGACATTTATCATCAATATTATGAAAAGATTTACAAATTGCACACTTTTCATGAATGCTTCTTCCTGTGCAACCAATCATATATTTATAATCCATGTCATAAACAGGAACAACCGCCCTGTCGGACATCTCTTTACCGCTTGCCACGCAGTCACCAACGTCATATTTTTTAAGTATGTGCTCGCTATACCCCCTATTTAAAAAGTAGGAGGAAGGGATATCTAGAGCCTTCTGAATTTGTTTTCTGGTCAATTTATTGGACGAATTAGCATTTTGTGCTGTGCTAATATAGTTGACCGTATTTACAAAATTAGTCTTCTCAACATGTTTTTTATCTATCTTGATATCATCTAAATTTTGTTTAATAAATTTTTCTGCAAATTTTATAGCCTCATCAAAAGTACAAGTCTGATCTCCGTTACACTTCCATCCGTGTTCTTGATGAGAAAGAACGCCTCTAATAAATCCTATTATAGAAGACTTAAAGACTTCTTCACACTGATGAGTTCTGCACTTCCAGTTGCCTCTATATGTATCTCCATCAGGATACAAATTTAATGCAGAGGAATTATCACCACCATGAATTGGACAACTCATAGTGATCATTTTGGATAAAGTTTTATATTCGATATCAAAATACGATAATAGTGAATCTATATCATCGCATAGTTTATCAGATAAAATCTTTAATTTTTGTTGATTATACGAATGGTATTTCTTCTTGATCATTGTTTTCATCGACTACAAATCCATCTTTTTTAGATGAGGTATTATGAGAAATTTCTAGTTTGGTTTGTCCTTCTGATATTTTTGCACACCAACCCGTTAAGTTAAAGTTGATATAATCATTATCATCAAGACAACCTCCGTGTCTACTAATTAATGGTACTAATTTTCTATTACCAGATTTTCCACCATCTTCAGCAATTTCTTCATCGCTTTTTCTTTTGAATATACTGAAATTGCTACATAGCCATATAATTCTATCAGACCCAGATGCGGTATCTGTACTTTCCTTGGTAATACCATCTCTATTTAATTGGATAAATCCAAGAATAGGAACCTGATATTTAACAGCAAAGTTATGCAGTGCTGTCATCATGAATCCAAGGAGTTGGTATTCCTTTAAATCTTGAGACATACCGCTAGTGTCCATCAATTTTAAATAGTCATAAATGATCAAACAATCCTTTGCTGTGCCATCCGAATTCAAACCCACTTCTTTACAAATCCACCTACGCATAATACTAAGTTGTTCATCAAATGGTTTCCCAGCAATAGACTTATAATAAAGTTTAGTATTTTTTAGATCTTCAGATGCTTTCTTTATCTTTTCTAATTGTACAGGGGATTTATTGAACTTGCCGGTTTCTATAGCATTAATTTCAACTTCTGTCATCATAGCCATAACTCGATGAATATGATCTTTATTGCTCATTTCGGTATCCATATTTAATACTGGAATACCTAATTTATTAGCAACATAAAATCCTACATTATCTGCCCACATAGACTTACCAGCTTTTGGTCTAGCAGCAATAATATTTACTGTTCCTTTGCGGAATCCTCCACCAATTGACTGATCATATATGGGGAATCCGCTAGATATACCAACTTGATCTACTGGATTGGTGGATAGATATTCTATATATTCATCTAGACCATCGCCAATATGATATGGCTCATTGTCATTTGATAGATTTGATCCGAACTCAAATAGAGAGTCTTCCGCTATAGACAGAATAGAAGAGATTGGTTCTGAACCAGTGACATCTAATAATCTATCTTGAGCCCTTTCTAATTCTTTATGTAAAGAACGGGCGATCTCTAGCTTTTTTATTTTGGCAGCGAACTGCTTGATGTTATCTATATTGGCTGGAAAATCTTTAATTGCTTTTAGATGTTGTACTTCTTCTTTTTTATTAAGAATATGACTAACGCCCAGATCCTGTGCTGCTGAATATATTGACGCTATATCCAGCGATGACACTGTATCTTTAGAAAATATATGTTTGATACAACTATATATTAGTTGATTACTATCTACAGTAAAACATTCTTGATTAAGAATATCATTAATCTCAAGATAAGCCTTATCTCCATGTTGGAGAATACAGCTTAATACTGCTCTTTCAGCAGACGGGTCGCATAAAATCATAAATTATCCAGGAGTCCTTGCGCACTTGTTACATTTATATCTATTGGGGGCATCATATATTAAGGCCGGATTAACTTGTTCTACTTTACCACATACTCTGCAAGTAGCTTCTACAGGAGAAAACTCTCTTGCTCGTATAGACGGTGGGTGCTGTGCTAATTTGCGATCAATCTCTATATCCTCTCTGTGCATACTTTTTTCTAACATCTGATCGAATTTATTAGTTGATTTTGTCTGCTCTTTTTTGACAGCTTTTTTAGCGGCCTTTTTAGGTTTTTGAACAGGCTCTTCCTCAAGTGTATCCGACACAGAGTTATCCGTCAAGCCCTTTTGTAAAATAGCAATCAACTGCTTAATATCATCATTATCAAGAGGCATGTTTCACCTTTGTCTTTTGAATTGATAGTAATATATCACTTAAATTTTTTATGGTATTAGCTAGATAAGACAGTCTATCCATTCGTTGTTTAGCATATTTTTTAATATTATTTAATGCAGATGCTTTGTCATTGTGCTTGATGGCTTGTAATGATTTTTCAATATATCCATAACCTTTATAGTTATTGATTTCGTCTGCTATTGCTTCTTTAATAGACTCTTCTGACCAATTATGCCTAGCAATCTCTCTATTTAAACTTCTTTGTAGATAAAATCCAAATTGAGATAACCTATACGAAATTTGAGCACAGTCTTCTGGGCCTAGTTTTTCTATTTCATCTCTAGTCATATTTAGATAAGAATTCATTTCAGATTCTGTCACAGCACAACCAGCGGCATAGTCTGGAAGTGACAGAGTTTTTTCATAATCATCTAATATTTTATCCCAATATTGTAGTTCTTCTTTTGCTGGCTTATTCATGTTTTAATTTATCTTTCCATTGTGATTCTGATTCATTGTATGATAGTATTATATGATTGATTCCGTTTTTTTCACACCATTCAAGTTTTTGTTGATCTCGTTTTTTTGCTTTTAAAAAGTTTAATACTGTACTGTGATAAAATGGAACAAATTTAAAATGTTGTTCTCCATGAACTTCTATACATGTTTTAATTAGTGGCAAATAAAAATCCAAATACAAAGTCTCAGATCGTCGTAATGGTATAGGAACTTCTTCTAGTATTTGTAATGTTGGAAATGATATAGTAATCAGTTTTCTAGCCTGTAGATGAAGAGAGGATTTATTCTGCAGTCTTCCCTTTGCAATATGTCCTGTTAATTGCCAGTTAACAACATTATTGTCTAAATCCACAATTGTCATTTTAATCCTAGTAGCTCTTTGACTGATTCACTTATCTTTTTATATGCTTCATTATTTTCTACTAAAAACGCTCTAACTTTTTCAACACCTTGAAATTTAGGCTTATCTTCTAAACTAGGTATTGTATACCAAGCACCACCCTTTTGAATTACGCCCAAGTCTGATGCTAGATTAATCAGTTCCGTGTGCTTGTCAATACCTTGACCATATCGTATAAAACTAGTAGCAGTTGCTCCTGGCGCACCTAATGCGGAACAAACAACTTGCCACTCTATTTCTTGGCCGATCTGAGTATTATCGGTCCCTACAACCCATGGCTTGAATGTTTTTGCTCGTAATTTAATATCAGTTTGGTATGCAATAGCCTGACCGCTCTTCTCCTTAAACTCTGCACCATATCCTGTTGGATTACCCATTAAGTGCGTAATACCAATTACAATATTTCTATTTACAGGAATCACATTTGCAATCTTACGACAAAATTTGGCTAATAATTTGGCACCATCTGCTCTTTGCATTTTATCCATATCGCTGGTAATTTCAGCTTCTGTACACAAAGCAGAATATGAGTCTATAATCAAAACACATCCTGGAACTTCATTGATAATTCTTTCACCGATTTGTAGATATTCTTCTCCATGAAGAATTTTACCCTGTTGACTTCCGATGATATGGAATCTGGATAAGTCTAGTCCGGGTATGCCTTCTAGGTCTCTTTTCTTTAATCTTCCTTCAATATTAAGATAGTATACTTGGCGCCCATCTTTAAATGATCCATGAGCATACTCTTTTCTTTGTGCAGTTGCTGCAAAGTCTAATGAGGACGTTGTTTTACCACACTTTGGTTGTCCTGTTAATACAACAAAACTTCCTTCTGGAATACCACCATTAAGAGCAATATCAAGCGATGGACTAACAGGAATAGTTAAGACCTTTTTATCAATTAAAGCATTGCCAGACAATATAATTTCATCACCAAATTTTTTGATTACATCTTCTTTTAAAGTTGTCATTATTCTAAATCCTTAAGTTTTGATATGATATTGGACTTCTGATGGTTATTCCTGAATGTCTTTTTTTCAGTTCTATCAAGCTCTTTGGATAAAACTGTGTTCTCTGATTTTATCTTGTCTGCCATCTGTTCTATGATAGGCTCCAAAAATGGAGCACGCAAAGAATAGATTTTTTGCCCCTTATCACTTCTCAGAGCGTTTATTATAGCTTTAGCTTCATATTTTTTTAATAGTTTATATGCTGTTGCTATTTGATCCTTATAATATCTTTCCCAGTATTTAGTAGTCCAAAATCTATAATGTAAATCCTTTTTATCTTTTTTTGCTTTGCTTTCACAGATTAGTTCCGTGATATATTGAGCGGCTGAGACGGATTTGCCATTAGAATACTTAGAAGCAAACTTATCCATTTTTTTTGGGTCTGAAAATTGCCTTGCTTGTTTGTGATGATGAAGTAAATTTTGCTCTATTGGCATCATGCTGTTCTGCTGCTTCCTTTGTCATAATGGCTACGTTGTTGATTCCTTTGCCAGAAGTTTTAGTAATCATTGGATTGTTGACTGGCGAACTTGCTGTTGTTACTTGTTGCTCATTAGATGCTATAGTAAATTTTTCTATAGTTTTTTGTACTTGTTCTATATTTAGATCCAACTCTTCTGCAATTTTTTCGTTAGTAAGACCTTGTGAATTAAGCCATCTTATTGCATATGTTTGAGTCTTATTGATTCTAGCCATTTAAAATCCTTCCCTTTCTGCATTTCTAATCCATACAGGATTAAGAGTTCTTAAAAAAGTTATATACATGTCGAATACTGGTTTACTTACTTCTTTGAACGGTATATATGCCTTATCTTCATATAGGGTTGATTGCTTATTCTCTGAAAGAGGTAGCAATGGATTATAAAGATTTTTCATATTATCTAGCTTGATCAAATATTTAACAGTACTATCTGGCCTTGATTTTGCCTTTGCTAGTACTCGTTGATCATTTTCTTTTTTGATTCTTGGATTATTTTCTTCATCAATAAAATCATAACTATTTATAGTAGAATAATAATTATTAATTTCTGATTGTGTTGTCTTTGAATGCTCGTGTATAAATGAATTATTCATTATTTTCTTCTTTTTCGTTAGTGTCCGATATTGTCTGCAATAGGTTACTTTCCAAGTATTCAAAAAATCTTCTCATATATTTTTTATAGTCTCTATTTGTTGGAACTGGTATATGAAAGTTTTTTTTACACATTTCTTTCAATCCAATGATTTCTCCCTTATCATTTTGAGATAGTACATTACCAGTAATAGTAAATACTATTTCGTGCTGGCAATCGATTAGCTTTTTTATACTTTCAGCTTCTGGTAAGTCTAATTCTTTCTGTCCTATCCATTCTTTAAACTTATCATCATCCATTGATTGGATATTATTAAGCTCTTTAATAAGATCAGGATCGATAGCAGATTCATTATTATCGTTACTCATTTTATGTCCATTTAATTTTTGGTTGTTTCTTAAGTCTTGTCATACCTTTTGGTAGAGCCTTCTCTACTTCTGTGTCTTTATACTCGTTATGCTTACGATTTAGCTCGGCCTTTTGATCATCGCTTAATCTATCTCTGTTCCTATTTGCTAAATCTCCCACAGTCTTTAGTTCTGAATCAGATTTTTTTACAGACGTATTCTGGCTTAATACATCGTCTACATATCTTCTTTCTGATTGTTTTTTATTACAATATACGCAGGATGGGTCTGGAATATAATCTTTGATATAAAAAAACAGCTCAAAATCTTTTTTGCAGCTATTACAATGATACGAATATGTTGGCATACTATTTTAGATAGGAATCTGGAAGATACAACGACCACTCATCAGGGATCTCATGCTTTATTCTAGACAATAAGTGGACAACTGGCAAGTATTTGTCCGTCTTATCTGGAGTAAAAGGAAAATTTTTAATTGTCATATTTGCTTGTTTTGGTGTTTTGTTACCTTTTTTCCTATTACATTTTATGCAAGCAGTAGTTATATTGGTCCAATTAGTTGGAGATCTATTATTATCTGTCCATTTAGATTTTGGAATAACATGATCATAAGTTAATTGTGATGGATCCAATTTTGTATTACAGTATTGACAAGTATAATTGTCTCTTATGTATATATTTTTTCTGGAAAAAACTACACTATTATTTGCTCGTTTAAAGAATTTTTTGGTTTTAGCAACTGCTGGGACAGGATATTTTTTACCACACGCACCTTGAATAAAATCATTTTTATAAAAATCTATGATTTCTATTCCATAGGACGGATTATCACTATATTTAATAGACCATACTAAAGCTCTTTGCCAACCAATAATAGTAAGTGGGCTATAGTCAGAATTTAGTAATAAGCATCTAGTATTGTGTATTCCCATTTTCTAATTGGTCAAGCCTAGATAATATTCTGCCAATAATAGCATTTCGTACTATGTCTGAACTATCTAGTTTTGCTACTCCTATGCCTTCTAATCCTTCTAAAGATTTTATTATTTGTAAAAAACCACCTTGTAAATGTCTTGACAAGTCTGACTGATGAACGTCACCAGTAAGAACCATCTTGCTATTCTGTCCAATTCTAGTGATTAACATTTTAAGTTGATCATATGATGAATTCTGACATTCATCCGCTACTATAAAACAATTGTGAAAACTTCGTCCTCTCATTAATCCTAATGGAACAATTTCAATCTTATTATTTAATTTTAAAGAAGCATACATTGCTGGAGAAATAAAGTGATTTATTTCATCTATTAGCGGTAATAAGTAAGGATGAATTTTTTCTTCAGCAGAGCCTGGGAGATATCCCATCTTTTCTCCTGCTTCAACAATTGGTCTAGTAATAACTATTTTTGATATTTTATTATCTAATAGATATTCTATAGCCATTCCAATAGCTATATGTGTTTTACCACTACCAGCTAATCCTTGACAAAACGTAATAGTATTTTCTGCTACAGTCCTGATGTATTCTTTTTGATTTTCACTTCTTGGTTTTAATCTATTTCTATATGCTGCAGCCCCTTCATTGATTGGTTTGAGATTATTTGTTGCATCTATAACTTTCTTCTTTTTTGTATTTTTTTTTCTCAAGTTATATCTTTCTGTAAGAAAAGGTTACAAATATAATACTATATTATACACCTTATCTTTACATTTTAAATTAGACAGGCTCCTCCGGCGCAACTAATTTCTTCTATTCCAGCAGTGTTATCTTCATGCTCTTTTAGTTGTGTATAATCTACCTTATTAAAAGTATTGAATAGATCGCAATAAATTTTCCAATTATAAACATCTTTCATACAATATGTTAATCTTCTGGTATCTCCTTCAAAATATTTACCAGCAAAATTTTTCATTTTAGTAACAAACATTAATTTTGATTCATTGTCATCTTTATTTGCTTGATTTAAAGTAACATAGTCACATGCTGCCCATAGATTATTATCAAAAGCATTTAGTGCTAGTTCAATTAGACCAGAACACCATAGCGCAGCATCTCCGTATTCTTTTACAATTTCTCTGCTTGTATAAACGGTTGTAAATGGTGCTTGAGGATAATCTTTATCTCCGCTTTGTGGAATAAGACTAATGCCAGCAAAATATTTACGATTATCGTAGATATATTTGGTAACATCATCCCATTCATCTGGTTTAACAGTTACGGTGTTGCTAACATTATGGCTCAAATACTCTTGTGTGCATAATGATCTGTTCTTTCCAGACTGAACCCAATTTTTCTGAGTATCTTTAACAACAGAGAGCATTTCTACTGCTGGTAATTGATTCTTTAGTTTTGCACCATCTGGCACTTCTATTGGAAATTTAATAACCTCATCAGTATTATTCGCAGACCAACGCGATTTTTCACAAGCCTGCTCATTTACTTTTTTGAAGTGTTGATAAGGCGCCTCTAAAATATTGGCTTGTACATGACGTATATATCTCTTGGCATGATGAGGATGAATTCCCGAACTAGTGCCAAGCATACTACTACTTGTTCCTTCTGGCTTTAAACAAGTTACTCTTGCTGCTTGATTTATTTTTATAGCTTTTGCCATAAGCTTATTGGTATCAACAGCAATTTTTGCACCATTGCGTAAGACCTTCTCTGATAATACCAGATCGTGCTTTTCCATAGTACCAGTTAATGATACTCCTAGTAAAGCTTCTCTAGCAAAGATCTTGCAACTAATGTCTCCTAAATAATCTAGTTTGGTAAAACCTGCTTGTAATGTTCCTATGATAGCAGCAGCCTTGCATCTTTCGTAGAAATCATCTTCATCTTCTATGGATGAACAATTAATGGTAGTAAGATTGCATCCTTGCCATCCACTCTTTCCACTTTCTTCATCAACAGGCCACATACCTACTTCTACACATGGATTAAATGTCATCTCTGTAGAATCGCTCCAAATAAATCCTGGTTCACCAAACTCTTTAACGCTATTCATAAGTGTTTGGAATTCTTCGAATGTGGTATCGTCTTTCAGTAATAAAGCAGAATTATTGCTTCGTGCTCTTTGTGGATTTTCTACATACCAATTTCCAGTTTTAGCCTTTGCCATTTCTTCATCATTATGACTAAACAATGCTAAACTAGCAGAACGCCTTACTCCACCACTTAATACAGCATCGCTACTATGCATAATAATATCATAAGCATCAACTGGTCTTAGTTTCTTCTGACCATCTTTAATACAACGATCTAGTAATGTTCTTATTTTTTCTAAGCCATTTTGTAATGGTTCAAATCCAGGAGCCTTGCCAACTCCACTTGCTAGATTGGAACCTTTTGCTCTGATGTTTGAATAGTCAAATACCACATAACTATTCTTGTACATTTTAAATTCTTCAATTGGCTTGCTGGAATAACTACTAAGAAGAACGCCTAGAGCGTCTGCCCAGCCTTCAATGCTATCATCAATAGTATATTTTACTCCAATAGTGTTTTCATCAACTTCATGTTCTAAAGTTGGAAGCTTAGCAACATGGTGTTTTTGTACACTGAATCCTGTACCGCTACCGCAAAGCAATAACCAGAAACATTCTTGGAAAAATCTTAGTCTGTCACAATATGAACTTGTGCAGTTGTAAATCTTGGCGTGTCTTTTTAAGATTGGGTCTCCACCGAACTGCAATGCTCTTTGTGAGCCAAGAACCTTTTTCTTATACATCATATCATATGCCCAATCAATATCGGTTTTAATATCAAAATCAGCATATTGAGTATGCATCATGTTACGCACACGATCAACTGCTTCTTTCCAAGTTTCTCTGCGATTTTCTTTTTCTATCCAACGAGCATACTTACTAACAAATGTATAATTTTGAAGTTCTTGAAGTGCGGACATATTATCTCCTATTGAGGATATTAAGTATTGAAATGATCCCTAGAATTACAGTGGCCTGAAACGATAAATTTATCATTTCTATATTTGAAGAATTTAGCCATCTTTGGATCAAATAAAAAAATATGGAAACGTAAAATGTAAATAATGGTAAAATCATAATACACCGATCAAATGTCTCAGCCAATCTAGATTTGGTTTGCAATATACTATTTCAATACCACTCATTTTTACAAAAGTATCAAATCTTTCTTTTGCTGCCTTATCAAATAATAAAGTTCCATGATCATCTGTCATGTAAACTTTTTTTATTCCTTCTTGCCATAAGGCTGTTATACAGTCGTTGCACGATTGGCCGGTGACGTATGCTATTCCATTATCTGGCCTTACCACACAATTGCTTAATGCGTTTCTTTCTGCATGTACCATCCATTGATATTTGTCTGGCCTGTGTGTTGGTAAAGCAGTATCATCTAGGCCCTTTGGGAAGCCATTATATCCTGCTCCTAAGATTCTATTATGAGAATCTGTAATTACACAACCATGTTGCGTATGAATATCGTGACTACGTTGAGAAACAACTTTAGCCAAACCGAGAAAATAATCAGTCCATTGTGGTCTCATGCAGTTATATTACATGAACCAATGAAAAAGTCAATAGGGTTGAGACAGTTTTTACTTATTGAGTTTATTATACAGAACCAGTGCTAGCACAGATCCTGCAACACCCATGAAAAGCCCCGCTGGACTCAAACTATTATATGACCCTATCAGATAGAGGATGGCGCCTCCCATATAAGATCCTGCTACTCCTAGTGCTACGGTTTTAACAAAGCCAAAATTCTCTTCACCAGGAACTAAAGATTTGGCAATACTACCAACAAATAGACCATAAACAGCCCATATTAATAAATTAAACATTTGCAGCCTCCACTAGTGTTGAAACTTCATCATCCTTGAGATTTTCTCCTGTATCTAACAATGCTTCTGTAATTTTAATACCATATTTATTAAAATCTTCTGATGAGTTTAATTGTTTTTTAACTATACGTTTAATGCGCATCCTGGTAAACCATCCTCTTTTTTTACTATATGACCTAATATTTTCTCCATAAATAGCACACTTATCATGAGCTGTCATATTTTGAGTTTTATTTTTATTGCATTCCTGTAAAACTCTAATAACGGTTAATATAATACTAACCATCATTAAAATAGCTATAACACTACCAAATTTTTGATCTTCTGGTATATTAGATTGTTGAAGTACCTTTGATGCTATAGCATTAAGTTTTGGATTATCATTATTCATATATTACCTTTTAGGCTGTTGACAGGTTCCAGATAAACAATTTTGTTGTAAAGTTATTGGTGAATGTATTACTACTTTAGGATTAGATGCTACTGGGGCTGCTTTTTGATCTGGCTCACAGTATCCACAATTTACTTTACTTATACCATCGCCACTAATATAGTAGCCTTTTCCTTTGCATATAGGGCAATCTTTTCTTTTATATTTTTTATCTATTACTACATTTTGAGCTTTAATAATTCCACCAGCTAAAATAACAGCAGCTGTTGTTGATCCATTATATTGCTGAGAACCAAATGTTGCAAAAATTGATCCTATTAGCAATATGCCTATTAATTTATTCATCTTTATTTCTCCATGGCAATATTTTTTTACGTTTGGGTTTTGGAATTTCTATATCTTCAACTGATTTTGGAGCAAATATTTTTATTAATCCCAGTATAAAATTAGTAATTATACTAATTAAACGATTTAATGCTATTTTATCTAAGAGTCTCATTTTTAAGCCCCACATGTATTGCCAGCGTTCCATGCTGTAGGAATAGGATCCTTAAGACTAGCCGCAACACCAGTTCCAGCGTACCCTGCACTAGTCCATTCTCCAATAGGAGCCGATTTACAAGTTGCAGGAATTTGTAGTGTATTCCAAGTATAATCTGGTGATGGTAAATAATTGCTATAATCCAAAAAAGCACTATTTAATAGATCTAATGGAATACCACCAGTAAGATATTCTAATACATAGTATGTAACAAAATTACCATTTTCTATTTTTCCTAAATGCCATTTATCTGTAATAAATCTCATCTGATAATTTCCATTACCATTATTAACATTAATATATCGACCAGTTGTTGAATCGTGTCCATATGCTCCTATAAGATCAGAAGCTGTGGGATCAGATCCAAACTTGCCATCAACAGAAATTAAATATATTCCTGGTAATGGCGATTCAAAAGCAGCAGAATCACACGGGATTAGTCTAGCAAATGCTGTTTTATTATTGTCGCTTGTTAATGGTGGAGACTCAACTGTGGAGGTATAATCTCCCCAAGTTCCTACAGGAATAGTTGGATATGATACGTTTTCTAAAACGAATGGAGAGGTTGTACCGTTATTAAGCACCCACCAACCTCCATCCATTGATATTCTTGGATAAGTATTTCCAGCATCTTTTGAATAATAAAGAAGACCAGCATCAAGATTATTTGCTAAATAATATACTCCGTCTAATCCTAGATTACTAGCATCTATTCCCGAAACAATAACAGATTCTTTAAGATTCCAATATAAATCAACGCCAGGATATGAATATGTTACACTATTATTAATATCTGTTTTTACAAAATTAAATTCTTTATTTATCCAGTCTCGTAAGGCTTCTGGTGTTGATGCTCCGCTATAGTCTACAAAAATCATTTGTCCAGAACCTGCTTTGAATAATTTTGCTGTTGATGAATTTGTTTTAACAAGAGGATGTATATTTTCTGGTAATCCAGAGTAAACTACTTTAAGTCCTGATACTCCTTCAGTAATAAAATAATCACCGCTAGGACGAGCTTTAGAATCTATACAAACAAAATCAGCATTAATATAAGATCCTAAGCATGTAGCAGATATGCTTGTTGATCCTGTTGATACTGGAGTTATATAATCAAATTCATTACATGTTGTTCCGCTAGTTCTACAAGAGAAGGTGAATGTTAGCCATGATTCCATTGGTGTTTTAGGTTCAAATAATCTTAATTCATTAATATTTGATCCTCCGTGACTGATTGCGCCACCAAATTTTGGTCGTATACCAGAAAAATTAACAAGTTTAGTATCATATGTTGTACTATCAAATGGTAATCCGCTTGCTGATGTTCTATAAGAAAAACCAAGATGTGCTAATCCGGTACACGATCCTGTTATAGCAGTTGTAGTATTAGAAAGATCATACGTGGCTGGACTATTTGTTATACCACTTAATCCAACTGTATATGGACCACTTCTTGATGTTGCATAGCCGCTTGGGAAGCAGTCTGTGCTTGGTAGCCAGTTAGTATTGGCCGCATTAGAAGTTTTGGTGCCACTAATTTTATGTCCTACCGAATCTACGACAACCCAATCATTATATTCATGCCTCCATCTGATAGGTAACGTAAATCCAACAACTGCTCTGTGTCCTGATCCTGTTGGAAATGGACTTTGACTAGCAGCATCAGATGGTGCTTGCATCGCCGTAAATACAAATTGAGCGGGATATGCAAATACTCCGCTCAAATTAGAAGTATGCGTAGTTTGTCTTGCAGCCTCTACGTATCCCTTATATGTTGGTTCGCCACTAGTTTCTGTTAAACTAACTAGTATTTGATTATAATAAGAAGATCCAGCATCTGGATATGGTGATAATGACGTTTTACTTAATGAAGATTGATAATTCCAATTCCCTTGTCTCCAATCAAAAACATATGTTCCACTAAATATAGAATCGTATGGTATTTTAATTTCTATTCTACTTGATAAATTAGTCTGTGGAGGAGTGCCGCACAAAGCGTTAAATCCTTGTACTGGGACAGGGTTGACTTGACCGTTTGTATTTCCAGATGGAAAATGCCAATACGGTTTGGATAGATCTATAGGATGTGTTATTCTAGGATTTGAACATGCAATATTAGGATGCTCCCATAATGTAGCAAATGTATTTGGGCAGCATTCTATGCATTCATCTGTTGCTAATGAATTAGGAGTACATAAATATATACTTCCATTACTATATCTGATATATGCTTGATTATTAAAATATCTTACATTCGGGGAATCATTACTCATTTAAAAAATCTCTTATAGGTAAGTAAAACCATAGTCCGGTAATTTTTGCACAGGGAACCCATCAAAATTACTGAAAGCATAACTACCATTAGCCGCCAACATTCCAGCAGCAACTTCGGCTCTGATAAGAAATGAACCGTCTGGAATATTTCCCCATTCTGGATGTCCACCATCATTCCATTTGCCCCAACTATTTTGAACTAAGAATAATGGCTCATTTCCAGTATCGTCACAGGCTATCCAGGCCATAGCGTGGGCCCAATTACCACTAACGTTAGCAATACCCTTTTTATCTCTTTTATTACTAAATCCATAATTCGAACATACTGATAATCCATAACCATTTGCAAGAGCGTCTCTCGCTTCTTCTATGGTTCTTACTAAACTAACAGTTTTAATTTGATGATCATTAGCTAAATCAATAACAGGATCAGGTAAACCTCGTCCACCCCAACCAGCTCCTAGATTTCCATTATATTTAGTAAAGTCAACTACGCCCTTATAGTTTTTTCTTATTACTATACCGCCATTCTTGCTAACAAATTCAGCAGCTCGTGAGCAACTCATTCCTTGTCCACCATGACCTCGTGCTCCATAGATTGCTTCTGTTGCTCCTCTTGCTATCCAAGCTTCTCTATCATTATGTACATCTATTTCTACTGCTCGACTAACATCACAAGCATTTCGTGTTGCATGACTGACACAATCTCCGGTAGTTTGTCTTTCATTATAAGGATTCTTATCAAACTTCAATACGCTCTTGTATGGAGTTGATAACTTGCCCTTGCCACTAGTTTTAATTTTTTTATTAGCATCGCCAAATAATGGGTATTTACTAACTTCCATTAAATGATCAAACACATGCTGCTCCCATAAACAGCCACTAAATCCTTTTCTATAATTATTATATAACTCGTCTGGTGTAAATCGTGGCATTATTTGGCCCCCTCATTGCATGCCCAAGCTAAATATCTAAATGATTGAGATGCTTGTGTTCTTAATTCTGGAGATAATAAAACACTATCGTCACCTATAACAGAAACGATAACCTGTTGTGCCTCTTTACCCAAATCTGCATATTTATCTTTAATATCTAATTTTAACATTACTCCAGCTAAACTATTTGCTTGACGAATATCTTCTGTATTTTTAATTACAGTTTGATCACCATCTAATGCTATAAGATCAGATATATCTATATATAAGTCTCTTAATCTTGCAGCGTCTTTTTTATCACCAGAGCTTAGAATTTTTGCAACATCTTTACATTCTTTAAGAACATCCTCATCATCAGGAGCTTCTAAAGATACCACAACATTATTTGACTTTTGAGGAAATAATGATGAAAAATCTGGTTGAACTAATCCTATTAAAATTAATAGTGCTGCTATAGTTAATAATACTATCTTATTCATAAGTATATCCTTTTATTTTTGATCTACAGATACTGATGGTGGAACACAAGCATTGGGACTTAGATACGGGAATATCTGATCAATAACCTTAATAGCCTCTGAGCAGTTGCTCTGTACTGCCAAGTCCCTAGTTTGTTTCCATGAAGCTATAAGTTTGAAGAACACATCTTCATTCTTATTGTCTGATTTAACTGGAACATTAATTGTTGGCAATGCTGGTAGTTGAGAGCCTCCTTGTGGAGACTTAATTTTTGACACTAAGTCAGATACAAATTTTTGTACTGGACTCATTCTATCCTTGAATAAAACCCATAATACTAATCCTACGCCAGCATATAATGCTAAATCTAATGTTGTGACTCTGCTAGCAAATTCATTAAATGACTCTGTATAATTCATCTTATTTCCTCTTCTTTGTGGATTTTTTAGCTTTTACTTTTTTAATAACTGATTGAACTTGAACATCTTTGCTTTTGAAAACACCAACTTGTCTAAATGTTGTTACTGTAGCATCAATACTAGCGCCAACCAAAGCCATCAAAAAGGCTTTCATATACTTGTGCATGATTGGCTCTAGAATGTTTGGAACCAATGGAATATCTATCACAGTAAACATCTTATCATAGAATGTTGAGATCGCATTCATAGCAATTATTTTTTTATCTGGTCCACTAAGATCAATTGCTATATTTTCTAACAATTGTACAGATAATGCTACGGCGAGCTGTAGAATCTTCCATGCTTGTGCAACAGCCACTGCTTTAACTTCATTTAAAGACTGTTTAGATTGATCCACTAATTTATCTAATTCTAATTTGACAGCATTTAATATTTGTATATTGTCTGACATATCCTGTCCTTTCATTAATGTAATACACCAAAAATTGATTACTTTTTTGGTTTTGGCTTAGCTTTTTTCTTGGCTGTTTTGGGTTTGATCTGAGTTGTTTCTGTGCTTGGCGGTTTAGTTTTGTGAAACCTTTTGGATGCTTCTAGTCTTTCTTGTTCTGATGCCGTACTCCACCAAGTTTTTTTAATTTCTTTTCTACTATTAACATATTTCCATAATATTGCTATTTGTCCACTAATTAATATAACACTTTCAACGCCATGGCTTACATCTCTAATAAGATCTTCTTTTTGTTGGGCGTCCTCTCCAAATAATCCAATCAAATATAATCCACTAAATAAAAAGCTAACTAATGTAAACCAAAATTCACTAGTTCTATACGCAGGCTTAATCATATTATATTCCTATTATTGACAATCGTCAAAATAATATACTGGATCATCAAATTTATCATCAAACTTAGATTCTATGTTTTGTATTTGTTGGTCAACTGGAGCATCTGCTAGTGTGGTTCTTTTAGCAGAGTATCCTGTGAGGGATGTTGAACAAGTTATACTTATTGTATTGGTATCTTTATCTGTGTCTATTGCTATAATATCTGTTGCCATATTTGTGCCCTTTATTCTACAAGAACGCCACTACTAATTAACAAACCATTTGATTTGTTATAAATTTCTATTTTAGATACTCCTAATAAAACCTGCAATAATTCAACTATTTCACTTGGATATTGTTGAGCATTGAGGTTTGGGGTAGCAGCATCTATTGTGGATTGGTCAACATACGAAGCCGTTGTATCAAATCTATAAATTTTTGCAATATAATTATTTAGTGTTATTTCTGAAATTAAAGTAAAATTTGCGCTCATTATAATGTTCCATTTCCTGTGGAGGTTGCTGAAATACAATTTGGTGCAGAATCTGATCGTGTGGCGTATGCCCAGTATCCTGCTGAACTGCCTATGCTCTTATAGAATGCCGCTTTGTACCACTCGTTTTCGCTTGGCAAGAAATATTTTGCCCCAAAATCTCTAGTAGGAGATCCGCTACTTCCGATCAATTGATATGCGCCATTTTCTGTAGTATTATTATCTTGTACACCTGATGGCTTGCCATTATGAAGCCAATTGCAATATCTGGCTGCATTATACCAATTAACTAAATTAACGGGCTTATTACCCATATTGGATCTAATAGAATATGTATAGTTACCAGATCCTGCTCTGGATATGCCCGATCTTGGGTCGCTATCCATTTCATTTGCAAATACTGAATATGCATCTGTTGATGCTATGCTATTTAAAAATTCAACATAGTCATTATTTGTAATTAAATTAGTAGACATTTTATATTCGTAAGACACTGAGCCATAACCGTTAAGATCGGCATTATTATTAATATCTGCAATATCGCTAAATGTATTTAAATTATTTGGATCGTCAATACTAGCAACTCTAAAACCATATCTAGCTAATGTTGTATTAGGATCATTATTTCCTCTATATGAAGAAGATAAGAAGAGGGTATCTGGAGTTGAGTATGCTCCACCTCTTAATACTCTATTGCTAGATACTATCGCTTCTGTCCACTCCCAAACATTACCATTCAAATCATATATACCGTATGGTGATGCTATTCCATTTGTACCAACTGTTGTTACATTACCATCTAAAGAATTCCAATCAGCACAATTATTGAAATTAGCAGTATTACTGGTTAAAGGTTGTAATGCTCCATAAGATGTTGTGGGCGTTGGAGTTATTGTCTTTGTTGGAGTTATAGATGGTGTTGGCGTGGCTGTTGAAGTTATTGATGGTGTTGGTGTTGAAGTACTAGCATTGGTAGATGGTGTGATACTTGGAGTTGGAGTATTGGTACTAGTAACAGTTGGAGTTGGAGTAATAGTAGATGTCCTAGTTGGGGTCAAACTAATGGTTGGAGTAATACTTATTGTTGGAGTAGGAGTTGGCGCTACTGGAGTGCCAGTGGGTGTTCTTGTTGGGGTTCTTGTTGGAGTTGGCGTAATCAATATATTTGGCGGAGCAAAACCACTGCAAACAGTATAGTATCTTATTTCGTCAAATCTATCTATAAATTTTGATTGTATCTCTTCTATAGTTAAATTACCAGGATAATTATCTCTTACAAGTCTAATTGAAGATTGGCCATTTTGTTGTGTAGAGCATATAATATTGATTGTATTTATATCTTTTAATGAATCAATAGTTAATATTTCATTAGCCATAATATTCCCTTGGTTAAAGATATAAAATTATACACCATTTGATTTATTGATTATTTATTCCTCGGTATAATCAGTATAGTCACTGCATTCTATAGAGATACCATCTAATGATCCAGGTACAACGCAGTCATTAAATACTATATAGGATGAGCTTGTTACTGGATCAGTCCAAGTTAGTATTACCCATGTTACTCCATTGTGACAACCGCCACTGGTTAAGCATTCTAAGGTTATGTCTACTTGATTATTAAATACTGTTGGATCATTAATCGTAAATGAGAATGTATCAGATACATCGCCACCAGTTGATCCATTATTCATGGAAATAGCATTGCTAGACAATATAGTACCTCCACTAGTCACTAATTTAGGCATAAAGTCTGTGCGGTTGCATATATGACCTCCAGCACATGGCGAACTAACAGAACCAACTCCTGGAATTGTTTCTGATCCCATAGCGTCTTTATAAAAGGCATATCCATTTAATACTACTGGATCTGATGAAGGTTCACACGGAACTTTTGGTGGTGTTGGACTAGGAACAATTGTACTAGTAGGCTCTGGAACGCAAGCACATGATTCTGGATCAACAACATATCCAGTATCGCAATTGGAGAACTGGCATATTGTTGGAGTAACAGTTGGTGTCCTTGTAATTGTTGGTGTTATAGATTGTGTTATAGAACATGTGGGGGTTATACTTGTTGTTATGCTTGGCGTTGGAGTAAGCGTTGAACTTACACTCAAGCTAACAGTAGGAGTTACTGTAACACTGGTTGTAATAGTTGGAGTAGGAGTTGGGGTTCTAGTTGGAGTCCTAGTAACCGAAGTGGGCGATATACTAGGAGTTGGAGTTGGTGATACAGTCACGCACTCTTGCAAACATTTAATGCTGATTTTATCTCCAACAGTATATGGTAATCCATTTTTTGAAACATCAACAGAAAGTATATTGTATGATACATTATTTAGATATACTAGTGTTGTAACTTTCCCAATATTGCTTCCGAAAGATTTAGTAATAATATTTGGATAAACAATAACGCTATTATTAGAGTTGCTAAATGTAAAAGTATATTCAGAACCTGGTGTGGCATTAGTTACTTCTACAATAATAGGTATTGGTTCAGAACATAATGGGCCTTCTAAAGATATAGTATTTGGACTTATTATTGATGTTAAAATTTTTGGAATAATAAAATCATTATATTTAATAGATGGTATTCCAGCTTCGTCTGATACAGTTGTTGATATGCTGGTACTCTTTCTGCTGTCTAGACATCCTGTATGCTTTACTATTAATTCAAGATTTATATTTGCATTATTATTAATATGATCTAAATATGGGGCATTATTTAATGCATTAAAAGATAAATTATAATCACAATCAATATTACTATTATTTAAATATTTAGGGCAAAACTTTAAAATATTGTTAATTTGATGTGTTGTAGACTGTGGGTATATTATTCCGGATATTTGTTCTATATTAGCGGGCCAATTAGAAAACATAGAACTAAAATTATATTCATATTTTTGATTTGGTATTAAATTGATTAAATCTGCTGTGATTATATATGTATTGTTTAATTCGCTAGTGCTTCTAGTAGCATATAGGCTAGAAATTTCGCAACATTCTTTGGGTATTGTGATAAATGATTTTGTATTGTCTCTTTGTAACATAATAGATACTATTTTTCTACTGTCAAAATATCCTTCAACATTAATGGCATTTCCAGTATCATTAGCTAAAATAGCTTTCGGCTCATCATCTGATGCGGTTCCATATGTCCAATACCCGCCAACATTATTATCTTTTGTAAGATCATAATACGCGGCTTTGTACCATTCGTTTTCATTTGGTATAAAATACTTGGCATCATTTGATCTTGATATTTGCGCATTGGATAGATTGTATGCTCCATCATATAAATCAGCATTAGCATATCTATCATTATGTAGCCAGTTGCAATATTTTGCTACCATTAACCATGTAATAAAGGTTACTGGTTTATTGCCCATATTATTTTTAACCACATATTTATTGCCAATATCATTGCACAATTTGAGTTCTATACCTCCAATACTACTAGATGACATTTTTGAATCATATATCTTATGTGTATTGTGACCTTGTGGATCAACAATATTTAGATAATTAATATATTCTTGATTAGTTACTAGATTAGTAGATATATAATATTTGTACATAACTCTACCATAATTCGAAATCAAACAATCGTCGTTTGGATTAACTAACAGCGCTATCTCACTAAATCCGCTTAGATTTAATAAATTATTTTTACTAGCAATTCTGAAACCAAAAATACCTTCTTTTAGTGTGCTATTAAAGTAAAATGCTTTTCTATTATTTTTACTTAGGCTATAAGAATTAGTATCTAAGTAGCATCCACCTCTAACTATTCTTAGATTAGGATTATTTATGTCGCTGTTTTCTAGCCATTCATATAGTTGTCCACTAATATCATATAAACCATAATAATTTGCTCGGCCATTAGATCCTACTGTTGTAAGACCACCTTTATCACTATCGCCCCATTTTGCTAAATTCTTATAGTTTGCAGTATTTCCAATAATATCATTATTAACTGGAGCAATAGTAAGGTCCATCTGGGCATAACTAATATCTGTGTTATCGTGGTCAATATTTTTACAAAATTGAAATATGGTATTTAAATTATAAGTATCTTTGATTGTTGTAAAGTATCCGCTATTTGGCACTATAGAATCACATGTCTCTGAGCCACCAACTAGTTTAAAATCATAACTAAATGTTTTATTTGTTGGAAGATTGCCAATTTGTATGTTCAATGGAACAACTAGTTTTTTATCATCATTAATGTATACTATATTGTTTTTATTGTCTAAAACAGATACGGTGTATTCTGAATCAAAAATCTTTATACTAATATTATCTATATTCCATTCATATGATCCATTTTGCATTTGTACTAAAGATATACAATCAGATCCAAATTTTAGATATTCTTCTTTTAATTGTTCTAATAATGATTTAGCTAATAATATTGTTTTAATATCAACTGATGATTTTTCATATATAGCTATATCTTTTTGTAATACATCTATAGCAACACTATATGATATATGAGCATTTTTTAATAATGCCTCTAGATTGGAACCAACAACACCTATTTTAGTTAATTCATTTTTGATATTATCAGAAATATATTTTGATCTACTATGAACAATAACTGGAAGTTTTATAGGATAATTTGCTTCAGATTTTGTAATAAAATAATAAGATTCTCCTGGATTTAAAAACTTTAAAGAAGAATCAGTATTTGGATAAGCAACGAGGCCGCTAGATATTGTTGAAAATTGTAGTCTATTATTATTGTCTTCTAAACTGAATATTGTAGAAATATTTTGAATAAAGTTTTTCCAGTCAAGAACCGATGGATCAAGTTGAGAGTCTGATTGTGGACCATTTATTAGATTTAGCGGCTCTAATGCATTATCTGGATATTTTTTGATAGAATATCTTTTTTGAATATATAATGGATTTTCTGGAATTTCTCCGGATGGCGTTGAGGATACGCTTGGTGTTATGCTAGGTGTTATAGAAATTGTTGGAGTATTCGTCGCAGTGACAGTAGGTGTTGAAGTTACTGTTCTGGTGACTGTTCTTGTTGGAGTAGCAGTTTTTGTAACTGTTTGAGTTGGTGTCTGAGTTTTAGTGACAGTAGGTGTCGGGGTATTAGTTTTTGTAGAGGTAATCGATATTGTTGGGGTATTCGTGGGAGTTATTGATCTAGTAGGAGTAATGCTACTTGTTATTGTAATAGTTGGAGTTTGTGTTGGAGTTACTGTTGGTGTTGATGAAATATTGACAGTCAGGGTAGGAGTGACTGTAGGTGTGATTGTTGGTGTCTGAGTTGGAGTAGGAGTTACTGTTGGCGTTGGAGATGCTGGTGGCAAATCATTAACAATCCCCCCATCTCCATAAGCATTAACAGTAGCACATCCTATATCATTAACAGCACATGGTTCAGTGTTATATTGTGTTGCATATAAATTATATGATAAAGAATCGGGATTGTAGTAAGCTGCTTTGTACCACTCATTTTCATTTGCTATGGCATACGTAGCATTTATATTTCTAACTATTGGATTGCTATTAAGATCATAAACTCCACTATATAAACTGCTATTTGTACCAGATCCATTGTGAAGCCAGTTGCATATCATAGCAGTATTTTTCCAATTTACAAAATTTACTGGTTTATTATTAAAATAAATTTTACTATAGTATTTATTACCAATAGTATTTGTGCTAGTATATCCTATGCCACCTCTTGCATTTGTGGTCATATTTGTATTATATAATTTATTACTATTTAATCCGCTAGGATCAACTACATTTAAAAATCTTACATATTCTGCATTTGTTAAAGGATTGATCATTATATGATAATTATAATTTATTTGTCCAAGATATTTACCTCCAACAGCATCAGTATCACTAAGATTACCGCTATTTCCTATACCAACAAAATTACTAAAAGAATTATTATTATTTTTATTTGTTAATCTAAATCCAATATTAGAAGAAACTGTGCCTGTTGTTGATGTTCTATATCCATATTTTGATATATCATTAACGTTTAAGCTATTAAAAGATCCACCCATCAAACTATTTTCTTCTGTCCATTCCCACACTTGTCCTGCTTGATCTCTGGTTCCGTAAGCACTAACGCCACCATTAGTACCAACACTAGTTAAATTACCACCGATAGTGATACCATTCCAGTTTGCAGTTTCTTTATAATTAACACTATTATTTCCAGAGATAAATACCATAGTTAACTACCTTTTTAAATTATTCCTGAACAATCATTTAAATCTTGTGTCACTATATTACTATAGCAAAGATTATCGCATAAATTTATATCAATTTCTATGACATTAGAATAGCAGGGATTGCATAGATCACTTGTGGCATCTGCGATAATGTATGAAATTTGATCATTTGGTACGCAACTACTGAATAGTATATTATCATCTATGTCTAATAATTCTATCCATGCTATACCAAGATGACAACCAACTGGTACATAGCCATCATCGTATGGATATACTGCATTTTGCTGGGCGCAACAATTATATTCGCTATAGCAATAAGTTCCATCTCCTACAACGCTACATGATTCAGGCTGATAAAATTCTGGACATAAAATTTCTAAATCAGAGCAAGTGAGTGGAGGATTACTGCCAACAATTGTTCCTTCTGTCAATGTCTGACAAGGTTCTGGGCCATCTAATCCACTAACACCAACACCACACCACATCCATTGACCGCACTCTTCGCCACAGTTTGGTCTGCATTCTAGATTAATCTTGTATCCTGTTTGTCCAATTTCTAATGCCACTGGATATATACTATTTTCTGATATAGAGAACGTAACTGCTCTATCATTTAGTCCAGTATTTACCATGCTGGGGAAATCTACAAAATTTGGAACACCATTGTCGCAGGATCCACCGTCGTTGTTAAGATTAACAATTCCAATATTATTATCATTAATATATAAATCAAAGTTTGCTCTGCCGCAGAAATGTCCTCCTGGGCATGGGCCATCCATATCACTGTACATTACTCTAATTTGTCTAACATCGCCAGTAGAACATATTATTGGTAAAACTCCAGTTGTTCTAGGCTCACATGGAGTTATGGGTACGCATATTTCATTTGAATAATTATATTGGTCTGTATAGAATCTGAAGCATGCTTCTGTTGAACCAGATGGCACAAATATTGTCTTGCTAACATTATTACAATGTGTTTTAACTGAAGAAAATACATTCATCCAGCCAGTGTATGCCCCATTTGTTCTATATTCAAAACTATCACTGCATGTTGGATTATAAGAAAATACTATATCAAATTTTCTCTCATTAGTTGTAAAACATTCTGCAGAAAGATTAACAGAAGATAATCTAATACCGGAAAGAGGTATATAGTTTTCTCCTGTAACTCCGCAATACTCAGAAGTCAATGCTGCTCCAAGCTGGTCTGGGCAACAATACCAATTATTTGGTATAACATTTGGTGGGAATCCTGGACATTCTGTAAATTCTGTTGTCGGAGATGGTGTTGGAGTTGTAGTTAATGTTCTTGTTACCGTAACGGTCGGAGTAGCTGCTGGTGTGCTAGTTGCTGTTGGAGTAATTGTTAATGTTTTAGTTACTGTTGGAGTTGGAGTAGTACTAGTTTTTGTTACTGTTACTGTTGGCGTTGGAGTTAGCGAAGTACGAGTTACTGTTGGCGTTGGAGTTGGAGTTGTTGAAGTCTTAGTTACAGTAGGAGTAACTGTTGATGTCGTAGTAATACTCGGAGTAATACTTATTGTTGGCGTTAAGCTACAAGTAACTGTTATAGTAGGAGTAATAGTAGGAGTGCTACTTGGAGTTAAACTAATACTTGGACTAATACTAACTGTTGGAGTTGGAGTTCTGCTGCTACTAATTGTTGGCGTAACCGTTTGACTAACACTAACCGTAGGCGTAACTGTTTGACTGACGCTAACTGTTGGAGTTGGAGTTCTACTGCTACTAATTGTAGGAGTCACCGTAGGACTAATAGTTTGACTCACAGTTAGGGTTGGAGTAACGCTGCGTGTAATACTTACTGTGGGACTTATGGTTATTGTAGGAGTAACAGTAGGAGTCAGAGTTTGGCTAATACTAGGTGTAGGTGTTGGAGCTTTAGTTTTAGTTGGAGTTGGCGATAAATAGGGATTTGGTGGAGGAGGTAATGATGAATCATATGCTCTTAATATTATACTATCAGTAATACTTTTATTAGACTCTCTATGTATAATCTTTAAATTAATAGATGAAGTCTTGTACGAATCAAGATTAGCTAATATGGCTAGTCTACCAAATCCATTATAGAATCCAAAAGATCCTGTCGCTGGTGTTATAATTATATTAGGATAACTAGTAAAAATATAGTCGTATAATTCACCAGAACATAATCCACTTATATCTACATATAGAGGTTGATCAAAACTAGAGCAAGAATAATCTATACTAATTTCTGCTCCAGGTCTATTAAAATAAGTAAAATTTACTGGATATGATGTATTAGTATTGTTTATATTGACATATGCATTACTAATGCAGTCTTTTGTGAGCGGTAGGCAGTCGGCGCATAGTGCTACAATCTGTGTTTTGTTTCCACTACAATTAGAGCCTATTAATTCAAATTCTATATTAGAATAAATATTATTTTTAACAAAAGACTCATTATAATAGTTATCTAAATTATATGCTAGATTTGACCAATTAGGATCTATATCTGGATCTGGAGAGAAAGTTATTGTACAGTCTAACTGTCCCGACCCGTATTTCACATCAAGGCCACTACATTCACATAGTCCTGTAGATATATAAAATTGTTGAGGATATATAATGCCAGAAGCTTTATCTATTCTATGGGGCCAGTTTGAGCCCTTGGAAGCAAACTTATATGAGTATGTCTGGTTTGGATCCAGCTTATCATAATTAATACTAAAATTTTGATAATATTCTTTATTGTTTAAATATATCTTTGAAGGCGCTGATACTACTGGACATTCTTTTGGCAATATTGATTGATCAGTAATATTAAAACAGTTATCACATGTAATAGTTATAGTATCTGATAAAACTTTGGTAGTATTTTTATAGATATCTAAATTTAATAATGTAAAAATATTATTTTGAAAATATTCATTATTAGTTTCTATCATAGCATATGGAATATTTCCAGTACACTTTGACATATCGTCACAAGATTCATATTCAAAAAAGGTTTTAATATTACTTGATACAAATCCTAGAGCATCTTTTGGATTATCCTGCTTTAGTATTCCAGATTTTTTAGATAGATTTGCGGGCCAATTAGAAAATAATGGATTAATAATATATGTATATTGCTCATTAAATAATAATCCAGTTAATGGAAGATCTATTAATAAAAGATTACCACTGGCATAATTCAATGTAAATCTATTATTATAAGATGATGTAAATTGTAAATTCCCTAAGCAATCTGCTTCAAACGAATTAGCTACTGGTGGTATGATTTCCAGAAATTCTTTTGCGCCATTATTTTTAGGTATTTTTAATGGTAAAAAATTGTTATTTATTAAAACAATATAATATGAATGGTTTGGAATCAAAACCTTTAATGTGCTATTGCTATCGGCCTCTCTGGCAGTATCATTATTATTTTTAAGCCTAGTCCAAAAAACTGGTATAGTTCCATCGTCTCTTTGAGTACCATAAATAGCTAATGTAGCATTAATGAAGTTGTTATAGTCTATATATAGACCATAATTAGAAATATCTGGTATTTCTATAAGAGGTAATGGCTCTTCACCATCATAAGTAAAAGCTAGTTTTATGGAGTTTATGATCATAATTGTATATATTGGCCATAATAGAAATCCAAAGTATTCCTATCTAAAAGTACACCATAGCTATTGCTAGTATGGACAATAATATATGTATCTTTAAATTAGCATGGAACAAGATTAACTGGAATTTCACCAGGCGGTAATCCTGAGCATCTACCTTGCTCCCAATATAAGTCGTTATATGGCCAAGAATTTTTAAGAGCAAAACATCCAGATAATGCAACACCTGGGTTGTTTGATAAACAAATAAATCCATGATAACTTGCCTCATTACCACTATCTGCAACATAATCTGAATAGTCTGTAAGCGAGACAAAGCGTAAATGGTCACACACCCAATCTCTTAAAGCTGCTGGCGTAGGTTCTGAATGAATTGGTACTATTTTTTGATCTAACCATGTAGTATCATGAAATTTATCATCAATAACAGGAACAGCGCCTCCTACAGCTGATGAAAAATAAAATTTATAATACGATGGACTTAAATGTGTAAAATCAGAATCAACTGGGCGTATTGTGCCATCACAATTTACGTCTATATCAATTGGTCTTCCATATCTTCCTTGATTATTAACATCTATTATATCTAATCCAGGAGGCAATACTGTAAACGTTGGGCATGCTGGACCTGGAGGACTAACGCAAGGAGATTGACCTGGTGATCTACAAGAATTTACCATTGTTACACTAATACTGCCAACATTATAAGGATAAGAACCTGATGGAAAAGTAACAGATGGATCGTAATAACAAACTCCAGAAGTAAGACCTAAAAGATATTGATCATTATCAGTATCACTAAATACTGGAAGAGTATATCCTTCAGAAATAGTATAGTCATTATAGAAAGATCGATATCTTAGAGGTATTTCTATAGATAGATCAAGTCCATAAGGACTTTCTAAATTATTATCTATATTAAATATTTGTTTTACAGTACCGTCATACTCAAATGTTGTTAGTGTCATTACTAAACCAAGCAGTCCACTGTAAGCAAATGGAGTATAGTTGCCACTAAAAGTAATTCCAGTAGGAATACCTGTAGCAGATGAAACGATCCAGTCATTTCCAGAAGAATAATCTAGCTCTAAATGTACTCCACTCCAATAATATGGAACTGAGTCTTCTGGTGCATGATTTATTGATTTATTGACATCAAAATCTAATAATATTTTACTACTTACATAATATGTTCCTGTTGCTGATGGTGGAGGATCTGGTAATTTATCATCATCATAAATACAGTAATTACCTTCTGGTAATTCTATACAACCTGTAGGCTCCCATGTCGTTAGCCCACAACCAATTAATACTGGAGTTGTTTCACTAGAACATGAGTACATTCCTGTGCCAGATGGTCCGTTTCCTATTGCATCTGCAAGCACAGAGAATGGAGTTGAGTTACTTCGTGTAGCATAAGTCCAATATCCGGCATCTGTTCCTCCTCCTTTATAATAAGCGGCTTTATACCATTGATTTTCTGTTGGTAGATAGTAATTTCCAGATACATTTTTAGCTGGTGCTGGACCTGTCGTTGTACCATTTAATGTATATGCTCCATTTTCAGTGCTGTTATTAGATGAACCAGATGGTCTGCCATTATGAAGCCAATTGCAGTATCTTGCAGCATCAAACCAGCTTACATAATTGACAGGTTTGTCGCACATATTTGTTTTACAAGAATATTGTCTAACTGTTTGATACAGATCGTCTGCTATCTGCACATATGTTTCAGTTTTATTTATTCCTCCTCTTAAATCTGTATTCATTGATTCGTTATATAGTCCATATGAATCGTTATCTTGAGCAACGCAATTTAAAAAATAAACGTATCCACAATTTGTTGTTAAGTGTTCACTAATCATAAAATCACTAGATACAGCACCATAGCCAGTATCGTCTGCAGTATTATTAGAATCTCCAACAGATACAAAGTTACTGTATCCAGATGGATTAGTGTTTGATGCTACTCTAAATCCTACTTCTGCTCCTTCATATAAAGCTTCTGGTAGCATTGGCCTGGTGGCTGCTTGTAAGTCAATGTTAATACTTGCATAACTACCACCTCGCAATCCTTTGTAGATATTTTCAGTAGCGTCTAAGTCGTTCCACTCATATACTTGTCCATTTTGATCGTATGTATTATAAAAACTTGGTGGTCCATTACTACCTACAGTAGTAACATTTCCAGATGGACTTAATGATTCACTACCATTCCAGTTAGCATATTGATTAAAATTAACAGTATTACTAAATATTCCACTACAAGACTGATCATATAGTCTGAACTTTAAATAACGAGTTAATTCATTTGTATTTATAGATATTGTTTGTGCAGTAGACGATAGGGATGCCACTCCGCTCCATGAGCCAATAATGCCACTACCAGAGTCATATTGAGCAGCCTGAATGATGGTATTAGGGTAGATTTCAGGAGTATTAATTAGTAGGCTAGCACTAGAACCAGATACTCCTAAACAATCAATAGAACTAATAATCAGAGTCATGGATATATTTCCTTTTTATAATTTGATATTTTATACTTATAATAGAACAAATCCAATAATATGCAAATATTCTATAATTTATCACACTGTTGTTATACTAGGATCTTTATTATATTTTAAACAATAACTTAATGTATATTCGTGTCCTTTTATTAAAGCATTAAAATTAAATACATAATATAATTTACTATTATATAATTTAGTTTGAACAATGCAATTGGGGACGCATGAACAATCGCCATCTATTGGAATATGAATACTGCTATAATCATATTTTGATAATGTTTTATTAAATAACGATATCTCTAGTATGCTTTTACTAGCATTAGATGGAACGGATATCTCTATCATTGTTTTATACTGTCCAATTTCAGAAGTTTTAATTCCATATGCAACAAATTCAACAGTAGATGGATTTACATGATCAGAACAACTCATATATTATCTTTCTATTCTATCTTCTAGAGCTTCTAGGGTTTTGCCAAGTGTAGCTATTTGTACTTTAAGTTCATTCATTACATCTGAATTTCTTTGTAAAGCATTAGCAAATGCTGCTTGTGTTTCTTTATTCATTGCTAATCTTTCTAAAATAAATTGTTTATCTTGTAAGTAGGGAGAATCATTTTTAATCATTTCGACAATTTCTTCTCTAGATACAATTTTTCTACCTACTCCAACCCAAAAACCTAATAATGTAACAATAACTCCTAGACTAACAGTGGCTAAAGATTGCCAAAAATGTATAATGGTTTCTGACATAATACGACTCCAGATAAAAAAATAAGCCAGAAGTTGTCTTCTGGCTTATTATACACTAATTGCTAATGTAAATTATTAATGAATTAACCGCGCTTTGAATCATAAGAGAGTTTGACCGCATTACCAGCACCGAGCATATATGTGAGTCTACCTGTGCTTGAGCGACTTACATTTGCTGCTACGTCGATAACTGATGTGCCAGAAACAGACTTGTGCATAGCGTCTGTGGAGACTGTTGGACTTGTAGTAAATAGGCCACTATAGATATTCCAGTATCCAGCTCTTATTGCTGTGGCAATAGCTCTGGTGTCAACTGATTCTATTTTATTAACACTAACAACTAATTCTGGTCTAGCAGCACCACTTATTAGGAATGTTCTAGTAACTGTGGCTAATGAAGATGTTAATCTTTTAGCAACAGGTCTTTGGTTATTGTATGCAAAAGTTCCAGCATCTAAAGATTTATTTGTATCTGTGCCATCAACAACAACCGAACCAGTTGGAGTATTTAGGCCAGAAGCTACTGAACTTAATTGGCTTGTTGTTTTAATTCTACGAGCGACTCCACTATCATTTTTGGTGGAAGTGCCACTCCAAGCGTTACCTGTTACACTACTACCGCCCTGTTGTATGGTTGCCATTATTATTCTCCATATATTAAAAGGATGACATATATCTTATACCCCAAAAATTACCAAAAATCATTCTTTTGGTTTAAGCCTATTTAATTTTGAAAAATGGCTAAACTTGATAAATTAGAAAATCTAATACCATATAAGTTGTCCGTATTTTTAACCATATTGCAATGTTTACTTTGATAGACATTACCAGTACAAATGGTATTAATTTTACTTTTTGTCATTAAAAAATTACAAGCTATTAGGTTATCACTAATATCGTCTAACATCATACCAGAAGATGGAAAAATAGTTTTAACCCCAAAATCAACTAATATTTGACACACTTTAGCTAAAATTTCATGGCTATAAACTCTATATTCTAAAATATACCTTAACTGTACATTGTGCTCATTGCAAATTTCTAAATTAGTTTTGATATCATCTCTAAATTTATCATATTTTCTATTACTAATAATTTTTGTAGGTATCATTATATCTATATAATTAACATTTTGTTTGCATAATTGGGTTACTAAAAAGTTTCTGGTTTTAATATCACAATTACCACCAGGAAAATCTGCAATACATGATATGCTAATATTTTTATCTTTAATTATTGAAAGATTTTTTATTAAAGACAAACTATATGGAAGTATAGATATTGAATTAATTCCATATTTTGCAGCAGCTGTTATGTTGGCTTCTACTTCTGTTTCATTTAGAGAATAATCATGACACGCATATTCTATATATTTCATAATTTTTTAGCATATGCTTTGATTGATTCTATTGTTAGAAAATCTTTAGTTCCAAGTATACCATCGGCGAAACCATAATCCACAGCTTCAATTGCTGTTAGTATCCAATCGCATTTATTAGCCAACTGTGAAACAATGTGTTTTTTTGCCATCATTTTTTTCCAATTTTTTTCTTGTGCAATCTTACTATTCATACACCTATCGGTAAAAATATCTATCATCTTATCGCACTCTTCTTCATTCCATTGTATAGAACTTGCTGCTGCTTTACTGTGTTCTTCATTAATACTAAAAGAACCATAATGTATCAAAACATTTGTATTTGGCATTAATATTCTTAAATCCGCAGCTTGTAATAGAACACTGCTTGATGATTCGGCTTTTGCATAGGCAAGTATGATAACTTTTGATTTTGAAAACTTGATAGCGTCATACATTCCTAGACAGTCTTGCCATTCTCCGCCAGGAAGATGCATATGTATTAGTATCGGCTCAGAAGATAGTAGATTGAGATATCTAAGATTTTTTTCAAAAATTGAAGCGCATCTATAGTCTACTCCTGGCTCTTCTTCCATCTCACTCAAATAAGAATGTAAATAAATTTCTCTATTAGAAATATCGATATTATAATTATGTATTGTAACTATATCTTGATCAGATATTTCTTTAGCTTTTTTCATATTCATTTTCTTCTATATATGAGTATACAGATTCTTGTATATCTTGCATGACTTCAGAATCTTTAAACGCTTTTCCAACTCCTATTCTGAAACGATACCTTGTAAATATATCCAATGTTTCCACACCATCAATGTTCTCTATTACTGTACATACCCCTTTTGTAAGGTTGAAATTAGTATGTCCCAGCCAAAAGTTAAAAATTTTTACGCTTGAAGTATTTTCATTGACTGGAATTACTCCCATAGGAGTAGCTATAACTTTGATCTGTTTAGCAAAAAACTTTTTATTATCTGCTATATTTTTTTCAATATCATGATCTTCTTGAATATCGTCATTATAAAAATCGCCTAAACCATCATTCTCTTCAATATCAATATCGTCATCTTCTTCTCCAAATGGATCTCTCCATTTTTGCCAGATTATTAATTTTGGTGAATTAGCCATAAATTTTTCCTATTTGAGATATTATTATATTAATTCAATAATTATTTAATACAATCTTATGGCCTGAATACTTCTGATGGTCTTACTAGTGGCTGATGTTGATCGTATTTTTTTTGTCTTTTCTTAAGTTTATCCTTATATAAAACAGACCAAAAAATTAATATATTATCGATAAATAATATATGATTAGAGTCAGAAGTTTTTGACATTTGATAGCGTAACGATTTGAAAATGCTTTCATTAAGATTTCCAGAAGTTAATGAAACCAAAAGCCCTGCAAACTGCTCTGCCATATTTGCTATGTCTTCTGGAGTTTTACCTGATAAATCAGAGGGGATGCCGTATAATATATCTATCTCATCACTATCAAGTATATCAAATCCAATAGATCCAATGGTTTTAGACTTATCTTTTATTAAAGAAGTATTATAATGATCCTTTTTTAGTTTAAATAATATTAAGAATTTTTCTAATAGCTGGTGAATTATAAGCATGTGTGGGGGATACAAAATATCCTTCCTTTAGAGTAACATTATATGGTATTAAACAATAAGCTGGCAGAATAAGAGTTTCATTTTCGATAAATGGCTCTAATGAAATAAAATTGACATAGGAATAATCTATATCAAAATATTTAGAAAAAATATTGCATATCTGAGAATGAAAATCTAAATCAGTCCTTGCGTATGCGTAACATTGTTCGTATCTATCTGGATGATTAGATAAAATCTCTAATTTATCTATTCTATTATCAATTAGAATAGCATACAGTACTATCTGTGCTTTTATCATAATTCTTAATAGCTTGAATAGCTCTCTTAATATTTTGACGAATAGCTTCTCTTGAGACATTAAATTTTTTGCCAATCTGAGATAATGTCATATCGTCATAATAGTACATTATAAGTTGCTGTTTTTGTTTGTCAGATATGACGCCACTATTTAATGTTTTTAGCAGATCTGCTGAGATATTGTCGTTTGTTTCATTTTCTATCAGAATATCAAGTGGATTTTGCTCACTATTATTCATTGTAATACAATATCCATTGGATTTATCTTGATCGTCGAATGTATTATCTAGGCTATGAACCTTATATTGCTTATTACTATTTTTATATTTTTGAGTAACATATGTTTTAATTGCCCAAATAGCGCATTGATTTCTATATGAATATAGTGTTTTCTTGTTTCCTTCTTTTCCTGTTCTTTCTGGATCATATCTCCAATCGGCATACATCAATGCTGTTGCAACATCTGATATAGCCTCTTCATTGCTAAGCATTTCTTTATTTAAGCCATTATAAAATTTGGGGGCAAATTTATTGATGGTTTTTTTAGCTAAAGATATATATGTAGACATAGGCTCAAACTGTTTTTCCATTTTAAATCCTCTTTCTTTAATAGGTCCAAATATTAGTCTTACGGTCTTATGTTATCTTACTTATCTTTTTCTTTTTTTGTTAATTTTTTCCATTGTTTCGGATCTGGTCTATCTTTATCTCCAGGCTTTGCGGGCTTATAGTTTTTGCCCATTTTTTCTTTTTTCTTTCTTATATTATCCCAAAGTCCTAGTTTTGACACAGCATCAGAGTTATCGTCATCGTCGGACACAAACATTACAAAATCATGAATTGTACGCATGTAGTCCTCTGTGATGGCAATTTTACCCTGTAGCCAGCTCTCTGTCAAGTTTTCTTTAACTGAACTGTTATTTTCTTCGATAGCTTTTAAAATACCATTCGCATGTGTGGCTATGGCCCTAATAGAACCGATACTCATTTCATAAAAATCACTTTTATATTCCATCATTTCTTGTTCAATAGTTTCTTCTTCCATATCCTCTATATCTGTAAAATCTTGTCCTTTAGATTTGCGCATCTTTTTAAGAGCTTTTTTCAACGCATCAAGCTGCATTTTATTTGCAAACATTTCAGTTTGTAAGTCAATAACATCAATCTCATCATCATAGTCTCTTCGATTGTCGTCAATTTGCACATCTTCATTGTATGCTTTTGTGCTGTTTTTTATTCTATCATTAATATCATTTAATAAAGAATGAATACGTTCCATGTTACCACCCTCATTTCTTTCCATATAATTGTTGATTTAAGTATTTATACCAGTAATCTGCTAAGATGATGGATGCATTATTATCTGAACGATAATGTACACCTTGTGCGATGCGAGCCTCTGCTGTAATATTTGTAATTTTATCTAATTCGTCTTGTAAATTAGGATATTGACTAGCAACTATATTACAACTTAATCTTGTATAAAATGTATGACCAGAAGGATAAGATGGAGTGTGATGTGTGCTTGTTACAATAACATCGGGTTCCATATCATAAAATTTTCCTAATTGATATGGTCTGGCTCTATTGAACAAATTTTTTGTATTTAAAATAATTGGCTTCATGACTCCATACATTTCATTAAATATATCTTTAGCAAATGTTATATTTAATTTATTTAATAGCTCGTATAAAAAATAATTAGCATTAGCGTCTATCGCTCTAATAGTTTCGATCTGTTGTGTTGATCTTTTGGTGCTTTTATTATAAACCTCTATTAATTCATTATATGTTTGTTTACTACTGTTAATATTTGGAGGAGAAAGTACTGTTTTCCAATTGGCTGTAATAATGTCTGCAACTGGGTACTCTGTGATATGATCGCAGTAATGTATACTATCAATATCTATAGAGCTTTTATTATTTTTAATTTGTGATAAAATATTCATCAGGCTTTAAACCTGTATACTCAAGAAGTTATCGATACCCATTTGTTCAATAAGTTTTAAATATCCTTCATATAATTCAATACCATTTTCACTACCTTGTAGTAGTGGTATCATAATATTTGCAGTAATTTCATCCCCAATAGCTCTAGCAGCAACAATAGTTGCTCTTTCTGTTGCTGATGCTTCTCTAACACTATTTAGATTGTATTGAATCATGCCTAACATATCGTGCCTTTTCCAAACTGGGGGGCTTATGACTAATGGTTGATAATCAACATCAAAAAATTCTAATCTTTTTATATTAACAATAGCGTGTTGATGTTCTTCTTCTGCGTCTTTTCTAATTATATCAGCTAATTTTGTATATCCCCAACGCTCTAAATGCATAGCTTGTGCAGAAAGGCTCGTGGTCTGTTGCCAGTGAATATTTAATGATTGTTTTAGTAATTCAATGACAGTATCTGATGAATATCCTGGTACTTCTTGTGCTTGTATTTGATTGTCTAGATTCTCTTCTTGTGGTGTTTGTTGTTCTGATTGCTCAGTTGGTTGTATGACTATTTCTTGTGCTTTAATTAAGTCTTCTATTGATTGCATATTGTTTCCTTTTAAAATAATTAATTACCAGGCTTTACATGACCAGTAACGAGCTTTCCATTTTGGACCAGGATTATCGCAATTGTGTCTTGCTCTAAAACTTCTACGTCGCTCAGGAATATTCTTTTTGATTTTCATATTTGGATCGCCAAAATTAACCTTAACAACATTCCCTTTATCGTTTTTAACATAAACACTGAATTTTTTTGGACCATCTGAAGTTCTAAATGGTTTGTTTAGCTGTACTTTTCTACCTTGATATTCTGAAGCTTTTCCTTTAAATATTAATGATCTACCGTCTTTTTTCCAATTGCCCATTCTATTGTAGTAGTAGATTTCGTTTGTTTTTGGATCCTCAAACTCATATTTAGCTTGGATTTCAAACTCTTCCACTGTCTCACCAAAATCAACGTAGTCGGATTCGCTTGGAACCACAATATTTGCATCTGTTAATTCTTCAGTAAATCCTTCTTCATATTCTAAAATATAAGACAACGCTTCTAATGCATCGTCTAAAACTGAAGATTTTGTTGATTTTTTATCTCTTTTGGTTTGAGAAATGCATATAGCATATCTTTGGCCATTATCTTTATAATCTTTTACCATTGTATCATTGCCCATGCAACGAGCAATAAAGTCTTTGGTTTTTTCGCCTTGTTCTGGTTTTGGTATTGGCATAGAGTATCTCCTGTTCTTAGGATATATACCCCATAATTTGATTTGCAGAGTTTTTCCATGAAAATTTTTGAGCAGTCTCTAATCCGGCTAAATTAGTATCTATTCTATTTTTATATAAATGTTTCATATATTCTATGATTTGATCATTTTGAGATTGACCTATTTTTGCCCAATTTCCTTGTCCTTGAAATGCTTTACCATCATGTGCAGATTCTGTACTGTCTATATCTATCAGATATGAATTCTCTTTAGTGCAATATTCTGTATGTGCTGAAAAATTAGTTGCTATAACAGGTTTATTCATACTCATAGTTTCTAATAATTCCAGATTCCACCCTTCTGCTCGTGATGGGTACAGACCACAATCTGACTCTGCTATCAAATAGGCTATCTCTTGATGAGATTTAACACCAGAAAAAATTTTAACTTTAGGATGAGAATACTTTTTCTTCCATTCGGCAATTTCTTCAGCAGAAGAGTAACTATTGGTTGTTTCTGATGCAAGAATCCATAGTTCTACATCGTCTGTATCTGAAAAAGCTTGATTAAATAAATCAATAATAAAATCGTGTCCTTTTCTTTTTTCCCATTTTCCTATATTAAGAAATACATATTTACCATCATTTCTAAGTTTTTGAATCTTATTATGATTAAATATTCTGCTGTCTACTCCAAGAGGAACAACTTGGCACTCAACACCAGGAATATTATTTTTAATAACTCCTTTTGCCCATTCAGAAGTTGCAAATACCATATCGGGCACTGATAGGTGTTGTTTCTCTCTATTATTAAATGTATCTAATTCAAAAAATGGTAAAGCAAAATATTTTCCTCTACCAAATCTCATGGCCAAATCAAACTGATGCCAGATCTTGATGAACGGCGAATGTATGTCTGGCTCGCTCTTTGATTGAACTAGATTTTGCATCATATCATAATCTTCACGATTATCAACAGATATTCCACCTATGGGGAGATATGATATATTATTTGATTGAACTAATTCTCTTAGAATGTTCAACGATGCTACGCCATAGCCAGTACTATTTATTGGACAAGATATATTTATATTCATTTTTCATACAATCTATTATGAGTATTATTAACCTGTATAAACGTGGTTTTTTTACCGAAATCTTTTATTTTATTTGCTCCAATATATGTACAGGCACTTCGTATGCCGCCGTAAATATCTTGTAATATTTCTTCAGCTTTACCCTTATATGGAACTGTAACACATTTGCCTTCTGCTGTTCTGTATTTTGCTACTCCATTATGGTGTTTATCCATAGCATTTTTACTGCTCATCCCATAATATTGGAGTGACACTTTTCTTTTTTGACATTCAAATTGATGTTCTGGATTTAAAGGTTGCCAAAATCCCATACTTGTTAAGTATTCATATTTCCATTCTCCTTCACACTCATCAGTACCAGCAAACATACTGCCTAACATAACAAAATCAGCATTTGCCCCAAATGCCTTACAAACGTCTCCAACTACTTTACAACCACCATCTGAACAAATATGTCCACCAAGACCATGAGCAGCGTCAGAGCATTCCATCACAGCACTCAATTGAGGATATCCAACGCCAGTTTTTAAACGTGTGGTACATACACTACCAGAACCTATACCAACTTTGACTATATCAACTTCTCCATGAATAATGAGTTCTTCTGTCATTTCTGGAGTGACAACATTTCCGGCCATTAAAATTGATTCTGGAAATAGTTTACGTATTTTATGAGCTATTTTAACAAAATATTCAGTATAGCCATTTGCTACATCAAGACAAATATTTGGTGATTTTTTACCTTTAGTATACAGAGCTTCTGTTACATGAGTGAGCTTCTCTAAATCTTTTTCAGATGTTCCTACAGAGTAGAATGCTTTTTCTGTAATTGAATTTGGTTCATTAGTATAGAAATTAATTATATCTGTTGTGATATAGTGTTTATGTAAACAAACTATGGACCCTGCTTGGCATAATGTTTTGGCCATAGCAAGGGTTCCTACTGTATCCATATTAGCCACCATAATAGGAACAACAGATAATTTTCTTGGAGAATATTTAAATTTAAATTCTTTTTCAATACAAACTTCTGAACGACTATTTAGTGTTGATCTTTTTGGACGAATAAGAACATCATCAAAATCCAATTTTATTTCATTAATAATTTTTTGCATTAAATATCCTTTAAAAACTTATCTGTATCGTAGCATTTCCATTTTTTGAAACTTTCAAATCCTTGTTCGCTAACGCAAATTTTTGGACCTGTTACAAGACCCTTCCCCTTATAATGAGTTAATGCTGCAAAAATAGCGCATTTGTGATCGGTGCAGTCAATAACAAATTTTATCTGTCCAGATTTCACATAATATTTTGGCATAGGATATTTATATATTAAAGAAATACCATCTATTATGATGATTAATTTCTGTTTTGGAATTAATTTGATCCAAATACTCTTTAATATCATCCCATGAAGAAAATATCATTTCGTGAGGAATAGTACCAAATAACCAGTCTGGTGCTTTTTGTTTTCCTTGAACCATATGAATTATTATGGGTTTTTTTTGACGATTAGCCCAAAAAATTTCTTCATATGTTCCACAAGGATGAATATCTAAATCTAGATTAACTATCAAAAAATCACTGATATCGACTAATCTTAAATCAACAGAACGTATAACTTTCATTAACTGAGATAGACCTTCATACCTCTCTTGATTTTTTAATTTTACTTTTAATTCATGAGTGGCAGTATCTTCCATACCTATAACTGAAGGCTTTTTTATTGGATTGAATACTATAATTCCTAATGAATCTAAAAATGGAGTAATATTATCTCTCCATCCATTTCCTCTGTCAGCAACTCGATCCATAGCCCCGGCCAGATAAACCCTTTGATTAGCTAATCTTTTCATAATTATTTTCTATAATTAATATCAGACATTCCTTGACAATAACCAACCAGTACAGAAAAACATATAATGATAAATAAAAAACCACCAAGCATCTTATTGTCCTTTCGAGGTGAAATACAGATCTATCATACGTTATCGAATGGAAAGGTCAATTTTTTTTTGTAAAATGCTCGTCATGCAGAATTTAGCTTATCACACAATAATTGTATATCATTTGGTTCTATATGAGGATGTAGACCAACATAAAATCCATGATCGTGTAAGAATATGGAGTTTTTATATTCCGTATCATTATTAAAAAATGATCTATAGCACGTTTGACGCCCCAGAAAACCTGATATTATTGGTCTATATTCTATAGATAAGTTTCTACATATTTCTATAGCTTTATTTTTATTAGATCTGTCTAAAGATATAATTGGCAAACAAAATGGCACATCTTCTGCAAGAGAACGGTTAATATTTGGCAGATAGTACCTGTTTCTGTCTAGATTTGCATAATAGACACTATATAATTCAATTCTTTTTGTTTTATAATAGTTAGCTCTATTTAAATCTAATTGTCCTATGAATGCATTAATATCTGTATTTCTATAGTTATTTCCTAAACAATAAAAGTCAAAAAATGAATCAACGTCATTATTTTGATATTTAGTAGCATCTAAACCGTATGCTGTTAAACCTCTAGTCATTCCATGATTACGAAGCATCAAAAAATACTCATACTCGTCTACAGAATCAGTAAATATAAAACCTCCTTCTACTGATTGTATTTGATGTCCAAAATATGTAGACGTTGTACTTGTCACATATGAGGATAAGTTTTTTTGATCATATGACCCTAGTGTATTTTCACAATTATCAAACATTAATTTAACATTATATTTGTCTGTAATATTTTTTATATGTTCAATATTAGGAGAAAATCCTATTAAAGATGTTGGAAAAACACATGCTATGTCAGATGCATCTTGCTGTAGCATTTTTTCTAACTTTTCAATGTCTATACAAAAATCATCTAATGAAATATCAATAAATATCGGTTGAAAGCCTTCTCTAATCCATGGGGAACAAGATGTTTGCCAAGTTGTTGATGGTAATATAATTTTATTTCTATTTTTTTTTGTGGTATCTCTCAAATACTGAGCGAGCATTGTATTGGCCGTTGATCCACTAGAAACAAAAATTGCATATTTACACCCAATAAACTCTGAAAACTTTTGTTCAAAAATTTTTACTTGTATGTCTTGAGTCCATCTATTTTTTGTATCTTCAATAAAATTAGAAATAGATTTTCTATCATCAACAGTAAAATTATTAATATTTAGTGGCCAAAAATTATTCATTATTTTGTAATTTTTTCTTCTGTCAGTGGATTAGTAAAAAATTTATCTTGTAATGCTTTTTTTTTGTAAAATCTTTCCATATTAGCATTATCAATCTCAAGGGCTGTAATTTCTTTGCCTTCTCTAAGTTTATCTATAAGATTGAATGTGAATAAATTAATATCGTATAAGTCTTTATATTCTTTAGATATAATTATTTCTTTAAAGTTTTTGAGTTGATTTAACAAAAATTGCTTGCATTCATTATGTGTGTTTTCTTTTTGTTCAGAACAATATAGGTTCTTTTTTACTTCTAATATTGCGAGATAATCAAAAGCATATGCCTCATCTACCAATAAATTAATCATAATCTTTAACCTTTTTTAATAAATTAAGCGCGCATTGTTGCCATGTAAAATTATGTAAAATGTACTCTTTATGCGGTTCAACAAAATCAAGATATGTATTATAATTAGCAAAAGAATGTTCTAAGGCATTAAGAATATCTTTCTCGATCACTCTTTCGCAATAAATAGGACCACGAAATACTTGTAAGAATCCTTCTGGAAAACAGTTAATTCCAGAGTGATTCCATTCTCTTATTAGTTCTGGTGTTATTTGTTCTGTCTGTGTTTTAATTTTAATAGGTTGTGTCCATTCTGGTATAAATTCTTGTAATGCAGATCCTAGGGTGACTATGCATGGAGTGCCGCATAATACAGAGTCCATAGGGTTCATACCAAAAGATGTTGTATTATTAGTATATAAAAATATATGACTTTTATTATAAAGTTTTCTGAGTTCTTCTTGACTCAACATTGATCCAATATAAATAATTTTATCATAATTTAATGATTCTATATATGATTTAAAATTAGGATTATTTCCGTCTTTAATAATTAAATTAACATTTTTATCTTTTGAAAACTCTAAAAAAGCCGGAATGAGTTTTTCGTATCCACTTCGTTCATTGCTAGTATTTACCGTTAAATAGGTAAAAGTAGAAAATTTATCTTCTGAAACAGGTTTCCATAAATCCGGATCTGTTCCTAAATGCACAGTTTCAACTTTATTATATCCAGAATTGTTTAAGTTTTTTTTAGCAAAATTACTAATAGCTAGTACTAGTGGATTATAACTATTTAATTTATCAATAACAATTTGTGGAGCAAGACTGTATTCGCAAGCTAAATATGGAATATGTTTATGCCATCGTCGTTCGGTAGCATATACTTCTGGGTATATTACATAAGTATCATTGGAGTCTGGATCGCCCAATATATTTAAACTTTTAAATTGATCATTAAGTTTACGAGCTACCACAGTAAAAGAGCCAAATTCTTTTGGATCATTTAGACAATTATTATGTGCAAAAAATTTCATTTTAGATTAATTTTTTCTATGATTTCAGAATAATAAAGATTATCAGATAAAATATGCTCATAAATATTTTTGTCTACCAAATTACTATCAATATACCAATCTTCAAAACTTGAGCCTCTGAAAACTTGAACATCTTTGCAAACAATAGTTAAGCCAACAGATTGGAGAAATTTTCGTGATTCATCTTTCATAGAGCTTTTTGTAGAATAAAAATCATGTTCAAAAGTCATACATTTTATTTTTCTTTTTGTAAAGTCAAAAGTTTTTATTGAATCCAAAGCAATATCAAAATCTAAATCCATAGAAATATAATCTATAATATTAGGAGCTTGATTATTATCTAAGATTGAGGATAGGTTTTCATTTTTTAAGTCTGCTAATAAAACTGTATTTCTTCTTTGATTTCGACACATATTAACAAGATTTAAATTATAATCGATCAAAATACCAGACCAGCCTTTAGATTCAAGAAGTGCAGTATTATTGCCTGCAAATGGCTCATTACAACCAAGATCTAAGAAAAAACCATTATTGTTATAATTATTTATATAATAAGCAAAAATATCTTGGCCAGCTTGTGAGTTTGATTTTATCATAATATTTCTATTATTGGTAAAGGAAAAATAAATTTTATTCCTAATTCTCTAGTGCTTTTTTCTCTTTCTAAAATTTCTTCTTTAAAATGATATGGACCGACTAAATAATAGTCTGGTTTCATATTTAAACTTTCTTTTTCAGAGATTAATTTGATACCACTTATTGTTTTTGCTCCATGCTTCTCTGGACTTCTTTCAGAAGCATACTCAATCAAATCTGGTCCTATATTGCAATATCCAAGAATTGTATTAAGTTTTGTTGATGCTCCATATATATGGATAGTTTGATTTTTTGATTTAATATCTTTTATTAAATTTATTAAGGTGATTTTTTGTGCATATACTCTTGATCTAAAGTCTTGATAGGTAGATTCTTCATCCAAGCACATATCAAATTCATAGATTCTTAACTTAGCAAGATTTTTTTTATTGATATCAGAATCATATTTATAGTTTTCCTTTTTGCAGACAGTTACCATAACACTGCCGCCATTGGTAGATGTGGTTTCAGCATTTATAATTTTAAGTCCAACTTTTTCAAACATAAATTCAAGTGGAGCTAAATGATAATGAATTATATGCTCATTAACAATACTATCGTATGCTAAATTGCTTAACATAGAAGGCCAATATGCGACTTCAAAGACCCATATTCCATCATCTGTTAACATATTCCTGATGCATGTTGAGAAGTGTACTGGGTCTTCTATATCATAAAAACAGGCTATAGATGTTATAATATCAAATTTTTCATTTTCTATTACTGGTGTTGGAAATATATCATTAATAACCCTGATGTCTGGATCATTTTGTTTACCTGCTATATCAGATGGATCGACGCCGGTTTTCAAAAAAGAATCCGGATAATTACGTAACAATGTATTATCATTTGATGCTATATCTAAAATATTGCCAGATTTTAATTTTGTAATAGATAAACAATAATCAACTATTTTTTTAAGATGTTGCTTCATTGTATTGCTAATACCGGACTGATACCAATAATTTGTATATAGTATGCTGGGTGGAATGCTATGTTTTGTTTGTATTAGTCCACATGAATTTTCCATTTTAGAAGTATCGCATCTTACTACAAAATTTGGAGTTTTTCTTTTTGGAGGTTCAACAACACCATCCTTAATAAATGATCCCTGAAAATATTGATCTCCTAAATCTATAACTTCTGTTAAATGTGGATTGCCACAAATTCTACAAGTTTTTCTATGTTTAATATTCATTTTAATTTTTAAATAAATGTGTTTCTAATATAGTTTATTAATTTTGATATTTCTATTGTTTCACATCCATTGCTATATAATAAATTATATGTTTTAGTTCCTAATGGAGCAAATGCCATGTGGTTGGAGTGGTGGTTTGGCATCCAGGTAGTGATAAGATTAATTTGTGGTATTGATTGATATGCACCTATTGTCCACATAGAACCTGAATCTGTTCCTATAACACCGTTGCATCCAAGACTATAATAGATCTGTTCATCAAAAGACGCATCTGTTATTCTTTTAAATTTATTGTTTTGATTACTAACTATATTTGGTTCTTTGTCTGTTCCACACTGTAATATATTAAATCCTTCATTTAGCAAAAGCTCTGTAAATTTGAGCCACCAATTTAAATCAGGACTTCTTGATGTACCATGACCATAACCAGCAAAAGGCCAAATGCTGATAGTTTTATCTATAAAAACTTTTGGTATATCTCTATTTATATACAATAAAGGTAATATATTTTCAGTAAATTTTTCATTAAAGCCAGCCATCCTTGTTGTTTCTGCAATTATACTTCTGTGGTTATACCAATCAAATTGTTTTGGTGGTGGTGGCCTAACTGGTAAAACTAGATCGCACTGATTTAGAATCTCATAATCTGTGCTACCAAGTTCCTCATATTCATCAGTAATTTTTATTTGATTAATTAGTGGATGATTTTTTAATAATGGTATAATTTGTTGTGATTTTTGCGCAACGCTGAAGTAAACGTATGGCTCTAAGATAATATCGCAAAGTTTTTGTAATATAGGTAAAGAGACTATGATATCTCCAACCTGACTCATTCTAACGCCAAATATTTTCATAATTGATTTATTATCTCGCAAACATAGTCTATTTCTTGATTAGACATTCCTATATATATTGGTAGACTGATTTGTTGATTTTTACTTATTTCAGTATATTTAAATTTAGCGTGATCGAGATTTAATGATGAATATGGTAATTGGTCATATATTGGTATTGGATAGTGAAATCCGTAACCAATATTATTTTTATCAAATAAATCTAATAATTTTTGTTTATATTCTGTAAATATAGGATATAAATGATATACGCATTTATCATCTGAATTAATTTTTAAGACTTTAACTTTAGATGATTTTAGATTATTATCATATCTTTTTGCTATATTAATTCTTTCATCAGTCCATTCGTCAAGATATTTAAGTTTTATCGAAAGTACAGCAGCTTGTATTTCATTTAACCTATAGTTATATCCTATATTATTATGTTTATATCTAATTTGTTGTCCATGATTTTTAAGTTGCATTATAGTTTCATAATAATATTTATTATTTGTTACTATTGCTCCTCCTTCACCAAAAGTTCCTAAATTTTTTGATGGATAAAAGCTGAAGCATGTCAACTCAGCGTAGTCGCATATGGGATTATTCTTGTGATATGCTCCGTGGGCCTGACACGCATCATGAACAAAACCCTTATTGTAAGTATCTGATATATCTTTTATTGCTGATAAATTACATGGATTTCCATATAAACTAACTGGTAATATATTTCCATAATAATTTTGTAAAGAGTATAGGTCTGCGATATTAATATTAAAATTTTCATCAACATCAACAAAAAACGGATTAAAACCAGAATACTCTAAACTTTCAGATGTGGCAAAAAATGAGTTTGGTGGAGTTGCTGCATTTTTTATAGATGATCTGAAACTAACTTTTGTAGCTAAATGAAGAGCACTTGTGCCATTATTAACAGCAATACAGTATTTTGCACCACAAAACTCTGCAAATTCTTCTTCAAATTTTTTAACAAAGTTACCATCTACAAAACTACTATCGTCGATAATTTTGGATACTGCTTCTAAAACATCCTTTTTAATTAGGCTGTTTATATTATATAAATTAAAAAAAGGAACTTTCATATATTTTTAATATATTTAGCAGGATTGCCCGCCCATATTTGATTATCCGGAATATTTTTGGTTACTACGCTACCAGCGCCGATGACACTGTTATATCCTATTGTAATCCCACAGAGTATGGTTGCATTACTTCCTATTGAGGCTCCTTTTTTAATCAACACTGGCTCTAATGTCCATTCATTTTCTTTCTTAAGAGAACCATCTATATTTGTGGCCCTTGGTAGTCTATCATTACAAAAAATAACGCCATGACCAATAAAAACATTATCTTCTATTGTAACTCCCTCACAAATAAATGAATGAGATTGTATTTTGCAATTTTTACCTATCATTACATTTTTCTGTATTTCAACAAATGGACCAACTCTACAATTATCAGAAATTATACATCCGTATATATTTGTAATAGGATGTATGACTGTATTTTGGCCAAGTCTTACATTATTCATATTGGTATAACTGCGCTATTATTTAATATTGATTTATTTGCTGCTTCGATCATTTTAACAACTTCTAAGCCAAATTCACCATCTGAAACAGAGCGCTTGTTTTTCTCTATAGACTTAATGAATTCTATACACTCATAATTGATTGGTTCCTTTTCATCTAATCTTGGAATATTGATATCTCCTTTTCTATATGTGAAGACATCATTATTAAATTCTACGCCAGAATCATAAATTTTTATTTTATCTAATGAGCAATCATCATATAATACTGTTTTATCTTGACCACCAATTATCATGTTTCTGACCTTTATTGGTGATAGCCAATTAACATTAATTGTAGCCATAAAATTAGAATTATATAAAATAGAAATACTGGCGCAGTCTATGTGTTGGCACTCTGTGTGTTTTTTACCAACAGCAGATATTGCTATCGGCTTTTCATTATATAGATATTTAATAATGCTAAAATCATGAGGAGCTAGATCCCAGATCACATTATGATGACGTTGAAATAACCCTAAATTAATTCTAGTTGATATAATATAATTTAAATCGCCATAATTATTATTATTTATATCTTCTTTTATCTTATTTATTGGTGGAGAAAACAAGAAGGTGTGGGCAACCATTAATGTAAGATTATTTTTATATGATAAATCAATTAATTCTTTGCATTTATCTGAAGAGTCGGCCATAGGCTTTTGTATCAGGACATGTTTATTGTTTTCTAATAAATATTTAGCTATACTATAATGTGTTTCTATTGGTGTTGCAATAATAAATGCGTCGGCATGATTTAATGCATCATTAATATTATTTAATAATATAGTTTTTGGATATGATAATTTAGATAGTTTACTATGGTCGCTATCTACTATTACGGTAAAATCAACATTAAGCTTATGTAGATTTTTTGCTATATTTGGACCCCAGTATCCATAACCTATTAAGCCAATTCTCATAATTTATTATATTATAGTAAAAAAGATTTAAATTTATTTTGATTGTTTTGTACGTATTTAGGCAATTTTTCTATTGGTATTTGATCTAGTATCAAATCTTGTTTATCTAGATTATCACAAAAAATAAAACTGCCTTGATCTTTTGCTCGTTCTTTAAATACATTACTAAATTTTTCTCTAGCAGGTATATCATTTTTATTAAATGGTTCAATACATGAAAAATATTTATCAAATACTACTTGTTCACCACCCTGATAACCTAGATGCCATCCTGTGTCGCATGGTATAAGATGGTGTGGGAGTCTGTCTCTCAACTTAATAAGGGTGTGCATATCGCACTGTATGTCTTTTGCTCTCATAGCCACAGTTCCGGGCCAAAGTTTATGTCTCATTACAAGATTAAGAAAATATACATTATATGTCATACCAAAACAAAGTATTTCTCCCATATTCGGCAATAATCTTTTTAAGCATTCTGCTCTAGGAACTTCATCAACATCAGATACTAAGATATAATCGTCAGCAGTTACAGATAATTGATTTAATCCTTTTGCTATACATTGTCTTTGAAAATTTTCAAATGCCCAAGGATTTTGAGAAATATCAATTTTTTCATCTACTTTTATATGTACTATTTTATCTAGAAACTGCGAAAACCGTGATTTATTTTCTTCAAAATAATAGGGTTTTGGCTGCAAGGATTGAGTATGTGCTGCTTCAACTAAAACAAATTTATCTACAGTATCATACAATTCATTTAGTCTAATTTCTAATATATCAAGCTCTTTCCAGAATGTAAAAGTATCTATAATCATAGAGTTATTATTTCTAAGGTTTTTATAGAATCACTGAATAATGCCATTTGATGATTATGATTATCTAATTTATATAAAATATGATTTGGATATGCTTGTGCTACCAAAATACCTTTTTGATTAAAATCGTCACAAAATACATAACTATTAACTAGATCACATAATTTCATTTGTTCTAACATCTCGTATGGGCTATCAGATCCATCTAAGTATATTAGATCGTATTTATTATTTACTTTCAAAATTTCTGTACCATCTGCTACAACACTAGAAAATTGGATATCTATATTCTCTAATAAAGCATTTACTCTATCTATGGCAGACTGATCTATATCGTAACTAGTTAGCGATCCACCATATTCTAATATATAGTCAGCCCAAAATAATGAACTCCACCCATCTCCAAATCTAGCTTGTAAATTGAGATCTCTAGCGCATCCTATTTCTAATATATTAATTGGTTTATTATTAAATCTACTTAGTACATCCAAAAATATAGGATCTCTAGATTTTTGAGTATTCAGTGTTTCTTTCCAATATTTAAAATAATTATTCATATTTTCTCCTAACTATATACTGATCTATACTATCTGGTATTTCAGGAAATAGTGAGTAAGCCTGATTACTATTTATATTGTAAACTATTTTAGATATAATGTCAATATCTATATGCATTGGCAGTACATACTGTTTATAAATGAGCCATCTGACAAGATGAGAGTATGCAACATTTCCATATGATGAACAATATTTTGAAAAAACAAAAGTAGGTTTTCCAAAATGATAAGGTATGTATCTAATACCACTATCTATGCCAAAAAAGCATGAACAATGTGATGCTATTGAAAAAATTTCATCAATACTGGATGCTGTGTTAATAATAATATTATTGTTATCAAACAGTTCTTGATAATAATCTTTATATTGTTCTTCAATAACAACAACTACTTTAAGGACTTGCGATAATTGTTTTAATAAATTAATAGAATATTGTTTATCTAAATTATAGGGAGAATTAGGTCTAGAATATAAATGCGTCATTACATAAGAAGATTCATATATTTTATTATATTTTTGTTGTGGTTTAGGAAAAAAATAATAGTATCTGAACCAATCATAGTCATGATCTAGCCACTTCAAACTATCTATGTGTAAATCATAAAATTTATCACATTCATTTATCATTATTTGCTTAGTTTCGTCAGTATGATTATCAATACTAGCTGGATAATTTTCTGGACCAAATTGTGATGTTATAGTAAATTCTTTATTTTTTCTACTTTTAATAACTTCTCCACCTCTATTATAAAAAGACGGAAATGTATTTAGCAAAAGGTCTAGGCTTCTTGGATTGTTCTCTGTGTCCGAAAATATCTTTATCTGTGCTTCTGGATATTTGTCAAGAATGGCTGGAACAAATCTATTTGCTAGTAGGTGATCTCCTAAACCACCCTCCATTCTAATATTAATTTTCATATTTTATTTCTAATAAATCTAACGCTGAGTGATATACTAAAATAGGATCTATGTTATTGATGAGTCGATAAGGATCATTATGATTAAATGTTGGTTTTATCTTATCAAAACTAGGCTCTAGTAATCTAACTTTATTTTGGTCTGAAAAGTATGGCCCACATGTAGAAGCATAATATGAATACAAAGCAACAATTTTTATATTATAGTACGACGCTAAATGTACTGGAAAGCTATCAAATCCTAAATGTAATGATGATTTTTTGATTAAGGTTGCTAAGGAATTAAATGTAGTTTGTCCTAAATATTCATTATTAACATTATATTTAGTATCATTTTCTTCACCTATCTGTATTATCTCATAATCAAAAGATTTAGTATTCTTTAACAGGTCTAATATCGTGGTCCAGTGATCATATTGTTTACTATTTCCTTTTGGACTATATGGATGAAAAGTTATATATTTTGATGATGGAATATCTATAGGATCTTCATGTATAAAACATTTACTTATTTTAGCTCCTGACACTAGAGCATAGGTTTCTAAGATATGCATATATTATCCTTTAAGTCAAACATAATTTTAGTTTTTCCATTGTTTAAATAATTAATATATCTTTGAGTTAAAACAGTAGCCATAATACTAATATCAAAAAAACCTTTCCAGCTCGCTGTTCCTTCCATAATAACTTGATTTTCCATAATTGGCATAAATTCTATAACTCTATGAATTAGTGGATTCTTTTTTAGAATAGGAAAAAATTGTTTATTACATGCAAAATATATATGATAGTCTGGATATGCATTTTTAAGCGAATGTAAAAGACTTGTTGATAAAAATATATCTCCAGCGCTCTCTGGCACCGAAAATAATAGTTTAGGATTATTATCGTTTTCTAAGATACTCTTTAGAGTGTCAAACTGTAGATCAGTTTCTGATTTCTGGCTCATAATTTTCTATATGCTCTAGTATTGATGGTATATATGTATGATATCCAAAAGATTTAAGTTTATCTATATTTGCTAAAGTAAAGGTTTGATAATTATTTGTTAAGTTATTGGGTCTGTCTATGAAGGTTTTAGATCCAAATCCTAATTTACTAATCAACGCATCAGCAATATTCTCAAAAGATGCTGATTGACCAGAACCAACATTGAAGATTTCTGATTGATTAATATCATATTTAATAAAAAATTTAATAATATCAATTACATCATCAATATAGATAAAATCTCTAAAAATTTGATCAGATCCGTGGAATAGTTTTATTTCTTGATTCTCTTTAAGCTGTTGTAGGAATCTGAAAGTGGGACTGGGTTGCTTTTTATGCTTTTCACTATTGAATGAGCTAACATTAAAAAATCGTAGCCCAATGATTGGTCTGTCTTGGCAAAATGTTTTTATAATATTATCTATAGCAATTTTGGATTTTGAATATGCACTATCTCCATTTGTGGCATCGCCCTCAGAAACAGAAGATTCGCATTTACCATACACAGATGCAGACGATGCATAAATAATCTTGCAGGATGGTGGTGAGTTTGATATTAAATTAAGAGTAAAAGTTATATTTTGTTTTAATATATCTTGTAAATTTGATGAATTAGTTTCCGATATAGCTCCCAGATGAACAATAGTATCAAACATACTCAAGGTATATTTATCTATATCTTCGATATTTAAAAACTTATGATCAAAATTTGTGTTTGAAGTATCGCAAGTATAAATACTATTAGATGATCTAAGACTTCTAGTAAGACAAGAGCCTATGAATCCTGATGATCCGGTAATTAAAATATTATTTGCCATTTATAATAGCAGATGAAGATAGATTTGGAATTTTTGGGAAAAACATCACTTTGGCATGCTCGATACCGATGACCCTCTTGTTCTTATAGTCATCTCCAACCACAATGAGATCAACTGATAAGTTTTTAATATTGGATCTAAGATCATCTTCACTGTTGAATATTACTACTTTATCTATATATTTGATGCTTTCTAGTAAAATTTTCCTGCGAAATTGATTATTGATTGGTCTACTTTCGCCCTTTAGTTCTTTTACTCTAGCATCGCTGTCAATACCAACAATCAGTTGGTCTCCAAGAGATTTAGCATATTTAAATAGCTCTATATGTCCAACATGAAGAATATCAAAGCATCCATTAGTCCAAATGATTTTCATACTGTGACCACTCCAAATTTTGCTACCACTTTACATGCGCAAGCATTAGCATATTTGATAGATTCATTAATATCTTTAGTTTCTGAATATTTTATTACTAAACCAGCAAGAAATGTATCTCCGGCACCGCAAACATCTCTTAAGATAACCTTTTCTGTAGCGAAATCTTTTATTTCATTCTTAGAATAAAAAGTGGCGCCCTTTTCCCCTTTAGTTACAATTAAATTTGAATATTTAATAATTTTATCAATATATTGAGCATTTTGTTCAAATTCAGGAGAGTTAATCTTAATAAAATCAACATACTGTGCTAAATCTTTTAAAGATTTTTTAGTATCAATAAATATCAAACAGTCTTTTCTTTTTATGTGAGATATTTTTTTGATATCATCTATAGATAAAAAACCTTTATTATAATCTGATATTACTATATAATCGTAGTCTATTAGAGAGTTATAGTTTGTTAGATTAATTTTATCTGATTTATCATTTATATCTTCGCGAAAAATAATAGAATTGTATTTTTTATCAATGAAACGTCTTTTAATAATAGTAGATCTACAAGTTATTAGGTCAATTTTATGCTGATCATTGTCATTTAAAGCTTTGAGATTCTCATAAGTATTCCCGGCCATTCCAGAGTTAACGGTTTTGTAATTAGAATGACGAAAACACAAGGCCGCTGCTTCAGGACAAACCCTATCACACGTTCCATACACATATTCATCTATACATGATTCTCCAATGACAACTATATTACTCATTAGTAAAAAATCCTATATTAATTGATTTGTCATCAATCCATAAATCGTATGATGGTTTATTAAACTTAATTTCATGATATAAACATCCCCATTTGGCGAGTTGATCCACAGTAAAAGATGACCAATCTATACCGCTGTTTGAACCTCTAGCAGTCCAGTACGTGATGTAATTTCCTTGTTGATATAATCTATTAATTTTATCAATGTGTGAATTTATTGGTTTACTATTTTTATAATCTGATTCTATTGTTTCACAGATAGTGTTGTCTATATCAACTATATATTTCATGAGCTAACTATGATTCTATATGAATCATTATCATCATGATACGTAGAAACTTCTATAAAATCACAGGGATATGATAGACTAGTATAAAATCTATGAGCAATATTTCTTTCTATTGTAAAACTATCTCCTTTTTCGAGTAGAATAGTTTTTATACCACTCATATTTATCCATGACTGTTCATCAAGATGTGTTGAATATTCTAATATCAATTCACCGTTAATAATATAGAATGTTTCTTTTTTGTTTTTATGATAATGAACAGAGCATTTACGATTTGGTATTACATGTAAATGTTTACCACAATATTCTGAATTATTCTCTATCCAGATTTCATATCCCCACAGTTTATTGACAATAGTATTCATGTTTTTGGCCTTGGATTGTAGTGATATGCTGTTACGAAATATTTTGACCAAACATCTTCTATAAGTTGCTCTATAAAGTTCCAATTACCACCAGCAAGGCCACTACCAAACTTGGGACAATGTATTTCCACTTTTTCTGAACCATTACCAAAACCTGTATGATTTTGAATATAGTTTGACATATTATTCATTGATTTTACAAGTGCTAGATAGTTTAGTGGTCTAGGGTTATTAAATCCTTTTACTCCATTTTGAGCTATCATATTAACAAAACATAATTTATGTCTATGTTTTGGATCTTCAAATACTTTTATAACTTGTGCATATCCTAAATTATTTTTTAAGAACGTTTTGCCTAACATATGATAATCTGCCTTAACGGATGGATATTTATCAGCCACCTGGGCTGCAAATCCGGCTCCAAATAAATCTATGTTATTGCACACATGAGGAATAAAAACCGTGCATCCATTATTGCCTCCAGTTACTCTTTCTCTAGCAATGTCAAAAATATCATTATTGCTATAATAAATAAATGGAGTTTTCTTTTTATTTGAAAATTTTGTATTCATATTTTTACCTTTTAATTTGTCCCCATTTACCTTCTGGACATTCCTGATCAGCCCATGCTAACTTATTCAAGAATTTGCTCTTTTTACTAATAGAGCATCCGCATATATTACATATAGAGTCTGAATGATTAAATTTATCACAATCCATACAAATAGAATATCTATCTAAAATCTCTGATTGTGTGGTCTTAGGAAATCCACTATAAACATGGAAAAATAAAGATTTAAGAAATGTCCTTAGTCTTATTAGAAATATCATCTTTTTGTCTCTCTTTAATGGCGATTATGTTGCTTTCTTTATCCATAGTAAATAAGTCTGTTTGATTAACTATACAATCGCCATCCATCCAATGGGAAAAGCCATTGAAAAGAGAAAGACACATTCTTTTTCCATTAGCTCTAAAATCAGATGACAATATATAATATTGCCCAGATTGTTCAAAGCAATCACCAGCACTTAATTCTTCAATATATTTCATTTTATGCTAGTGATTATAGTAACGATCCCAGTCTTCCCATTCTTCGTCCTGGAAACTTTCCTTAAGTTTTTTGACCTCTTTTTTAGCAATATTTTCTCTATTCAAAGAGTCATCTTCAAACTCCTTGATTTTTCTTTTATTGCTTTTTAACTTGATCTTTTTTCTTCTATCGTCTTTGCGTTCTGACGGTTCTTCTTTTTCTTTCATGTAACTTCCAATAACTCTCTAAATGTTACATGGTATTATAGAACGGCCAAATCTTTTGTCAACCACCTTCCAAAAATTTGTGGCCTTGACAGTACAAGGAAAAGTGATTATATATTATGCAGGCGCCGAGAGTTATATACTACTATCCATATCTATGAAAAATACTACTATAGTCACTGGCATATGGGATCTCAATAGGGGCGCTCTAGATGAAGGCTGGGCTAGGAAATTCCAGCACTATATAGATAATTTTACCACACTTCTGCAAAATCTTAATGATACTAATCTTATAGTATTTATAGATCCACAATATGAGGATTTGGTGTGGAAATATAGAAGTGAATCTAATACTAGAGTTTACCATCATAAAAAAGAAGATTTTGGTGGTGGATTTTTTCCATTTTTTGATAAAGTACAACAAATAAGAAATAATGACCAGTGGAAAAACTCTACTGGGTGGCTAAAGGATAGTACTCAAGCCAGAATGGAATTTTATAATCCTATGGTAATGAGTAAAATGTTCCTATTGCATAATGCAAAAGTATTTAATCCATTTAACACTGAATATATGTTTTGGTTAGATGGAGGAATAACAAATACTGTACATCCTGGATATTTTAGTCATGATAAAGTAATAGATAAAATAGAGTCAATTGTTAATAAATTTTTATTCATATGTTTTCCTTATGAGACAAATAGCGAAATACATGGATTTGATATAAATGGAATGAAAAAATATGCTAAATCTGATACTGTAAACAGAGTGGCACGTGGTGGATTTTTTGGTGGTCATATAGACTATATAACAAAGGCAAATGAACTTTATTATGGATTATTAAGAGATACCTTGGAAGATGGATATATGGGCACAGAAGAGAGTATTTTTACTCTTATGACTTACTTGGAACCAGATAGTTATATTTTTGAAATGATTAATAATGATGGACTAATTAGCACCTTTTTTGAAAAAGTAAAAAACCAAAAAATTGATTTTATAAAAGAATCAATATCGTCTAATCCTAGAAAACAACATAATAATAACGATGTTATATTATATCTTAATACATTTAATTCACCAGAACAACTAGAGATGGTTCTTGATAGTTTTGAAAAATATGATACTAATTTTTTAACCAAAACTAAAAAAGTACTTATAAATAACTCTACAGATGAATCAACATCTGAAAAATATGATAATATATGTAAAAAATACTCATTTTCTGAACAAATTAAACAAGGAAATATGGGTGTTTGTGGAGCAAGACAATTTTGTGCAGAACATTTTGATCGTCTTGGCTCTAAATATATGATGTTTTTTGAGGATGATATGTTATTAGACTTATCAGATACTAGATGCTCTTTTGGTTTTAATAAAAATATTAATAATTTATATAATACTTTATTAAGATTAATGACTATTGAACAATATGACTTTTTAAAATTTAGCTTTAGTGAATTTTACGGCCACAACGGCGAGCAGTGGAGTTGGCATAATCTACCATCAAATAAACGAGTAGAGTACTTTAAACAAACAAATAAAAGACCTAATACTAGATTTACCCATATTAAAACTATAAATGGTACTCCTTACGCCGAAGGCGAGATTTACTATTCTAATTGGCCTCATATTATAGATCAAGAAGGAAATCAAAAATTATTCTTAGATACTAAGTGGGATCATCCGTTTGAACAAACTTGGATGAGCCATATTTATACATTAACAGTTGAAAATAAAGTTAGACCAGGAATATTATTAGCCAGCCCTATAACCCATAATAGAGTACATTTTTATGATGGAAAACAACGAAGAGAAAATTAATACTATTTTTATTCAAATAGCATCTTACAGAGATCCTCAGCTATTGCCTACTTTAAAGGATATGATAGCTAAAGCTAAATATCCAGAAAATTTAAGAATAGGAATATCATGGCAACATGCAGAACAAGATTCTTGGGATATTTTAGATGAATACAAAAATGATCCAAGATTTAGAATATTAGACATTAATTATAAAGATAGTCAAGGAGTATGTTGGGCTAGAAATAAAGTTCAATCATTATATGATGGAGAAAAATATACTTTACAATTAGATAGTCATCATAGATTTGCACAAAATTGGGATGAAGAACTTATAAATATGCTCGTTGATTTGCAGAAAGATGGCCATCCAAAGCCGCTAATTACATCTTATATACCTAGTTTCGATCCTGAAAATGATCCTGGAGCAAGAGTTCAAGAGCCTTGGAAGATGAATTTTGATAGATTTATTCCAGAAGGTGCCGTTTTCTTCCTTCCTGCATCATTCGATAGCTGGGATGATAATACTAAACCATTACCAGGTAGATTTTATAGTGCTCATTTTGCTTTTAGTGTTGGAGAATTTTGCACAGAAGTACAGCATGATCCTAACTATTATTTTCATGGCGAAGAAATTAGTATAGCAGTAAGAGCCTTTACACATGGATATGACATATTCCATCCTCATAAAGTTGTTTGTTGGCACGAATATACTAGAAAAGGGCGAACCAAACAATGGGATGATGATCCAGTATGGGCTAAAAGAAATGATACTTGCCACTTAAGAAATCGCAAGCTATTTGAAATGGATGGTGAAAAAAGAGATATAGATTTTGGTCCATATGGATTTGGTACCGTTAGAAGCTTAAGAGATTATGAAAAATATTCTGGATTAAGCTTTGGAAAAAGAGCAATACAAAAAAGAGTTCAGGATCATAAAGCTCCACCAGATCCAGAAACTAGTCATTTAGATGATACTAATTTTGATAATCAATTAATGAAAATTTTTAAACATTGTATAGATGTTAGATATGATCAAGTGCCAGAACAAGATTATGATTTTTGGGTTGTAGCATTTCACGATGATCAAGATAATACCATATTTAGAAAAGATGCAGATCCTAATGAGATAGCAAATATGATGAATGATCCTGATGGATATTGTAAGGTATGGAGAGAATTTGAAACTGATATTAAACCTAAATACTGGGTTGTGTGGCCACATAGTAGAAGTAAAGATTGGTGTGAAAGAATAACAGGAACTTTATAAGTATGAATTTTGCAGTTTCAACGTTCTGTTATGGGGATAGATATTATAGTCAAGTTAATAGAATGATAGAATCCTTCTTAATTTTAGATGAAAAACCCAATGTCTTTGTTGTAACAGATAATCCTAATTCTATTTTAAAATATAATTTTGTATTCACAGATCATATAAATAGTTATAATCAAAAATATACAAAATATAATACAAATTATTACGATTTTGATTTTTCTGTTAAAAGATTTTCTTTAAAACTTGCTTTAGATAATGGATATACAAGAATTATCCTTTCCGATGCCGACTCAGTAGCAGATAGTTCTAGATTTAATCAAAATAATATTGATAAGTGTTTTTCTGAAAATACTATTTCTGGGCCAGTAAATTTTATTCTTGAAAAAGAAATGGCTAATAATAGTATGCTAGGACAAAGACTAAAGTATTACGAAAATCAATTTGGGGTTTCATTTGATAAAACCAATATGCTTGTTTCAGAGGACTGCGTTCAATATTTTGATATATCAAAAGAATCTTTTAATAAATTTTTAGACACATGGGAAGAATGCATAAAGATTAAATATACAAATAATCTACCAAATATACCCGCTGGAAATATAGACGAAATAACTTTTTCTGCACTGTATAATAATATTAAATTAAATAATAATTCAGAGCATGCTGTAAATATTTTAACTCAATATCATGATAAATGGTACTGTTAGTATGTATAGTGTTTTTTATACTAGAAAAGAAAATTCTCTATGGACACTACACGATTTATTTAATGAATTATCTTTATATTTACAAAACTCTTACAATGCAACAATAAACACACAATTTGGTGGACATGTTTATGTAGAATTATTTAATTATAATGTTGGTGATTGTGAAATAATAATATATAATGATGAAAATGATAGCTTAAAAATTATATCTTTTTCAGAGATAAAAACCGATGTTATTGATATTCTAAAAACTAGAAATAATCCTAATGATATATTAATAGTTTTACATAATTTGAGTTGGGGCAATCATCTAACTGATCTAGATAATTATAAGTTTAAATTAAAACCAACAACCTTTTATCCTTTTAGTCCAAAAATAAACTATCATTTTTTTTATAACACAAGAAAACTAAAAAAAGAAAATGATTTAATTGATAAAATGTTTCTAAGAACCACAACTGGTCGTGGGGATGAATATAAACTTAGTTCAATTGGATTAATAAATGAACTTTTTCCAGGATTACCATTTGAAGAATATTTAGAAAAAGCTATTTGCTATAAAGTAGGATTATCAATACCAACATCTACATATGAACTATGTCATAGAGATTTTGATTATATGTCTATAGGATTACCTTTAATGAGACTAGAATTAATAGGTAATTATTATCCAAAACTATTACCTAATTATCATTATATATCTATTAATAGAAATAGTTTATCAACAGATAACTATAGCGCTCTAGTAGGTGGGGATGCATATATTGAAGCATATAAAAATAAATTTTATGAAATTAAAAATAATATAGATTTTTTAAATTTTATTAGCAAAAATGCTTTCGATTATTATAATAAATACTGTAGTCCGCACAACAGACTAAAACACATACTTAATTTATTAGAAATTTAAAATGAATACTCATACCATATATAGCGAAAATTCTAGTGATCATTGGAAATATTTTAATACTAACAAACATAATGTGTTAGATCTTGGTTGTGGCAAATGGTATACAGAAGATGTTAATGAATTGAGTCCAATATATTTTGCTAACAATGCTAATCTTGTTGTTGGCATAGATGCTAATATCGGAGATATTGAATATTATAAAAATATAACACAAAATAATAATAAATATATATTTGAATATTTAGTACTAAATCATAGTACTCAATGTCTAAACTTAATTATAAAATACAATATTACAGCAATTAAATGTGATATTGAAGGACATGAAAATATTCTTCTAGATCTAAAAAAACAAGATCTAAATAATATTACAGAATTTGCATTAGAATACCATACAGAAGAACTAAAACAACAATTCATGAGCAAGATACCAGAATGGGGCTTTAATATCCATACTCATGGCAAATTCGCAACCGCACCAGATTATATGGGCGTATTATTTTGTAACAAATTATAATAGGATTTAATATGATTAATTTTGATAATTCAATTAATAAAAATATAGACTTATTAAATAATGATGGTTTGTCTATATTCAATGGACATAGCGCTCAACAACATCATAATGCATTCAAAACATTTTATGATTTTATAGAAAATATTAAACCATCTAGGATCATAGAAATAGGAACTGCTATGGGAGGCTTTAGCGCCTTTTTGGGTATTTGCAAGCAAGATTTGAATCAAAATATAGATATTATTACCTATGATATTGTATCATATCCATGGTATGATCAATTAATAAACTACGGAGTAGATTCAAAAGTTTCCAATATATTTAATGATCAATACTCTGAACTTGCGGATAATACCGTATCAGATTTTATTAGTTCTGAAGGACTTACTCTTGTTTTATGTGACGGCGGATGTAAAAAATGTGAATTTAATATATTATCTAAATATCTAAAAACTAATGATATTATCATGACACATGATTATGCTCCAAATGAAACATATTTCAAAGAAAACATGAATCAAAAAATATGGAACTGGCATGAAATACAAGATTTAGATATTATAGAATCTATAGAATCATATAATTTAATAGAACATGAATGGTATGATAAATTTGTAGATGTTGCCTGGGGATGTTTTAAGAAACAATAATTATGTTAAATAATCAGATTCCAGAATTATTATTAAGCAGACCTAATAATACTATAGATGCAAGTATTATATCTCGTGGTCAAATTAATGCTATATTATGTGTTTTAGATAGTATTTTAAAACAAAATATTATTGGTGATATTGTTGAATTTGGATGTTATGTTGGGGAATCTTCAAAATATTTAAGAATGATATTAGATCACTATTGTTCAGATAAAAAATTATATGTTTATGACTCTTTTGATGGTCTTCCAGAATTAAGCAAATATGAAGAAAATAGTGGATGGAAATCTGGAACCCTTAAAACCTCAATAGATATTTTAAAATCTAATTTTACTAATAATGGTTTAAAGTTACCAATAATAACTCAAGGATGGTTCAAAGATATTAAATCTGATCAATTACCAGAAAATATTAGTTTTGGATTTTTAGATGGGGATTTTTATGATAGTATATTTGATAGTTTGTCCTTAGTCTATCCAAAGCTATCTAAAGGTGGATGTATTATATTTCATGACTACGAAAGACAAGATCTTCCAGGTGTAAAAGCAGCAGTTGATGAATATCTTAAAAATATTGAAGATAATTATTTACTATTCAAAATATATGATCAATTAGGAGTGTTGGTCAAACTATAAGACAGGATGCATGATCCCGTATCCCTGATATCTCTTAATTCCCTTATAGCGACTATCAGCAAGATCTGTAACGGCAGTTTTAAAAACCTCTATATAGTCTTCGCATGTTTTTAAATGATAGCGTTTTTCGGACTTGTTGTAAGACAATAATAAACAGGCCAATCCCACAGCATACGGATTACTCATACTTGTGCCACTCATCATTGCATAATTATTTCCAGGAACGCAACCTACTATTTCATGTCCTGGTGCTAAAAAATCTAAAGAATCTCCACTACAAGTAAAACTAGTTCTATTTAATCTTTTGTCTATTGCTCCAATACTAATAGTATTATTATATTTTGCAGGATACATTATATCCACGTCCGGACCACTATTGCCAGCTGCACAAAATATAATACATCCTTTACTTGCGGCATAATTAATAGCATCTTCTATATATCTAGATGGCGCTGGTGATCCTAAACTCATTGTTATAAAATCCACTCCAGCATCAGCAGCATATTTTATTGCAGAGACAACATTTTGCATATTACCGCTACCATCATCGCCAAGAGCTTTTATTGGCATTATTTTAGCTCTATTAGCAACTCCAACTATTCCGCATCCATTATCTTCTGCTGCTATTGTACTGCTAACATGAGTACCATGACCAGCAACATCCATAGGGTCTTTGCCTGGATCAACAAAATTTTTACCAGATAATATATTATTTTTTATGTCTTCATGATTAAAATCAACGCCAGTATCTATAACTGCTACTTTTACATTTTCGCCTCTAGATTGTCTCCAAAATTTTGGTATATCAAATTCAGTAATCTCCCAGCCCATCATTGCTGGCATGGTTGTACTAAGACCATCTAAATCTTCTCTAATATATGGTAATAAGCCTATTTTATTTCTCATAATTTGTATTCTCTTCTATCCATGGTATATATGTACTAATTCTAGTATGACAACTCTCATCTCCATATGAAGAATCTGTTTTTTTATCAGCAGCCATAACACATGAGTTTATTCCGGCAAGTTGATCTTGAATAAATAATCCTCCACCACTATCTCCATGAGCGATTATAAATTCTAATGTTGTTTTAGTTTTATCAGATTGTCTTGATGCTGTGCATACTAAAAGTTCATCTTGTATATATTCTATTAAATTTAATCCAGCTCGTTTAGTACTATCGCTAATTTTAATATTATTATCAAATCTACCTGATATTCCATAACCACATATAGAAGCTATTTTATCTAGCTCATCTCTTTCACTATATAATTTAGGATACTCCAATATTTCTATGTCTTCATCAGATTCACATAATGCTATATCCGCTATTCCAAATTTTTCTTCTTGAAAATCTTTATGACATATAATATTTTTAATTTTTATTCGTTTATTTTTATGTATTATATAGCAATTTGATGCTTTCTTTACAACATGGGCTGCGGTTAATACATATCTTTTTTTTATAGCAACTGACGATGCTTGAAAAATTACTCCACCATATTCACCAGTTATCGGTATTACTGAACTGAATTTTTTACCATATTCTATATATTCAGAGTCTGATCTTACTGGATCAATAGTTCCTGATATACAAGAGCAAGATAGTAGAAATAGTATGATTAATGAATATATATAAGAATGAAAATTAATCATATCTATCTCCTTCGTGATATGCTACACAGCTACCTCAATCAATACGGTGATATTATTAGTGCTATTTGACCAATATTATATGTTCCAATATTTGATGTAAATGTTTCACCAGTATTTACTGAACCAGCATTATTTATATACTTATATGCTGCTCCTATTCGTAATATCTGGCAGTTTGGAGTAGTTCCAGAATCTTCATATGCACACATTGACTCTATTGTAGTTGGAGTATATCCTGCTGGAGCATTAATGTAATTAATAATATCACATGCAGAGCCACTGGTAACTGTATAGCTATAAATATTAGATATTGCTGCTATTGCCACTCTATTGCTTCCACCACTAGTTACTGTTGGCAAATTATTTATTTGAGTGTCTGAATTGGTAGCCGATGACTCAACATTATATATGCCATTACTACTTCTTAAAACTATCAATGAGACTCCTAGTCTACCGTTTGAACTTTGTTGGAATGTTATTGTGGATGATGCATCACCGCTTGTTGCTGTTTTTCTATATATAGATGTCCATTGATCTGTATTTACAGTACTTGGATTTTGAATTTCTGATACTAGTGAAAAACTTGCAGTATTAGTTAATGATGATCGTCTCATAACTATTGCTAATATTAAATCACCAGACTGAACAGTGGATGGTATAGTTACATTTACAGAATTTTCCGTCGAACAGGAGTATACAGCATCTGTATCGTCAATTCTTTGTATTGTTATTGGCTCTGATGTTGGTGTTGGAGTTATGCTAGTAGTTATTGTTGGCGTTATACTAGTAGTAATACTTGGTGTAACAGTAACAGTTGGAGTTATAGTAGAGGTTAAACTAATAGTTGGGGTCACTGTTTGAGTTGTAGTAGGCGTTATGCTTGGAGTAATACTGATAGTTGGTGTTACTGTTGGAGTTGTAGTAATTGTTACACTTGGAGTAATACTAATAGTAGGAGTAACTGTCGGTGTTGAGCTAACATTTATCGTTGGACTAATACTAATGGTTGGTGTTGTGCTAGGAGTTTGTGTTACAGTGGCTGTTATGCTTGGAGTAACACTAATAGTTGGTGTTGTTGTCGGAGTTTTTGTTAGAGTAACACTTGGAGTAACGCTTGTCGTTATGCTTGGTGTTATACTAATCGTTGGAGTTGTAGTAGGAGTAATGCTTATAGTTGGAGTAATAGTCCTTGTTGGATTAGGAGTTACGCTCTGAGTAGGGGTTTGAGTAGGAGTTGGAGTTGGAGTCGCTTCTAAATAACTTAATCCAGAGTAAAAATCTTTTATACTTCCAAATAATCCATATTGACCATATTGTACTTTAATTGTATCATCCAAATAAACATTTTTATCAAAATGCAATTCTCCAATATATACTGTTTCATTATTATTTATCCATCTTAATAAACTTATTCCAGGAATATCACTAGAATCTGATGTATAGTTTATTGCGGTGGCCACCTCGTTAAACTTAACGGGTATTCCTGTAGTGGGAGGAACAACGGCTACCACAATATTATTCAAATCTGCTGGCTGTAGAAATATATCTTTAACAATAATATCATAAGATTTATTTCCTAAATTAGCTACAGCATAATAATTTTCTATAGTATTGAATTGATTTACCATAGCTGTCCTGATTTGATCTATGGTTACCTTTTTTTCCGATAACTTAATAGGATCAACAATAACTCTAATTTTATTTGAGTTTCCTCGGCTTGGTAATAACTGATTATTTTTTTTGTTTAATCTTAAAGATGTATTATTTCTATTATTTGGTATTAGTTGTGCTAACGTGTACCCATCATGAGTATATGTCCAATTATTAGATATATCTAAATAGTAATACTCATTATCTATTGGTTGCTGAGTAATAATTTCACACGGTTTAGTATCAGCATCTGTCATCACAACTTCAATATATTCATTCTTTAAAATTTTATTTGTTTTAAGATCTCTTAATACCATTCTTACTAAAACTTTAGCAGATGTAGAGAATCTTGATTTAATTTCTAGTATTGTTATAGGGGTGAATATTTCTCTTCCACTAACAATATATCTATTTGGTCTTAATGTTGCTTCAGCACTACTTGGTACTATAGACTCTATATTAAAATCTATAAGATAATTTTCTGCTGGATCTATATTTGGAATTGAATATAAATCACCAGCAATATTAATGCTAAAAAAATCAGATAAATTTTGATAATATGATATAGTGGCTGTCGATGAAGCATTACTAGGATATGTTACATTTGTAATCGTATAATCGCCAGTAAATGAATTATCTATTGGATTAGTTAAGTTGATCCCAGATGCAATAGATCTGATATTTACAGATTCTCCAGAACTTAATGGCTTAGATAATTGTACAATTTGAGCTGTACTTATCCTATTTGATCTTGATATAGATACTATATCTGCAAGTTTTTCTTCTACAGGTCTTAGCTCTGTAAATTTCAATTCTATGCCGCAGGCAGATTGTAATATGCTATATTTTTCTGATTTTATAAACATCAATCAATCCTTTAGCATTTTTGGCAAGATATGGTAATAATTCTACTTGTTAACTCTTTATTATCTTGAATAACTGTAAACTTTAATATTGATATATTTTTATCGCCTAAAATAGCAATTGAGCATGGTATAATAGCTTCTTTATATTGTACTTCGCTTCCATCGGTTTGGGTAGATGAATATTCGCTATAAATTGGAGTATTAATATAAGTATCAACATTATTACCACTAATATCTGTTATTTCAAAATTATAAGAGTTTTGCTGTAATAAATCTGTAACTTTTACTTTTAATATATCTCCAGCACAGCAGAAATTCTCTACAGAATCAAATGATATAGATGGTAATTTAGCAAAACATACTTGTTGTCCTACAAATTCAATAACAGTACCACTAACTAATTTAGTATACATCTTTCCAGTTATAGAGTTAATAATTAGTTCGCCAACAGACAACTGACTTGGCGCCGGCGCATTTGTGGTTGTAATATCGTGTCTTAAAATTAATGGATTTGACATACTAAATTATATCTCCTTGTTATAAGCATGTTCCTGAACATTCTATCAATCCAAAATCATAAGGATTTGTTGCATTAGGCAATGAGGAGTCTGTGGCTCTTGGATCTACATCTGTACCTATACTTCTGTATAAAGCAGGATTACTTGCTATATTATTTGTATTATAAGCTATAACTTTGAAATATACATATCCAGTTACAGCTATATTTTGAAAAGTATAAGATAAATTAGAAGTCTGATCTGTTCCAATAAAACTAGCTCTACTAGTTGATGTTACTCCATCATCTATCCAATAGGATACTTCATAGTGATCTAGCGGAGAATTACCAGCAGATTCTGGAGCTATCCACTGCAATGTTGGATTTACACTTGGTCTTGGAGATCCATCGGATTGGCCATTAATTGATAATTGTCTTGGTACAGTTGGACTATTACTAATTGGTGTTATTGGCTGTGTTTCTGAAGATACTATGCCTTTACCAACAGTATTTATCGCATAAATTCTAAATATATAACTAACTCCATTAGTAAGAGACGTTATATTTTTAGTAGAATTTGTATCTAAAACTATATTACCACTATCATCTAAGTTATCAACCTCTATCCAATTAGTACCATTATCTGTAGAGTATTCTACAATATAATTAATAATAGATGAACCGCCATCATTTTCTGGTGGATCCCAATCTAATAGTACTGATTTATTTCTTGGTTCGGCAGTAATACCAGTAACCGGTCCTGGAATTTCTGGTTGTGGAGGAGGTATCAGTGATACGATTTGTCCTTTATTATTAATTGTTAATGGATAATTAACAGCATATACCTTCTGTGTTTGTGCAAGTTGAAAGTCTACTGGTAGTGGGCCAGCCCAAACTGGACCAAGTACAATATCTTCTGCTATTAATCCGCTAGTATATGTTGTACCATTAATAGTTAAATCTGCATATTTTGCTAGATCTAGCGATCCTGTTATAGCAACCCCAGTACCTTGACTAATTGTTAATCCATATAATTGCTCAAGAGCTGATGTTTCATCATTACTAGCTCCTGGCAATATAACTCCAGTCTTAATACCAGTTAAAGATGCTATTTTATATGGAGTATTAGTATTAACAGTTATTTTAGCTTTTAAGTCAGGATAAATACCAAGCGCTGTTGTATTATTTACAATAGTTGTTCTGATGACCCCGGACTCTATTGAGCCTTCAACGCTATTCTCAACATGAGCATGTACTCTAAATGCTGGATTTAATCCAGTAGGAATACCATTTTCATTTAATGAAAATAAGCTAGATTCATATCTAGTATATAGTGTCTTTCTATGACCATAAACTACAAAGTCTATGTCTTCAGCTGTTTTATTAAATGATGTGTAAACTTTTGGTCTAATACTGATAGTATTCGATGTACTTGGTTTAAATCTATATATACTTTCTTCATCATCTGCAGTTAAGCAAGTAAAGCCATTAGTTGCGGTTGGCTCTATAACCATATCTAGGTAGGCACCCTTTTGTACAGAGAATGCATAACCCAAATTTATTACTTCATTATTAGATTTTAATGTTAATACTGATCCAGCAATAAAGGCACTAGGAATAGGTGGACAAACTGTTAAAATTAAGTTCTCTTTATCTGGTCCAGGAATAAATAGATCTTTCTCTGTGTTATCGTCTAGGTCTTTGTCCGTTAAGCTAATATTAGCTACTTTAACATAGAATACATCTCTATTTTGATTTACTATTGCAATAGTTTCATTATATGCAAATTCATTTTGTATTTCTTCTAATGAAATACTACCAGTTCCTCCGTCGCTCTCATTTATATTAACAAACTGTATAGATTTATTACTAATAATTTTTACAGCACGTCTCTTATGTCTATTCCAATTTGCTCCTGGGGCTTTTAGAAAATCATTTTGTGCCCATACAGCTGGAGACTTTCCATTATGTGTTAATATACTACCAGAATAACTTTCCAATGCTGGTCCAATAATTATTCTATCTGTAAATAATACTGGAGAATTAACTCCGGTGTCTGCTGGAGATGTTATACTAACTATTTTGGATGTTACGCTTGATACATTGTCTGGTATTGTACCCACAGTGAACCAGCTTGAAGCTTTAAGATTTCCATTTTCGTCGTTATGAATAATTTCATTAGCATTTGTATTCTTGAGTGCTGGATAGTAAAGTCCTGTGACACTATTAATGCCTAAAAGACTGGAAGAAATTAATTTACTATTACCATCTAGTGATTTAAATATAAATCCACCATCTACTCCACTTACAGCACCACCCTCTATAGGATTTCCATTAGCATCAACAAACTCTAGTCCTTTATCTGCACTAATCTTTACGCCACCAGCAGCAGAGCCATCGCTATTAATTCCTGATGCAACAAAAATGTCCTTAGTAAATATTGTGCCAGTAGGAGAAATTTGTATTTTATTGAGAGTTATAGAATTTGCATTAACTAATGTTGTTATACCACTATTAGAAATCTGAGCGCCAGTAATTGATAATATGTTTTTATATGCTCCTCCAACAGCATTATTAGCTCCTGCCTGTAATTGATCGACATAAACATGTCCAAATACGCTTAAAGATGACAATAGTCCGCTAGCATATTCAAATGGTTGATCTCTTCTTATTGTTACTGATGGTACGGATTGTAGTTCCAACCTTCCCATTGGTTTGTAGTAAGCAGCTTTATGCCACTCATGTACTGATGGTAGCCAATAATTCTGATCTGGATTTTTATTAATTGCTAGAGCATTACTATATATCGAGTATGCTCCATTCTCTAAATCTATACCATCTCCACTAGGAATACCATTATTTAGCCAATTGATAAATCTTATAGCGCTTAGATAATTAACAAAAACTACAGGAGCATTATTCATGCCAGTTTTTGCATAATAGGAGTATGGCGCTGGCGATGTTCCACTACCGCTTCTTGCTATTCCTCCTACTTCGCTAGAGGACATTCTTGTATCATATAAACCATTAGGATACGAACCTGTGGCTGCTATATTCAAGAACTTAATATATTGATCATTAGTAATTTCATACTTACTTATATTATAAGAATGATTAACTACTCCTAAATTATTAACAGATATTGGTTCTGGAGTAGCTCTTAATGAAAATCTATTATCATATGATTCAGTATATAGTTCTGATGTATCGGCAGGATTTTCTGGATCGTCTACTCTAACAAAATTTAAAGTTAAAAAACTATTGATAGTATCATTACTATATCCTGCTTTTGAGCAGATTCTGAAGCCTATATCATCTAATCCAGATAGTCTTGGTGTTGGTATATATGATCTTAAACTATCTATAGATGATCTCCAAGATCCACCGCAAATATATTGCTCATTAGTTATGGATGATGTATGATTCTCGTCTTCTACCCATTCAAAAGCATTGCCGTTTTGGTCGAACGTGCCATAGTAACTTGGTTTGCCATTTGTTCCCACCATTGTTACTCTGCGAGACCATATTCCGGTATTTGCTGCTTCAGAAAAATTTGCACTATTATTACTATTGCTGTTACCAACTCCAGCACCATTAGATCCAACAAATGTTTCCATTGGAGGGATAGAGTTCATGCTACTATCTGTAAATTGTGTAGCATATTCAAAGTATGTTCCAGAATTTCTATTAACTAATGCTGCATTTGCTATAATATTTAATGCTGGATTATCTTCAGAACCATATACTGTAAAATTAATATCTTTCTTTAATGTATTAAATATAGTATCTGATCCTGGTCTTGTGCTAAGAATTATAGCTGTAGCATCAGATAATACTCCACTAGTATAAAGAGTATTAGTTAGCAGTCCACCCTTTGTTACTGAATAAAGTTTGAGTATAGATTGCTGTGTTAATAAAACTTCTTGGTCTAATAGAAATGCTGTAATTGATCCATTTGATTCTATAATTTCTGATATGTTTCTATAAATTAATCCAGTATATACATTATTAGAATTATAAATTTCAATAGCTATTTGATCACCAGCACTAAATTCTGAAGATGGAACACTACCTAATAATTGTAATTCTTTAGTAGCTTTACCAAAACATACCTCTCCTGAACGATAAGGATATCTTGACCAAATTACATCTTTTCCGCCGATCTTTTCTCCTAATTCATATGGCCAGAATGTCTCAACATTTAATGACGCGGCTACTGTACCATCTGACTGAGTTGATAATAACTTTTGTTTACCGTCAGACACCAATCCAGGAATTTGAAAACCTGTTGCTGGAACTATTCTTTTATTAGCATCAACACTCAACAGCACATTACTTTGATTAGCATATGGTATTCTTAACTCATTATTGGCAACTAATGCACCAACTACATTTACTGTGCTAGATAATGGATTTCCCGTGCCAGCTACTAAGGATAGATTTGCTCCTGATATAGAGACTGTTCCATTAGCAGAAATGTTGGTATTGCTTCCAGATAGTGCTATATAAGATGAGCTATTTTTAATTAATGTATTGTCTGGTGATGCAGAATATACGGTTGATGTGGTTGAATTATTATTTACTACTAAGTTTATCTGTCCTTTTGATGATGATACAGAATTACTGACTGCTTGTATTTGGGCGTATGTTTTGGGATTATTTGATGTATTCTTGCCTTTGAATGAAATTTGACCAACAGTAGATCCATCATTTGCACTGGTTGGTACGGACGATGGGTTCTGATACAGAGTTATGTCTGCTGGATGACAGGCTGTTTTATTTTCTAATCGAATACCTTCTTGACAAATTGTATTTATAATATGAAAGATAGTTGCTGGTTTTATAAGTCCATTTGACGAAACTCCAGACGGCATATTTATGCCTAATCTACCATCGCTACTGAAATACAAATTCTTTGGATAAGCTGCTGATGTTCCACTAGCATAAACTATAAAATCTGATGAGTCTTTTGTTTGATTAAAGACCGTAGCATAATTACCGGTTGGTGCAATAATGTGCTTGGCCTGAGACTCTGTTGATGAACCAAATAATAGTTTTTCGTTATTTCCAATATATAATTTACTACCAGCAAAATTAGTACTATTTTTATATTGTACTGATCTATCGTCTCCGGTAGGATCGCTTAATGTGCTAAATGTATTTTCTGATTGTATTGAAAAAGGTAGATATGTCTCATCTTTATCTTTGAGTTCTATCCAATTCTTACCAGTAGAAACTATAGTGCTAAATCTATCTTTTCCAGATAATACTAATTTAAAATTATTTCCATCATCTATACTTAATGATCCATCTCCTATTGTCTTAAATGATAATTCAACAGCCTCACAGTCATCTGCTTTAGGAAGTTGTGCAACTATATAGCCGCTTGAAACATTAACTATGTATACTGTTTTCTTTTTATCAACAATAAAATTAGAATCTTTAATACTAATATTATTAAAGGCTGTATTAAAATTAGCCGTATTCACAAATACGTAAAACTCTTTTTGGCCGTTGCCATTTACATCTATAGATTTGTTTCCATTAGATGAAGATATTACATGTCTATCAGTAACTATTATTTGAGATCCTACTGATGATATTGTAGCTGTTCCTATTTCATGACTTACGCTATTATCTTGACTTACTCTGATAAAATATGGAATTTTACTATTTATATGATCTTGATTAAGAGTAGCATATCCAGGTATGGATCCTAATATAACTAAATCCCCATTATTGTTTGGGATAAAATAAGTTCCGATATTATCAATTATATTCATAGTGATTCCTGGTTATGATTGAGGTAGATCAAATGGATTGATTAATTTATCTGATGGCATAGGTTTGTTAGCATTAACCAACTTGTTGAAACTATTCTTAATTTCATTCATAACAATATCTTGTATTTCTGGACTTAGCTTGTTAAGTACTGAATCTCCATTAATAATAACATTAACATCGTGACGTCCTGTTACTTTAATTTCTGATGGTATACCATTTAAACCGGCTAATGTATCAGCAATACTCTTTAATCTATTAGTTAATTCACCAATACTATTAAGAGTTTTACTATCAATTGATACACCGTTTGATGTTTGCTGTACATTTTGTGCATTATTTCTGGCTTGTAGTCCTTCTCTGAGTGATGTTCCAATTACTGATGACAATTGACCCATTAAACGCTGCATAAATGATCCAAAATCAAAATTATTTGATCTATCAACATTGCCACCTAATTGATAGTATCCAGGGTTAACAACTCCTCCTCTATTAAATTTCTTAACAATATCTCCATGGCTATATGATCCATTATTTATAGCTTTTAGTAGAGATAGATTATTTTGAGTAGCTTTTCTATTTATTACGAATTCGCCCGGAGTCAACATAGCAGGAACAGTATCCGTTCCTTTTGGTTGGAAATTGACCAGTTGACCATTAGCAGCATAAATTAAACCACCATATCTATGGGGCTTCGCTTCATGGTCATTATGATTATGTAATAGAGTGTCATGCACTGCTTGTTTGGCCCTATCTGTCGTATATTCTTTTATTACTTCTCTACTAAAATTTTTCTCGATTCCATGTGCAATAGCATCATCAATAGCTCCTCCAGCTGGAGATGGCATTGGTAAATTCATTGCATTTTTTGACATGCCAAGTTTTGCAATAGAACTATCTAATGCATTTTTTCCTACCTTTTGTATTCCATGCTGTATAGCATGGCCAAATGCGACACCGGAAAATAATTCGGTTCCCCATCCTATAAATTGTCCAGCAGCATAGTCATTAGGATATTTTTTTATATTTTCTTCTACTCTATTGTACATAGGAGTCCCCTCAAAAAGACTCCATAAAAATTTATTTATTTTTTGTCCTATTAATTCACCACCCAAGGCAAAACCTATTCCTACTGGCACTCCACCAATTCCACCAAGTGGTGCTGTTGCGGCGCCTCCAATAGTAAGTCCTAATGCTCCACCTAATACACTAAATATACCGGGTATAACTTTTGAGGCTAAGCCCATTATAGCAACTTCCAACTCATCCTGACTCTTTGGTATTGCCTCATCTAAAGCGCTTAGAGCCTCTGATCCAAAAATATATGCTTCATGTAACATATCTTGTAGCGTTTTATCTTTTCTATATAATTTTCCTTCACTATTAATTGTTTGATTACCACCACTCGTTGTTAATTGCATCCCGTTTGATATAAAACTCATACCACCATCAGCTAAATAATTTTTACCATTAATAGTTTGTAATAATGAAAGATTTTTCTGTGTAGCTTCTCTATTAACCACAAATTCACCAGGAGTAAGCATAGCTGGTATAGTATCTGTTCCTTGTGGCTTAAAATCAATCATCTTGCCATTACTAGCATATACCATTCCACCATTTGCAAATCTTCTGGTAGGTTCTATAGCCGCAGGCGACTTTTTCTTACCAAGATTTAGCCATGCTTGAACAATTGCTTTATCTTCTGGCGTTGAATACTTAGCAAAGTTACGTGGATCTAAGCGCAATACCTTACCATATCCCCAATCTTTATCTCTTATGATTCTAACATCTCCATCCATAGCAACATCATCTAATGATCCTATTAATCTCTCGTCTGGAGTTTCTCTTCCATCTCGATTTTGATCCCAAAGCTTGCCACCATACCATACTCTTTCAGCTTTAGGATTTAATGATAGAGTTTTTGGTGCAGGAATTTCATTTTGACGATATACTCTACCTGTTTCATCTCTACTAAGTATGATCGGTTTGGTACCACTAGTAGTTATAAGTCCTGGGGGCGTTTTTCCTGTTCCAAACATGCCTGGAGGGGTTCTTTCTGGTTTTACTGTTGACATTCTAGGTTTTGTACCACTAACTATAGGAGTAGTACCAGCTGCAGTTGGCATTCTTCCATCGCCAAATATACCTGGTCTATTAGGAGCAGTATTAGTTCTTGGTCTTTGTTCAAATCCTTGTCTTCCCAAAGATAATGTTCTTCCGCCATATGGATCATAACCATATTGTGCATATACTATTCCACCATTTTTAAATTTTTGAATGGGCGATCTATTTTTATCTATCCAATCATTAATTAGTGTCTTATCCTCTGCTGTGCTAAACTTAGATACTGTAGCAGGATCAACTCCTAGTATCTTGCCTTGTTTACTCATTATTTTTACGTATCTATCATTTCCAACACTATCTAAATTTCCTACAATAATTTCACTTGGATCTAGTTTACCATCTTTATTAAAATCCCATAATTTTTTACCACCAAACCATAATCTGCCATCTTTTGGATCAATTGTTTGAGTTTGAGCAGCCTTATTTGATTCAGCGCTTTGTGCTAACCATAATTTAATAAAGTTAATATCTTCTTTAGTTAATGATTCATTAGATAGAATTAAGCCTTCTTGTATTGATGGTTCTCCATTCCAAGTTTTGCGTGGATTTATTCTTACTTTATTATTTTTAACATCTCGTATTGATCCAATTGTTAATTCGCTAGCTATACCATCGTTATTATTATCCCATAATTTACCATTATACCATGTTCTTGATTTATTTAATACGTTTTCTATTATGTTAGTTTGGTTTTGTAGATCATTTTGACTTAATGAGAATGTTTGATCATCACCAAGAATCGATGGATTAGATGTTTTACCGGACACAATTAATTTTCCATTAAGGCCAATTTGTTGCACTATAGGATCAGATGGTTTTATAGACGAAGTAACTGTTCCAGATTTAGCTGCTGGTTGTGTTTTTTTCTTTGTCAATTCATTTTCAAATGCTTTAATAGCAGATAAATCTTCTGTATTCATGTACTCTTTTCTTAGGATCAATAGCTTTCCAGGAACATCACTTGTATTAATCATTACTCTCTGAGTGTCTAAAATCTTATTTATATTTCCAGTAATAATTTCACTTTCTTTACCATCATTATTAAGATCCCACCTTCTACCACCATACCATGTTCTGGTTTTATTTTCAAAAGCTGTTACAGACGCCTGTGTTTTTGCTGTATCTGCTGGTGTTAATGTTACTGTTGGTGATTGCGATGGTATCGAAGATCTTCCAGTAACTATTATTGATCCTACTGGTTTAATAGGTTCTGCCTGTGCAGATTCGCTTGGCTTTGGAGGACTTATAGGAGATTTGTTTGTTTGAACACTTATTGGTTTTCTGGCTTCTGGAGGTATATTAACAGATGCTTGTCCTCTTTTTGGTTGTTCTGGTGATGGTTCCTGCCTTTTGCGTCGTTCAGCATCTCTTGCATAGCCATCGCCGCGACTTGGTGGTTTTGGCGTTGGCGATCCAAATATCGGGTCTGGCTGGGCTGTTGTCCACGCGTCAACGCTGGCCTGCCTTTTGCGTCGTTCAGCATCTCTTGCATAGCCATCGCCGCAAAAGGCAGGCCAGCGTTGACGCGTGGACAAC